TGATGATGGTCGATTCCCAATGCCCAACCAGTTAGGATTGAGAAGATACCAAAGATAAAGTTTTCTACTACAGGAGTCCAAGCACGAATATCGTAGGCACTGATATCAATCAATCCCCATGCTCCAATTCCTGCAACAATCAAGTGAATGACTCCTTCTAAAGTGTTTAACCATGATAAGCTCTTCATTATGTATTTCCCTGTCTTAGTTTCAAGGAAAAAGTGTTTTAAATATTTTTTCATTTTATCACCTCATGTTTATTATACGATTATCTTTTGCTATTGTCAATAACATTTCCCTCAAATTTATACCATTTAAATAAATATTGTCTAAGAGTATAACAACGCTTATAACCCCATGTCTTAAACGGCTTNCTAACTCTTGTCTCTTTGATTTCTTGTAGCTTACTAGGTTTGAGCACTGTAAACTCTGGACTATCAGTTAGCCATCCATTAACCCATAATACACAAGCATCTTGTGCAAGATAGCTTAGTAACTGGTCTTTCTTAAATCTAAACTCATAGTCCATGCTGTTGTTATATTTGACTTCTATTGGCTTGCCATTGATTTTGAAATCAGCATTTGTATTAGCACTATCAACGACTGCACCACTATTATCTGTACCATTATCCTCGATAACAACTTCCAAACCATGTTTGATGCGTAGATGTTCTGCATACGCATCAATTATGATTCTCTCAATCTTATGTGATTCCTTTATATCTTTGGCAAACTCATCATCATTTCGCCAATCCTTCCGATAATCATTATGTAGCATTTAAAACACCTCAACGATTACGTTTACGAGATTTCTTTGCTTGTTTACGCTTTGACTTGTCTTTTGCTTTCTGTTTGTTATTCTTGAATTTAGGGACTCCATAACCACTATTCATCATCTTGCTCACAGCTTGAAGATGCTTCATAACTTCCTCTTCCGTCATTCCTTCTTCTTGTGCAACTTCTTTAACAATGTCTTGCAAATTCTTTTGTTTAATCTCTTTTTCTTCACCACTTTCCATTATCGTTTCAATATCTTGATGACATCCTTCTTTATACTGTGCTGTTCTACCTAAACCTGCAACTGCATCTGCAACTAATTTATCTAAGTTTTGCTTTTCCATAATAACACTCCTTAACGATTTTTTCTTTGAGATTTTTTAATCATCTTGCGTTTAGCTTTATCATTTGATTTTTGCTTATTGGTCTTAGGTGTTTCGAAAGACATATTTTTAAGCATATCAACATATGACATAAGCCCTCTCAACGCATTGTTATCCTTTGCATGTTTTACAATCATCTTAGGCGACTCTTCTTTTATTCCTGCTCCCCAGATTCTCATAGATAACACTCCTTTATGTTTTACTATACTACGATTCTATCATTATCTTTTACGCTTGTCAATGGGCAAAAAAGAAAGAAGAGAAAAAATTCTCTTCTTAAATTATTTACCGCTTTGACCTAGTTTAGTAGTTCCACGCTCTGATTCAATTTTTTGTAAATCGTTAAATGAAATTTCTTTAACGATTGGTTCAACTACTAGGTCGATAGTTCCTTGTGCAACTGCTTTTGAGTATGGGTAAAGAATTACATTCTCTTGATACTCAATCTTATCTACTTCACTAGTGATTAATACGTCTTTATGTAAAGGGGTAAGAGCTAGGAAAATCTCATCACGATATCCAGAGTCAATTACACCTGCTAAGACTGATACAGATGGTTTTGCTGTTGACCCACGCTCATGCTTAGTGTTTAAGTAATGAGTTGTAGGTAATGCAGATGCTACACCTGTAGGTACTAAAGTTGTTTTAAATGCAGGTAAGTAGATTTCAAATACATCTTCTCCATCAACTTCTCTAGGCTCTACGCAAGCGTAGAAGTCCCAACCTGCATCTTCTTTACGCTTAGAAGGGATAATTCCTTCTGGACGTACTTTTGCAAAGAATACTTCTGGATGCATAATAGTATTATACAGCTCTTGTACTTTACGATGTAACTCTGCTACATCCATAACTTCTAAACTACCAGATACTAACTTGCCTTTCTTAGCTTTCTCTGGATGTTCTTTGAAGAATTTATCCTTTGCTTTGTACTTCAACTTGTCAATATCCCACATTTTGACAGTCAACTCTTTATCTTCTACTTTCACTACTGCTTCTAATTTTGCCTTGTCAATAGACAGGATTTTGCCTTCTTTCTTCTCTGCAATAACCCATACTACTTCATCAACTTTGTAAAAACGCTTTGCTTTCTTTTCCATGTTTATAACCCCTTTGGTTTATGTATTTTGTAATATTATTATACTATTATTTTTTGTTTCTGTCAAACGTATGTATTACGAAATCTTGCCTGCTTGTTCAAGGATTTCTTTCAGCTTAGACATGCCAACACCACTATAAACTGTGATTGTCATTTCGTCAATTTCTTCTTTCGTCATTTTCTTTAAATCCTCTGCATCAACATCTTCACTTAATAGTAAGAATGTTGGAGCACTCATAATGCCTAGCTTCTGGGCAATTTGAGGATTCATATTCATATTGATTTTTTCATCCTTTTCAAGCACAACACCGAATGCATTCTTCAATGTTTCATCTGCCATCTTACAAGGTGTACAGTTAGATTTTTCTAATTTAAATAATTTTGCCATATAGTATCTCTCCTAATTTTTATTAGGCAGGAATTACCCTGCCTAATTATTATATCATTATAGTTTGCTTTTGTCAAACATTAATTTAATCTGTCGAAAATAAAATCATCATCAGTAATTGGTTTGACATTTACAGTCTTAATGTAACCATTTCCCTTTGTAGAGAAGAAATCGTGTGTCTTAGTAGACGTGTTAAGACCGTTTAAAACGATAGGATTAATACGTTTCTCTGGGAATGTATTCTCTAATCCTAAGTTCTGTAAAGCTTTGTTTGCATTGTAGTACAAGAAGTCTTTTACTTCATGGTCAAGGTTAATGTCTGCATATACATCTTCTGTATATTTAAACTCATTACCCATTAACAGATACATCAAGTTGTAAACTTCATTTCTAGCCTTTTCTTTTTCTTCTTCTGTGAATCGCTCAAAGATTTCTTGTGCTAGTTTTCCAACATAGACACCATGAATGCTCTCATCACGCAAGATAAGATTGATAATCTCACCAGATGCAACCATACGACCTTTACCGTCTTGTGCACCACCACCACCTGCTAGATACAGTGGGAAGAAGAAACCAGAATAGAATAAGAATGATTCAAGGAATACAGATGCAACCATTGCCATATACAGACTGTAATCATCTGTAATGTTATCGTAATAGCTTGTGATGATATTGGCTTTGAATTGCAAGTATGGATTCTCTTGCACCCACTCAAACACTTCATCAATCTCTAAACCATTTAACAGAGTTGTGAAGATTGTAGAATAAGATTTTGCATGAATCTCTTCCATAGTACCCATGAATGAAAGTACCGCTTTACGCTGATTACCTTTGATAAATTCAGCGATACGTGGCATACCGATATTACCTTGCTTAGTATCTAATAGAGTCAGACCGCCAAGCACTTTACGATATACTTCTTTCCATTCTGGTGAAAGAGACTTCCACACTTTTGCATCCTTTGTAGGTGTAAATTCTGTATCAATCCAAAACTGACTAATGTTTTGTTCCCAGAATTTCTGTGTGAAATCATCTTCTTCTTCATTCCAGTTCACCGCATCGTGCAAGACTTTTCTCGCACCATGCAGTTTTTCAATTTCTTTTATAAGTTTCTCGTTGCTATATTTCAATGTGTTAAAATCCATTATATCATATCCTCCTTAAATTGTACAGCTAATGCAGTCATCAGCGTTCAAGTTTCTAGTTCTTGTATAGTACAGGCTCTTTAAACCTTTCTTGTGAGCGTAGATATACAATCTAGCTAACTCATTTGTTGCAATGTCGCTGTTAACGAATAGCGTACAACTAATGCCTTGGTCGATATGACGTTGCCATGTAGCAATTACATCAACCATATCATACATATCCATATCGTAAGCTGTAGTGTAGTACCAGAATGTATCACGATTCAGATAAGGCATTGGATAGTGCGTAGTAGAATCTCCATATACACGTGTTTCTACATGCTCTGTGATTGGCATTAATCCACTTGTAGATGAATGTACATAACTGATATTTCCTGTAGGAGCAATCGCATTCAGATACGCATGGTATAATCCGTACTCTTGGATATCTTCGATTAATTGTTTCCAATCTTCGATAGAAGGAATCTCAATTCCTCTTAATACCTCTTTAACCTTTTCTGTCACAGGCTCATGGCTATTGTGGATGTATTGCTCTAATCCTTTACCTTTTGCATATGTACTCTTATCAAAGTGTTTAAATGTCGTCTTACGTTCTTTAGCAATCTGCATAGAGCGTTCTAAAGAATAGAATCGAATTAACGCACCTAAAACATTTGATAAGTCTATGGACTCTTCACTGCCATAAACTATTTCATTCTTAGCAAATAATCCATGTAGGTTCATTGCTCCTAGACCAATAGAATGCATGTCATCGTTTGCTTTCTTAACCGATGGCACTTCATCAATTGATGTATCATCTGCAACTGCTGTTAAAGCATCAATCGCTAGATGGATAGCTTCTTTAGCCATTCCGTTCTCAACTAGTTTCACAAGATTCAATGACCCTAGATTACAAGAGATATCATATCCAAATGTGTCTTCACCTTGATATCCTTGGATGTCAGAAGGCGTTTGAGCTTGGAAGATTTCTGTACAAAGATTTGACATCTTGATACTAGATAAATCTCCTAAGTGATGTAAGCGGTTTGCATTATCACGATACATGAAGTATGGGTAACCAGATGCCAATTGAGTTTTAGCAATTGTAGTTAGCATATCACGTGCATCTAGCTTACGCTTTTTAACATCTCTATCATTTACTAGCTTATCGTACCACTCATTCATGTCTAATTCATCTAAATGCACTCCATATTTTTTGAATACTGAATATGGTTTAAAGACGAAGAATGGCTCATTTTTCTCTGCCAATTCGAAGAATTTGTCTGGGGCAATTACACCGATAGACAACGTTTTTAAACGCTTCTTCTCATCAACGTTGATTTGTTTTGTATCTAAGAAGTCTTCGATATCGTCATGGAAGATGTTTAAATACGCAACACCACTACCATTACGCTGTCCTAATTGGTTGAAGTGAGAGAAAGTATCTTCTAATAGTTTCGCAACACCAACAACACCAGAGGAAGCATTTTCCACACCTTTAATTGCTTCGCCACTTGCACGTAGTTTAGATAGGTTAAGACCAACTCCACCACCAAATCGTGATAGCTGTGCAGATGATTGTACAATGTACATGATACCTTCTGTAGTATCTGGGCAATCTAGTAAGAAACATGAAACCATTCGTCCACTACGTTTACGTCCTGCATTTAGGAAAGTAGGTGTAGCAGGTTGATAGTTTTGATTGATTAAGTTTCTTACATGTGCTTTCGCTTTTTCATAATCGCCTTGTGCAAGATATAGAGCATTAACTGCTACTCGGTCTTCGTATCGCTCTAAATACTTCTTACCATCATTTGTCTTTAACGCATAGTTATTGTAAAACTTGAATGCAGACATAAACGATGGGAATCTAAATTTCTTGCCATAGGCTATGTTAAATACTGTCTTCACTTGCTGATATGTATATTGATTGATAACTTTCTCATCGTAATATTCGTTCTCAATCAAGTAGTCTAGCTTCTCACGTAGATTGTGGAAGAAGACTGTTTCTTCGTTTACGTGACTAATAAAGTAATCACGCACCGCTTCTTTATCTTTTTCAATTTGATAGAATCCGTCTACCAGATTCTTTACCTCATTATTTAGCTCAATGTACTTCGCCAAAAAAAATCACCTTACCCTTAATTTAATGTATCTTCTTGCTGTACAATCCAGTCACCTTCGGCAACGTTTCGTAAAACTGCTTCCTCTAAGTAATATGTGAAAGTTTCATCAACATCTATGCCGAAATCCTCTTCACTATTCCACTTCTCATCCCACTCAACCTTGTACATCCCATCTTCAACTTTCGTTGCAGTGAAAATCACCTTATCGTCATTATCAAAACAATAGTTTCTTGGGTGTAACTTAAATTCAAATTTTTCCATTATCCTTCAATCTCCTTCACTCGTTTAATAAATTCTTCAACATCACTCTTAGTACCATCATTCTCAAATTTGAGTAAAAGAGGTACGTTAAACTGTTTAGAAATCTTAACTCCTGCTTCTGCAAACATTGGTATCCAGTTGCGATTACCGCTAGATGCGACAGCTTTCATATTGAGGAAGTTACCTCTTCTAAGGAATTTAGCTGTAGAGTCTGGGATATTACCCATGCCTGTTGTATATGTAACAAGTACAAAAGGCTCTTTTACTATTAATCCTTCTTCGATTTTGACAGCTTCTAAACCCACTTTATTGATGAATCTCTCAACGTTGCCTGTGAAGCTGTCATAGACTAGAATCATTGAATCACCCCTTTCAAGAATTAATTCGAGAGACACAACATCTTGTATCTCTCGGAATGACATACTACTAATTATATCATTATAATTAGCTCTTGTCAAGTAACGTGCTATGTTTCATTTTAGTTTCAAGGAGGTCTGCTACTGCATCAAGCTCTTTATCAATTAGTTCAGAGATTGCATTAAACAGCTCTTCACCAGTCATCTTTTCGAATCGTGGCACTCGCTTGCAGAATCCCTTCCAATCGTTGCCGTTCACTGGTACTACAACATGTTCGAAAAACATCTCCTTTGGTCGTAACCAGTAATTACCTTCAATATCTTTGTAGAAGCAAAGGATGCCTTCATATTTCCCATCATCGAATGCATAATGAGAGCCACCAGTTGCCTTATCATGGACTAATAGGACAGTTATCATTTCTTCTGTTTCGGTATGTTTTGCGACTTCAAATACTTCAACTTTGACATTTTTATCTGGTGTGAATTTGGTTGCATACCCGACCATAAGGTATAGACCACCTTTATAATGTCTGTAAATCATCTTTACCCCTCCTAATTTAGTAATATACAGGGACTATCAAGCGACAATCCCTGTATAAAAGCTGTCTTTTATTAATCGAATGACCAGTCATATCCTTTACATTGCCAACCATTCTTGCAAGCTCTTGATATGGTAGAGAAGTGTACACCGATTTCTCTTGATGCATGAGCGATACTTTCATATTCTCTCACTAATTTACCATCCTTCATTTGCTTTACAGTTTTCTTTTGAGCATCATGATTTCCTACGCCCCAAGACTTACTTGCATTGTTTTCATTTGCCATCCATTGCAGATTGTCTGCATGATTATTTCTAGGGTCATTATCCTTATGGTCAACTGTATCATGGTTATTAGGATTATCTAAGAATGCTAGTGCAACTACTTGATGCACCGAAACATTCTTCCTTGTACCATTGTGATATAGTGTTACAACTTGGTAGCCCTTTTTACCTCTGTCACAAGACTTCAAAGCCTTGCCTTCTTTATTTAGGATATTCCCATCATATGTGACACTATATGATGGGAATCCTAGAAAGTCTAAGCTCTTACTTCTTGTCTGCATCTACAATCGCCTGTCCTGTTTGTACAGTAACCCAACCATGTTGTAAGCGTGCTTCCGCTTCGATTTTTTGGATTAACTGTGGTGTAATTGATTCTTGAATCTTTTTGTTCGCATCTGCTTCGGCTTGTGCATCAATCATTTTCTTCTGTGCATTACCTTGTGCTTCAATTTTTTGTTTTTCAGCAGTGATTTCAGCTTTTTGTTTCTCAACTTCTAAAGCTTTAACCTCTTGCTGTTTGTTTACTACTTGTTGGATAGCTTCTTTAGTCTGTGCATCGTATTCTGGTGTTCCTAATACTACAGATGTAACAGTGAATCCTTTCTTACCAACTTTCTTAGTGAAGGCTTCCATAATCTTAGTTTGAATCTCTGCACGATTAGAGTTAAGTTCTAAGATTGTGTATTTAGATGCCACTTCCGATGCTACACCCACCATACTGTTACGTAAGTACCCTTTCTCTAAAGCTTCTGGTTTCTGTCCACGCCACTCACGATAAATGTCATCAACCTTCTGTGGGTCGTTGTGGTAGTCAAACACGATTGGAATTGTGATAGTCTTCGTATCTGCTGTTGGTAATGATAGATTGTATTTTACTGTCTCTACTGAAATTGGGTACTCTGTAATCTTTGCAAATGGCGATACGAAGTTTAATCCTTCTGTTAATACTTCACTTTGTACTCCACCTTGCGTGCGGTCAAATACTACCCCTGCATGTCCTTGACTTACAACCTCTGTAAAGTTTAACCATGCTGTCAATCCAACTACTCCAACTACTCCTGCAATAATTCCTCTTTTAGCTACTCGATTCAACATAATATCATTCTCCCTTTTTTATAATTTTTTGTTTTTTATGTAAGAGTGTCATAGACACGTGTTACCTATTTCTTGATAAACTTACCAGAAACCCACCAACCAACTGCTGAAAGTAATATTAACATTGTAACGTAGTACATTTGAGAATCACATCCTTTAAGTTTCTCTCTCTCAACCTTATGCACTTATTATATCATTATTTTTTGTGCTTGTCTACATCTTTTTTAAATCTTTTTTAAAAATCTCCTGCTCTTAGATATTTTCCGACACCTGCACTTGCTGTGCGGTAATAATCGACAACATCTAAATGCTCTTCCTTGACATCAAGATACTTATGTACAAAGCTGTCATTCTTAGATTTCATAGCCTGTATACCAATTGTTGTTTTACTTGTCTTAGAGTTAATCATAGACGTATTGAAAACAAGAATCTTGTCGATACTAGACCACGCTACTAAATCAATATCTTCATGGATATGATTGAAGTATAGAGCCTTCTTATTTGCATAGGCATTCTTTATCATTTTACGATTCGTTTTGGTTTCGTAGGCAGATAATTCAATCTTCGCTACCTTACCATCTTTAAATCCAATCAATAGATTGCCTGTGTAATCATTTGTTACTGTTGCAAATAATACTTGCTCATTCTCTAATCCTAATAAGGATGGCAGATACTCACCTAGTACAGATGGCTTATGGTCTTTGATATCATAAGTCTTATATTTGTAGCAGTTGTGCTTATCAGTGAATACTAGAATGTCTGAATTATTAGTAGTTTCAATCTCACTGATAATTTCATCGCCTTCCTTAATACTAATATTATAGTTTCCACGAAGAGATGTCAATGGTATTTTCTTTAAATATCCATCTTTTGTGATAAAAACTTTTACATTGTAATCATCAATAGTAACAGCTTCTTTCTCTGCTTTCGCAACTGCTGTTGCTTCAATGATTCCAGACTTACGCTCTTTACCATGATTCTTTTTAACCTCTTCCAATTGACTTACAATCAATTCTGCAAGGCGTTTACGATTAGTAATTAAATCTTGAAGGTCGGCTATCTCTTCTTCAAGGACTTCAATTTCGCTTGTACGTTCGAGTAAATATTCTTCATTTAAATTCTGTAATTTATATTCTCCAACGTACTCTGCTTGCTTCTCATCAATGTCAAAGCCTTCCATAAGATTTCCTACAACATCTTTCTTTTTCTTTGTTCCACGAATGATTCTAATAGCTTTATCAATGTCTAGCAACACTTGTCTTAAAGCGAGTAATAGATGTCTCTTATCAGTCTTTTTACCAATATCAAACATCATTCCACGTTTAATAGATTCCGCTCTGAATTTCAACCATTCATGCACAATACCTTTAATCCCTAGCACTCTAGGTCTTCCATCAATAACAACGTTGAAGTTACAAGCATATGTAGATTGTAAAGGAGTCATACGGAAAAGTTTCTCAACTAACGCTTCTTTATCCGTATTCTTCTTCACTGAAACTCTAATGCCTTTAGATTTGATACCATAAATATCATTCACATCAACGATATCTTTAATTTTTCCTTCTTTTACTAGCTCTGCAATCTTATCAATGATTACCTCAAATGTTGATGTATAAGGCAACTCTTCGAATACAATTGCATCTTTCTCAAACTTATACGTAGCACGAATCGTAAACGTTCCTCTACCAGTGTCAAAGATTTTCTCAAATGTGTTCTTATCATAGATTATATTTCCACCTGTTGGAAAATCTGGGGCTTTAATATAATCAGATACATTTGCAGTCTTTGGACTTCTGATATAAGCCATCGTATAATCTAGCACCTCATTCAGATTGAATGGAGCAATGCTACTTGCCATACCAACTGCTGTACCGCTTTGAGGATTCACAAGAATCATAGGAATTGTTACAGGTAATAACTTCGGCTCTTTCAGAGTCCCATCATAGTTATCTACCATGTCAACTACATCCTTATTGATATCTCTGAATAACTCTTTCGCAAAAGCTTCTAGCTTTACTTCTGTGTAACGTGCAGAAGCGTATTGCATGTTCTTAGAATACTGCTTACCAAAGTTCCCTTTGGAATCAATGAATGGATGTAAGAGTGCATCTGCATCTCTTGCCATACGTACTAGAGTTTCATAGATTGCACCATCACCATGAGGATGTAGGAACATTGTCTGCCCTACAATCCCTTGTGACTTCTTACGTCCACTCGTTATTAAACCCATCTTCATCATTGTGTATAGAATACGTCTTTGAGAAGGCTTAAACCCATCAATCTCTGGCAAAGCCCTTTCTTGAATAACATATGCTGTATATGGCATATAGTTACATCTTAACGCTTCTATAATACTTTGTTCAATTACTGTTACCATTGTACCAATCCTTTCTATGTTTACATTATATCATTATCTTTAGCGTTTAGTCAAGCACATTTTCAATATATTTATGTAAATTATTTTCGATGTACTCTTTACGACCTTCTAAATTATCGCCCAAGAATAATTCAAATGTCTTCATAGTCTCTTCAAAATTATCTGGTTTGATTTGAATAAGCCTACGTGTCTCTGGATTCATCGTAGTATCCCACATCATTTCAGCCGTATTCTCACCAAGACCTTTTGAGCGTTGGATTGTATAGCTTCCACTCATTTTAGAAACAATCTCATCCTTCTCTGCATCACTGTATGCGAATACGGATACATCATTCTGTGTAATCTCATATAATGGAGATTCAGCAATATGTATAATCCCTTCTTCAATAAGTGTAGGCATCAAACGATAAATCATTGTAAGAATAAGCGTTCTAATATGGAAGCCATCAACGTCTGCATCTGTTGCAATGATTACTTTTGACCAACGTAAGTTTTCAAGGTCAAACGTATTTAAATCTTTTGCGTGCTTAGACTTGACTTCTACACCGCATCCAAGAATCTTAATTAAATCCACGATAATATCATTCTTGAAAATCTTATCATAGTCTGCTTTAAGACAGTTAAGAATCTTACCACGCAATGCATAAATAGCTTGAAATAATGGGTCACGACCCTGCTGTGTTGACCCTAAGGCAGATTTACCTTCCACGATGTAAAACTCTGTGATAGCCTTATCTTTAGACGTACAGTTAACGAATCCATCTACACGTGCAGTTAAGTTATTAACTGTACCAGACAGCTTCTTCTTGAAGTCTAAACGTGTCTTCTCTGCTTTCTCACGACTACGCTTATTAACAAGTACCTGTGTAAAGATAAGTTTTGCTTCATTTGGATTCTCAACAAAGTAGACTTCTAATTGCTCACGCAACCATTTTGTCACTTCTTGTTTCATAAAGTCAGAGCCAATCTTTTTCTTCGTTTGGTCTGTGAATAATGAAATCGTTGAGTACGTACTTGTTACAACGATTAAACTATCAGCAATATCATCAAATGATATTTTCTTTTCGCTCTTATTATACAAGTTCTGGTCTTTCAAGAATTTGTCAATTACATATGTAAATGAGTTCTTAATGAAATCCTCTGGTGTACCGCCATTCTCCAACCATGAAGCATTGTGATAGTAGCGATTGAATGATGTCTCACGATTGAAACTAAAATAGATATCAGCTTTAATCTTGTAGTCTTTATCAGCTTCATTATCTCGACCTTTCTGCTCTGTAGACAGATATTTCACCTCTGTTAACATATGCTCTTCGTTCGATAATGATTTGATATAATCTACTACACCATTCTCATAGTAAAATTCTTTTGTCTCTCCTGTGTTTTCATTGATGAAAGTAAATTTCATTCCACCATTTACAATGGCTTGGTCTTCAAGTGCAGTGATGATAAATTCATCATCAATCTCACCTTTACCACGAAAACATTCAGCAGATGGTCGCCAAGTAATAGATGTACCAATAGGTTCATCTGGATTGGAAACTATTGATAGACCAGTTGGCGATTCAATCCCTTTATCATATTCTACAGTGTATATCTTATTTTTAGAATATGATGCAACCCACATAAAATCAGATGTGTAGTTCGTACCAGTTGCACCAACACCGTTAGTACCTAATGAATATTCGTAGTTACCACCATCGTCATCATTATTGTTGTACTTACCACCTGCCCACAATTCGTCAAAGACTTTCTTGTAAGCATATTCACCCTTTTCATTCTTATCCATTGGCACGCCACGCCCAAAGTCTCGTACAGTAACGGATTTATCAATGTTCTTTTTTACAATGATTTCGTCACCGAATCCTGCACGCCCTTCGTCAATTGAGTTCCCTAGAATCTCTAGGAAGGTGTGATTGTGGCTTTCTAAACCGATTGAAGCAGGTTTAGCTCTCACACCTCCTAGAATCCCTAAAGATTCAATGGCATTCTCGTTGTATTGTTTTGTCATGTAACCATCCTTCCAAACTTGATGTACCTAGTATATCATTATAATTTGCTTCTGTCAACCTATGCTACTAATTTATTTTTAACTAATTGCATGATTAGGTTGTCGATATGTAATTTAAGCTCTTCATTTGGTTTCTGTGAGCGGTACTTATCTTTCAGATGTACGAATTGTGCATCGTGGATATGATTAACTAGACGTTCAAAGCTTTCTTGATTCCAGAAACCATATTTGATTTCATGCATAAAGAATACTTCTTCGCCTTCATATCGCAATGCTTTCTCTGGATTCTTAAATCCTAATGCTTCATACTTGATTGCAAAGTCTAACAAGCGATAAGCGTGCTGTGCTTGCTTTGTATCGAATCCAAATAGGTCTACTAATACTTGTGTACCTTCTGTACCTTTAGGCAACAGCTTCATCTTTTGTTTAAATGTACCGCCAAGAGCATCAAATAGCTTTGGAAGGTTCATGTTAAAGATGTCATAACGTAAATCATAAAGCTCTTTTAATTCCTTGCTATCTTCAAGATACAGCTCTTTAGAGATTAAAGGCTCTAAGTAATTCAAGTTAGCCTTCCAGAACAAGTCTGGGAGCTTACGGATGTCGTGCACATCATAATCTGCATCTGCACCGATGATGCTTTCTGCAAACATCTTCTGCTTGTACAGCTCTTCAAATGTAGGAGTTACAAATGCTTTGTAATCCTTGTCAGATGCAAGGATAATCTTGCCACTGATTTTCTTTTCACCTGTTGCTAGATTGTAATTGTTTGACCCTACTAATGCTTGTACTAATACTTCTCTTCCTAAGATTGTTTTCATGTTTTTCATCCTTTCGTTATTACTCTCTGATTATATCATTATCATTATCTATTGTCAACAGCCTGTTTCAAAAAAGTTAAGGAATGAATTAAATCATTCCTTTTTAAATTCAATAACATAGCTATACACATTATCATCACCCACAAATGGAACGCCTGCGTAGACACCTATATCTGTAATCTTGTCAGATTTAAATGTTCCTTCTATATATGTGGAGAAATAAATTGGATTAATTCTTACTATTACAGGATTACCAAAACGTGCTTGTGCCTGTAAACATTCTTCAATAAGTTTATTCTCATTTTTTGCAAATCCAAATGCGAATCGTTCATGTATCTTATTAGTTCCAAGACCCGCATCCGCAACTCTTTCTCTTATTATTTCTGTCTTCTCAACTACTGCCTGCATCACATATAAATTATTTGTTTCAAAAGATGCAAGATTTACAAATTCTTTCGCAAGTTCTTGCAATTTCACTTCTTCTAATCTATTTTCTTCTATCGTAGCTTTCGTTAAATCATTGCGATATTGCTCTACTAAGTAATTAATTGATTCTAATTGGTCTTTTCTAATCATAATTACACCTCATACTTTCTTAATAGTTTTACAATTTTGTCAAGATGTGCTTTCTTATGTACACTGTCTGCTTTCCATGCCATACCAGACTCCATAATCCAGTTTGCATCAATAGGATGCCAACGTACCCATTTGCTAAATGTTACATATGTATTTTCAGAATCCAAACCTGTGTGCTCTGCTAGTTTCATAATCTGTTCATCTGTCACAGACTCATGAAACATTACGCTGAATGATTCACCATCTTTATGACCGTAACAGCAGAATTTTGTTTTCAATCCAATTTCGAAATTGATTACGTCTAGCATCTCAATCATTTCTGGGTCAATCTCATCATATGGAATACCATGAGCGTTGAAGCGATGACGTAACGCTTTCTCAATCGTACTCTCTTTCATATCGTGGAAGCAACCATGACAAAGATTAGCCTTATGTGCATTACTTCCTTTTGTTACCTTTTCATAAGTTTGACAATTACCGCAACCGATTTCTACTTTCATTATGCTGTTTCCTCCTGTTTACGTAGTTCATCTCGTACTTCCATTAACACTTGACCTAATAGGTTCATGCCTTTCCACTTCTTAGGGTCTTCTACGTCTGGATGGTCTTTATGCATACCGATTCCCCAGATTCTATCAGAAGGGCTTGCTTCCACAAGCATCTTATTACCTGTTGCAAGAATACATTTTTTCAAGAATGGTACAGAGAATTTATCCATTAACACTTCTTTGTAGATTCTCTTACGATTCTTCTGCCAAACATCTTCCTTGAATGGAATGTCATTGCTACGACCTAATAGCTTACAGTAACTTGGTGTATCGGCTTCTAAAATATCTTTTGCAACGTCTGTCGCACCAAATAACATAGCTTTACGATACATTACCGCCTGCTCTGACCATAAGAATCGTATGCCTTGATGCCTGAATGGTGAGAAGTTAAAGTTTGAGTACACGCTGTCACCCATCCAGAAGAAGATAAACTTATCAGTTTCTCTTGCATTCTGTCCAAGACCTCTTTTAACTCTACCGATTTTCGCATCAGTTTCACGCTTTTGCTTCAAGAATCGTTCTTGGTCTGCTTTTGTTAATTTAGGTTTCTCTCTCATGTTAACCTCCTAGTAATGATAATAGTCTAGTAATGTCTTTTGGTTGATGCCCATCATATTCTGGTGCAAATTCTAATTCTTTCACTTTAAATAAATCATAATCTTCTTCTCTGTAATGATATGAATACTGACCTTCTGGTGTATCGACTCCAACAATAAATGACCCATCAAACATTGTGCCATCTGAATGTTGCCAAGACTTCCATGCTTTGTCTTTGTATGTATGACAGATTACTAAGAATAACATCATGCGATGATAATACAGTTCATCAAAAGTGTGATAGCCATCGCTAAACTCTCCAACTCTCATAACTAAATCAGCAGGAATATGATTATGTGTTCCGTCTAAAGTAACGGTTGAAACATCTTTTCTAGACCCAAAATTTTCAACATCTGTCTTAGTTATCTTATATATTGTTGGTAAATCTGATTTGAAAATAACCTTGTTGCCTGCTTTAAATTTACTCATCGTCTTCCTCCACTTCGAATCCGTCTACTTTAAACTCAACCATAACCATTTCATGGCACTCTACTTTATCTTCTGTCATCTCTGGAAACTCGCCTTCAACTAGACTAATAATCTCTTGGAAGCAACCTCTTGTATCGTCTACAACCTCGTGAGCTTCAACTGTTACATAGATAACCCAATCCTCATCGCAATACCCAACGCTAGGCGTATAATCAAGGTCTTGGCTATCTAGAAACTCTTCTACTCTATCTGCTAATGCATCAAATTCTTCTAATTTATTTTTAACTGTTTCGTCAAAGATTTCAACATCAAACACTTTACCATTTTCATCTATGTACTCAATTGTTAATTCTGTTAATGTGTGACAATTCCCATCCCAACCATTGTAAGGGATATCTAAGTCCATAGGATTAGGATAGTTTTCTAATTCATGACTACCACCATAGTTCACTTGAAGATTTACTAATTCTCGAATACGTTCTTCAAATTCAAACTTACCAAAACGCATTGTGCTATACATGTAGTCTGCATCATTTGAATCTGCCTTAATTCTTACAATAAATGTATCTCTCATGTTTGAAACCTTTTCTGATAGTGTGTATCCCATTAAAAATCTCTCCCTTTTTGTTAGTTTTTGTTTGATAAAAACATCATTTTATTCAACAAATTCTGCATGTAATCCATCTGAATTTAAGAAGTCACACAAGATTTCGAAATCATCACTTGAAACTACCATATCCCATGCAAGCCCCTCATAACCATAATCATCCTGCAACACTCGTACAGCATCATCAAATCTAGTAAATTCATACTCTCCAAAGTTTACTACTAACATCTTTCTACACTCCTTTATATGTATCTAAGATATCTTGAATGTTATGTAAGACACACTCAACATCTGTGATAGAGCCATAGATTGAGCCACCGCTTGATGTAACATCAAACTTGAAATCTTTCACATCAGTGATAGGTACAACTGGCGTTGTATTTAAGATTAGTGTACCCTTTTTAAGCACTTCACCATCTCTACCTGTGTAATCTTCTTTCAGCTCTCTCAAACCAGTGCAACCTCTGACAATCTTTGTTTTCGAGTTAGGAATAGTGTAGTAGAATCCACCAGTACGCTTGTACTTATATACGTTGACAAGCACCCCTTCCTTTACTCTCCAAACATCTGCAATTGCATGTGATTTAATTTTTTCCATCTGCAAATCTCCATTCGTTAGATTTTAGATTTTCTGTTCGGATAAACATTGGCGTACCGTTGTTCATAAACTCAATAATCATCAGTTTACCTTTTAGATAATCTGGGCATTCACCAATGAATGTTGACTCTGCACTTACAACTTCATATTGACCACCGTAAGCGAATGAATCACCTGTATACTCAATGAAATCTCCTTCTTGCACTTTTGAGAAATCAATCATATTATTTCCTCCACATTCATATTATATAATTATCATTTGTTTTTGTCAACACCTTATTCACTAAATTCTTTCACGAATGCATCGAAAAACTCTTTGCTAACTTCCTGCTTACTTGTGCTACCCCAATCATCTAATGCTAAATAATACTTACCATCACTTTCATATACGTGCACAGTTCCATAATAATTGCTTACAGTTGTATATACTTCCATCATATCACTCCTTAGTCTATTTCTACGAAACTTACTGACTCTGAATAATAACCGTTAGAAGAGCCATACCATCTGATTGTTACATACCCACGCACTGTTGCAAGTTTATAGAAAGTCCATGTGCCACTCTCATATGCATCTGGGTCATCCTCTGAAACCTCTTCTGCCATTGTTACAGGGTTTCCAATTAAATCATCTAAGTCACCAATGATATCTTCTATGTATACACTTTCACAACAATCTTGCCAATGATACATTCTATATCTACAATCATCAGATGTGTGGAAGATTAATTCGTCACCCAGATTATCAATCTTAGTAATCGTTTTACCTATTAACATTTCAAATTCAGTATACATATAATTCCTCCTAGTTTTAGATTAGCCTGCACAGAAGCTATCGTGAATAATTCCTTCTTTATCTTGTTTAACCTCTTCAACCGTTACACGTTCTTCCGAAAAGTAGGATTGAAATTTAATAGCATGTTCCAATGCGTTCTCTTTATTTTTAGCTAAAACCACTACTGAATCATACTCATCCCAATCAACATCTTGACCATCTCTTCTAACTAAATATATATTCATACTATCATCCTCTCTTTTTTGTTCCGTCTAAGTAATGCACAATCCAATTTGTTTCTTCTTCAATTGGGCTACCATATAATTCTGGGCGGTCTGTTGCTTCATCTTCGTCCCAATGGTCGCTCCATCTATCACCGCAACAATCACAATCAAATCCTTTTTCACAACCGTCAAAGTAGATTCCAATATTTTGTGCAGTGAAATTTGCTTCTGCGAAGCTTTCCGCTTCAATAACTACAACCACATCAACATTATCATCTTGGTCAAAGAATCCACCAGAGTTATTTTGTCTGTAAGTGTAAAATTTTGCCATACTATCATCTCCTTATAAAATTATCCTTTTATTCATTGTGCTTCTCCCATAGTTCCCATAAGCAACGTGCATGACAAGCATATAAATCAAAATGTTTAAGTTTAACATATGTTTTTTTATTACAGATACTACATTTATGCTTTTCTTTTAATTCAACTAACTCTACAAACTTAGTAAAATCCATCCCACACCTCATAAAAGTATCATTTTAATAAAAGTCTCTCCAACTCATACCAAATGTTGTATGCCCACAACTTACACCGCAAAATCCATATCGCATAGCATATCTATCTCTTGCATCCATTTGTTTACCACAGCCTGTACAAACTTCGTACACCTTAGTAAATCTCCAACGTTGTTTCTTCAATATACCACCTCTAGATTATTATATTTAAAGACTTCAATACATCTATCTCTGAATCTGTTACACCTTCTTTGACTAACGACCATCCAACATGTGTTACACCATAATAAGCATCGTCAACATCAGCATCTTCATCATTCACTTCTCCACACAATCTAATCATCTTATCCTTGAATGTTTCTGTTCCTACAACATTGTAATCACTGTCATAAACATCATATTCATATTCTTCTCTGTCTGCCCATGAGTTATAAAGTGTTCCACCTTGTGGGAGTATTGGCTCTGATTTAATCCACTCATAAACGCCCTCATCATCATTAGCTACTATGTATCCAAAAATACCATCTTCACTGCCCCTTTGAGCATAGTGAGTAAAATCAACGCTATATAAATTCATCTAATCAGCTCCTACTCTTCGTCTTCGTCATCCCAATTAAACTCTGTTTCCTCATTAGAAACTTCTACTAAGCTCCATTGCATTACGCCTTCAACATTGAATAATTCGTGGTCAATTTGTGCAACCATATTCTTTCCATGTTGTAGCTCATTCTCATCAAATATTACCCAACCCTTTAATTCTACTTTTCTCATTTTATCTCTCCTATTCTTCTATTAACTTAAATTCAAATGATTCTAAATACTGCTTTACTCTATGACCTCTGACTTCACCGATGAAAACATAATCGTAATACCCTTCTTCTTCGTCAATGATTCCATCTTCTACAAATTCAATCTCTGCACCAGTTTTAAAATAATTATCGTCAGATTCAAGTGCTATTGCTTTTGCTCCAATTTTAATATCCAGTTTCATATGTATCTTCCTCCTTTGGAAATTTAATATTTCTTAACGTATGTGGTATAACCAACTTCTTACCAATCTGTTCAAGTCTTATGTAGCCCTTCCTAGCAAGCGACTCTAGCATTCTCATTACTGTATCTCTATTCTTTATCTTGATACCATCTGCTAGAGCATCAATGTCAGTAGTAGTTTTCCAATAACCAACATCTGAATGCATTACTATGAAAGCGTATAGCTTGTATTCCTTCTTAGTCATTGTATCATTATCTTTTACTTTTGTCCACAACTCTTCTAAAATAAAATTGAAATTATCACTTCTTTTTTCCATCACGTTATACCTCGGACTATATTTATTTATGAGATAGAGTTCATAGACTTTCATTTCGCTCTCACTTTGCAACTCCATGTATTCTACGACTGCACACTCATCATAGCACTCTCTAGGAAGGTGACCTTCCTTAGAGAAGTGCTCTTGCTCTAGTCTTCGTTTCAGATTGTTAGTTCTGCCTATGTATATAATATCATTATGTTTATCTAGAAATCTGTAGACATAGAAACTATTCTTCGTCAATCTCTTCCAACAACTTCTCAATAGCTTTTGGGTCTAACTTTAACAGATACATAACTTCTGCCAAAGAATACCAATCTTTATCTAGTGTTAAATTATCAAATGTCACCTCTTTAAATGTGTCCCATAAAATCTCTGTATCACAAACATTATCAGAAGTATGACTCTTATATTCATAAGAATATCTCTTACCTTTGTATGCAAACGTTACTTCATGATAGTTATACCATCCACTATTGTAGCTGATACTATCATCATAATCCGTTACGCCTTCGTAATCCTCAATCTCCCACATATTAATTTCGCCATATTCCTCAAACTCATCTGCAAAAACCTCAACTATTAAATCATCTCCACGCATATCTACTCCTCCTTGTATGGTGCTCCACCGATTTTATGCTCACTAATCTCAAACTGCTTAAACCACTCTACAGCATGATATTGAAAAGCAAGACTATGCTCAAATCTGTCATTAACAGTGAATGATGTCCACTTGACTTCNATTCTATCAATCTTATCAAAATCAGAATATCTCATCTTGACTTCACTTGGGTGCAACCATGCACTATTCTTAATCTTCCAATTGTAAATTTTCCCATCTAACAACAGCACACTGGCGAATACTTTGTGTGGATACTCATTAAAGTTACTCCAAGTTTCCTCCATGCTACCCCTACTTTCTGTTTGATGTTAATGTAACGCTAACAACGTCTTTACCATCTGTCACAACGTCAAATCTTAAATCCTTTTCTTTGTTTACCATTCTAGCAGTGTTTAGGATTCTTTCTACATCTTCATACAAAGCAGTAGATACTCTAAATTTTGTAGCACTGCCCTCTTTCTCAAAATAGATTACATATGAAGAATACCGACCTGCATTTTCAGAATCAAGTTTGGATACTCTTGCATCTGTAATTGTTACATTTTCATTGATGTTTTTATATTCACTCTCAACTCCACAACCTGCCAATATGTTTATTGTTAAAACAGTAGACATAGTTAGTAAAAAGAATTTCTTCATCCAATTCATTTACCTACCTACTTTCTATTAGATGATAATGTTACGTTGTAAATCCTATTTCCATCAGTGACAATATCGAAATATGCTTCTTCTGGTTTATTGATGAATTTTGCAGTCTTTAATACATTCTGAATATCTATGTATATCTCTTTTTTAACATATGATTCAAACAATGTATCACTACCTTCTTTCTTAAACCAGACTTGATACCATAGGTACTTACTACCACCGCTATCTGTCTTTACCACCTGTACGTCTGTGATAATATATGTTTTATTAATATCGAAATGTGGAGGTTTATTAACCTCACATCCTGCCAACAAAGATGTTGCTACTAAGAGGATAATGGCAATTAGTGTTTTATTCATTTCCTCTCACCTCATGTTTTACTTCTTACTACACTCCCTGTTTTCAGTTTCATAGATGAAAGGCACATCTCCTGCCATCATTACTTGTTGCGTATACTTACCTGTGCCCTCCATCTTACCACCGTTATCTTCACACATCTTCTCTTCTGTCCAAGCACCGATGACTGCAATTCCAAGAAGAAGGATAAGACTCAAACCAATAGCCATCATCCACTTATCTTCGAAAAACAAATCCATCAAATCTTTCACGTTATCACTCCTTAGAGTTTGTATAATGTTACTTCATAACCGTCAAAAGCTTTGTCTATTAACTTATAAACCTCTGTCCAATCCGCTCCACCTCTATCACTACCAATTAGGTATGGAAGTGCAACAGATAAGGCATATGATTCTGCAAAATCTCTTAAATCCTTCATAGCTTTATAGAGAGCCATTGTCTTTGTGTATTGATTCCCATCTCCACCATATGTAAGCTGACCAAAAAGATTTGCAACCACCTTGCCATCCATCAGTACAAGATGACATTTCCCTAACAATTCTGTCCTAGAGTTCTCTTTCACAAAGTTTGTCACATATTCAACATAAGTTGTATAGGCTTCTGGGAAGGATTGGCGTATGCATTTCGCAACGCCACTTCCCATAACACCCATCGCATTCACTTGATGACCAATGACATCCTCACTGGCTTCCATTAAATCTCCATTAACAATCTTAATCACTTAATCATCTCCTTGAATACAATATACCATTATTTTTTGCTTTCGTCAACAACTTCTGCATATTCTTCTGCAATTTTTATCAAAATTTCTTCTGCTTCGTTTCTAGTAATTAAACCGTCTATGTAATCTGAAAACACACCTTTTATCTTGCGTGACAAAATAACCTTTTTCATTCTAGCAGGCGATATTTCATTCATGATGTCATCAATTCTTCCCATATAAATCACTCCTAAGAGTTTATTGTTCGCCTAATACACTTTGGTCAATGATTTTGACAAGATATTTATCTACAGATTCTTGACCGCCCATATGATGTTCATTATCTACATCACTATAGAATGTAAAATCCCAATCCTCATTCAATCTGTAAACCTTTCCTTTCTTAAACGCAACACTATCATCGTGTCGCATACGCATAGTCTTCTTGCACATGTAATGCTCACCTGCAAGCAATGATATACTCTCACCTCTCAACATACGCAATACATGTTTATCTTTTACTTTAACCATAATTTTCTTCTTAAACTCTTTTGATAGATTGTGTTTCTTACCTCTATCATCTATAAACTGCAACACCATTCCTCCATCACGTTCAAACTTCTGGACAAGTTTATAGAATAATCCTTGTGTGAATGCAACCTCTTTATTGTCTGCATCTCGCATACGAAAAGTCTCTTTACAAAGATAATAAACTGCTTTTTCCATAATTATCATTCTCCTTTATAAAATCCCGATTTTATTAAGATATACTAGATATCGAAAACCTTGTCTGTAGAGCTTTCTTTTTGCTTTGGCACTAATTTGAAATCATACTCATTCTTACTATAGTGAGTCCAATTAAGTCTATTAAACGACTTTACTAAACCTACAAGCGATGAATACGTGCCTGTTGCACGCACAGAGCCATCACTGATTTTTTTAGTTGTATATTTACCCTCAAAGCACGCAATAAGAAAAGCAACACCGTTAATAACTACAACATCACCACATTCAATATCAAAAGCATTATCTTCAACTTCGAAAATTACGTTCATTTAACATCATCCTTTTCTTTCTCTTTTTTCTCTCTTCTACGATTCTTCCAACCTTCAAACTTATGGAAGCTCTTAGGATGGATTGTCTCCCAGAATAACCCAACTAATCCAAGGGCTACTCGTAATAATGCTAGAATAATAATAACTGCAATCATCCATCCTACTAGTTTTGCAAGCATCCACAATGTTGTTAAGACTGCTGTTGTCATTTAAGTGTTCCTCCTTTTGTGATTATCTTAATGTTTTCCATCACTTCTTCCATATCAATTTGATAATCAAACATACCAATTACTTCTTGGGCTGTTCGAATACCATGTAAGTATTCCTTAATCTCTGCAATCTGTCTCTTATGCTCTGCAACAAATTCATGATGCTGTTTAATCTTAATCAAGTGTGGCATAATAGTTGTCTTGGCAGAATGAAAGAATCGTGCATGTTCTGGATATCTTTTACGACATGCTTTGAAGAATGGCAGGAAGAATTTCTCTGTTTCCAATGCCTGTCTCAATTCTTTCTCTGGCGTTGCATCTTTTAATGTGCCAAAATTATTCTTTCTATCTACTGTTTTAATTTTAGCCATTCGGACATTTTGCAGTATGATGTCTAAGTACGCCTGCATATTCTCTTCTTTCTTGTAGTCGATGTTTGGCAACTTTGTTACTCCCATTACTGTATCAGCAACCTCTTGACCAAACAGACTTTTAACAGCTTCATAGTTGATGTCTGGGACATCTTCGATTGCATCATGCAGTATACATGCGGTCAAAGTTACTTCATCGGTTTCACCATGATTAATTAAATCCTGTGTTGCATCTACCAAGTGATAGTAATAGTGACGACCATCATGTCGTTTATATCCGTTATCAGCGTTCATAACTGATATCATCCAATTAAGAGCTTTTAACGCTTCTTTACAACCCATCTCTGCTAAATCCATTTGCAACTGTACTACACGACTTTCTTTCGCCATCCTATCGCTCTCCTACAATCTTAATCTTATAGCCTAATTCTTTTTCGATTTCTTGCACCGTCATCTCTTTTAATACTAAGTCTCGGATTATAAGATGGTCTTTATGATATGTAAGAATCTCTTGTGTAAGCATAGTGTATGGTAACACCTTTCTTATTCCTACTTCTCTAGGGTCTTTTCCGTAAATACCACATATGCCATATCCTAGCTTACTATTCTTATAAGCTGTAACTACCCCAATGTTGCCATTTCCAAGTGTAGAAAATTCTGGATTAAATAAAACGATATCTCCAACATGATAATCACCATTCGCATTAAACGCAAACTCTCCAATTACACCTGCACTCTCAAATACCGATTTATTATAAATCTCTTTAACTTCTGTCATTTTATTTCCTCCTTGTTATTTGGTATATACATAATATATCATTATCTTTATCGCCTGTCAACAGCTTTCGATAAAAAATTAAGACAGGCAAAACTTTTTACCTGTCTTAATTTGTCAACTACTATGACTTCATATAATCCTCAATCATCACCTGCGGAGTGCAGATTTTCTGCTTTAATCCAAAGTTATAAAACTCATTCATAGACAACACGCCTACTACGTCAATCGTGTCAAAATGCCCTAATTCAGATGCATAATGCTCATCGACACGAAACTTGATTAACTCCATTTCGTCATAGGTTTTGATTTTAACTGTTTCCATTGTTTTACCAATACATTGTGGCTCTTCCACTGTAACGCCTGTTACTTTTACAATAATCTTATAGAATCCATTACCAGTTAATAGATTGAATCGTTCAATTGGTTTGATATAATCCCCAATTTCATCAACAGGGATTTCTAAATCATAGATTACTGTTTGACCTTTTTCGTCAAGTTCTGGCAGGCATCTTTCAATGTATGTATTTAGATTGTCTAGATACTCTTCATTGATTATAAATCCTCCTGCACCTTCATGACCAAGTGCTTCAATTTCGCCATCGAAATCTTGCAGGAATGATTTGAATTTAAGACCGTTGTAGCTACGGAAGCTACCGCTTGCCACACCTTTATGTAGACGACCAACAAGTACAGGACGTTTAAATTTCTCTGATAACTGTTGGGCTATGATACCGTTGAAGCCTTTAGATGATTTGTCATCTAAGACAACTAAAACTTTTTGGTCTAAATTCACTCGTTTTGAATAAGCTTCTACTAATCCCTTTTGAATTTCTTTACGCTTATCATTAAGCTTGCTCATTTGAAGTCGTAGCTTCTTACACACTGTATCATCATCAGATAATAATATGTCTATAGCAAGCTTAATGTTGTTCATTCTCGCTGTACCATTTAGGATTGGTGCAATAGTGAATCCAATAGAGTTACAGTCAAGCTTGAATAAATCAGCCTTGCCACCCTTTAAGATACGTACTAGACCAGTATTTTTCATATTTCGTAGACCATGCATAATTAGATATCTATTTTCTAAAACATCTACACGCATGATATCCGCATACATTCCTACAGCTACTAAATCAATGTAATCAAATGGGTCTACCTGTCCTAATGTATCTTCCATTACTTGCATCACTTTAAATACTACGCCTGCACCACTTAAAAACTTATTTGGATATAGGCAACCTTCTTGTTGAGGGTTGACCATAAGTACGTATGGGTTTTCTCTTTCGATGCCATGATGGTCTAAAATGATAATCTCTTTACCTAACTCTTCTGAAATGTATCGACATGCATCTGTATCGTTAGAAGATGAGTCAATAAGGATTAAAAGGTCACAAGCTTTAATCTTTTCAAGATTGTCTTTATTTCTCTCTAAACGTGTTTCCTCATCTACGCCTTCAACCTTAATCATTTCAGCGATACCATGACCGTCATTACGCTCACCATAGATGAAGTCTACTTTATCAGTATAATTTTTAAGATATCGAATCTTAGTGGAAGTTGCAGTCAAACCATCTGCATCTGGGTCATATGATACAAGGATATTTTCACCAGAAGCAATTGCACGAATGATTCTATTACTAGCATCTTCAATATTTTTCATAAGATATGGGTCATGCAGTTCATCAGCAGTAGGACTTAAAAAACTGTCAACGTCTTTAATTCCTCTGATTTTTGCAATCATATCAATGATGTCATCAGTCTTTCTTGGTGCTACCTTCGGCTTTCGTTGAATCCATTTCTTCATTAATTACTTTCTCCCCTTCATCTTCCAGATGCTTTGATTCCTCTGCGATTTGAAGGTTGATTGCTCCCATTTCTTCGTATCCGTCTGCAATCTGCTTTAACTTCACAACCTCACGAAATGCATCTAAATAATTCAATTTTGCTTGCTGTACTGTCAAGATGTCTAAATCCTCTGGACTCCACATCTTATTAACGAATGCTGTTACTTCATCCATTTCTGGCTCTGAAATACCTACGCTGTCTAAAACGAATGCCAACTCTGGAATCTTTNCGTTGATTCCAAGAATCATCATAGATGAAACCATTGTGTAAACGTTGTCTAATAATTTTTTATTGAATGTACCTTTTTCCATGTTTATATTCCCCTTTTATATAATTATTTTTATGTTGATAAGAAAAGGCTAAGAAACTCTTAGCCTACTATTTTTTGAATCCACCGAAATGTTTAACTTTACCGCCAAGCTCTTTAGCTTTTACAGTTAATTCCTTTTCAGCAAGGATGCGTGTTGTCGGATTTTCAGTAGTTACTAAAACATCCTTAGTTGTTGATTTTCCATCTTTACCCTTTACAGTTAGCTCTACTACTACGTAGAAGTCAAACTTTGTTACCGCCTTTGGTTCATGGAAACGATTGCCTTTAATGATGTTCTTGTTTTCTTTCATAATGAAATTCCTCCAATTAAATGATTATTTTTTGCTTTTGTTATAATATATAATAATTATCACAAAGAGTGATGAATTATATCGAATTTAGTCAAATGCCTAACTAGCCATTTGTAGTTCTTTCTTTTTCTTTTTAATGATATCATTGAATCCTTCAAGCTCTTTTAGCTCTCTGATTCTGTAAGAGCGTCTGTCTTGCATTCTATCAAACTTCTCTTTGTCTTTAATTGTAGATTCAAGGATTTCTTTGAAATCTGATTCGTACTTCTTTACTAACTCTTTAACTACTTCTCTCTCTTCAATGCGGTCTTTGATTTTGCGTCTTGCACGACCAATAATTTGTAGCATCTTTGCAAAATTATATCCTTCGGATGCGTTGAAGTTTAACAGCTCAATAATATGTAGTACATCTTGTTGCATACGCTGTGTTCTAAGTAATTCGTTATGTAATTCTTTGTCAGTTTCACTCTTTAAATCCAACTGCATTTGTCTAAACATCTTAAATATTTGAGACATACTATCCATGTAATTTACTTCAAAAAACTTCTCGTTTACATTTACATCAATACTTACAGTCATTTCAAACCTCTCCAATCAATTTGTGTTTTTAGGTTTCTCTCAACCTTGTAATCTTATTATATCATTACTTTTTGCGTTTGTCAAAGCTTTATACCATGTTTTTTTCGTTTTTTTCTAACATTTTTTTCAGCTCATCTTTGGTGTATGTATAATCATTGATTAATTGAGTCCAAGTATCGAATCCTTCATCAATTGGAGAGTTTTTGTCATCTAGCAAATCGTCTTTGTCATATATTGCAGTGACCGTTCTTCCCTCAAATAACTCCATATTCTTTACTATTTCGTCAATTGGTATACCCTTATCATAACATAGGACAATCTCAATATCAAGCCCTAATTGTTTCACAGCTCTAACTTGTTCATCAGAAATATCAGATGCACCAATCGCTAGTGTGTTGAATAATCCATTACTAAATGCTTTCATGCAGGACTTTTCAGCTTCATATATATAAACCTTCTTATCCATTAGGATGTAAGGGTGGGCGTAATGAAAATTAAACCACTCTAGACGATTCTGATAGCGATATAGATATAGATACTTCTTATCATCATCCTCATCTTTCATGATTCGACCTTTAACTCCTACGAGTTGACCAAATCTATTTCTCATAGGAACTGTTACACGCTTTGATTCTAAGTCAAATCCAATACCATACATAATCTGGGTGTGATACGAAATCCCTTCGTCAATCCAAGGTTTATATGGTAATGCTTTGCCATAGTAATAAAAATCATCAAGGATAGATTCATCCAGAATCGGATTAGGCTTTACCTCTTTCCTACGTCTATGACCTTTAATTAACTCCTTTAACGGTGCTAAGTAATCGGTCTTTGGAAGATATCCTTTTTTATTTTTAAGATACTCATTCCAACCCAGAGTCTCACATATGAATTGTTTTGCATTGCTCAAATCACTCTTCAACTCTTCTTCTCCACGTTTATTGTGAAGGATGTATGANACAAGATAATAGATATCTCCACTAAACTTCTTGTTTCGGATACTGGAAGACAAGGACTCTTGCAACTTCACTTGAACGCTTCGCCTATTGTTACTATAGAATCGTTCTGGAAGTTGGGCAGTGACACGTGCACCACCCTCAATCCTTATATGTTCGCATTCCAGAGCTTCCAAGATATCACACACTTTATCCTCTTCTAAAATTCTAATTTTGATATCTTGCAATTCAGACATATGTATTCACCTATCTCTTCGAGTTATCATTCGCTACAAATGTCCAACCAATTTCCTTAAATGTATTACTTTGGAAATATGGTTCTATGATTAAAACTGGCAGTCCTGTATCGTTTGATTGACCGAAACGGTTTTTAGGTGTAAACAGCAAGTAATACTGTTTATCTGGGTCTAACTGAAACCAATCTTTATCATATGAGCCATCTGGCAACTTCTTCAATCTGTAGCATTGTAATGCTTTGTTTCCACCTTTATACTCATCGCTCCAAGCTTTTCTAAACATCATAACAACAGATGCTTCGTTCTTAGATGCTTTACCTTCACCGATTGCTTCATAGTCTAAGAAACGGTTTCTTACTGCACTATCAGCTAACTGGAATGTAACCCATGTTCTAAGGTTTAAGCCACCTGCATTCTTACGAGTAAGGCGGTAGATTACCTTCATATCCTCTACGAATGTCTGCCAACGTTGTTCGAATTTAGATTCATCAGATACCTTATGTGTATCAATCACTAAGTTTATGTATCCACGATTTGCCCAGAAACGTACAATCTTTTCAAGGTCTTTGATTACATATTTTTCCATAAAGATGACTTTGATTAATCCGTCATTCTCATCCATAAGCTCATTCATACGTTTCATAGCTTTACGGATTTTCTCTTTATCCTCTTCACGAAGTTTACCATTGACCATTCGTTTACGGTCAAGGTGTTCATTGTACTCATGCCATAAAAGTGTTAAGATGATTTTTTGTCGGAATGTCTGTGCATCTTCCTCATTCAGCACTACGATTGCTTTCTCTTTATTCTCAATACAGCTCATAACAATCTTCTCTGCTGTGATAGATGACTTACCAGTACCACCAAAACCACCAAACATATTTACGTGACCACGTGCCACACCTTGCGTAATGCTATTAAGAAGCTTACTCTTATAGAATGGTAGCATCTCTGCTGACTCTTCTTCTAGCTTTCTGATAAACTCTTCTGGGTCTATGTATAAGTTCTCGGCTTCATATCGGTTAACGTTATTAAGACGGATTACATTCATCTTGTCATCCCAATACGCTCCAAGCTGTTCACTTGTCATTTTCTCAAAATCATATTTACCCTTCTTGATTAAAACTTTGTTACCAAAGAGTAAATATAACTGTCTAATGACATAGTTTTTCTTGACAGTCTCATAGTAGTATTCAACGTTGTCTGGGTTGTCTTTTACGATATCTACCGCATCCTCAATCGTATCCATTCCACCAAACTCATCAAACTCATCTATCAAGTTGTATTCTTTTATTTTTGTAGCAACTGTGATTCTATCGAATGTTCGAATAGATTCTTTATACATCTTTCGACCTAATTCAAAATAGAATCCCCATACGCTATGTACAAACTCATCTTGTGAAACTGTATCACTATATTCTGCGAAGTTATTAAATGGGTCTGCCCATAGAAGCCCAACAAAGTAGGCTTCATTAATTTGAGCGTTCTTATTAATCTTNTTCATTTCTTGCATAACCAATTCTTTAGTATTATCTTGTGCCATTCACATCAACCTTTCTTAATCGTCTAGGAAGTCCGTAATATCTGCTTTTGACTTAGAAGGCTTTTTATAATTCGTATCTTCGAATATTTGCTCTTCTACTTCAACTCTCTTCAAGTGTTGTGCCATTTTTCTTTCCTCTGCTTCACGTGTTCTAGCACGCTGTTCAACTACATAGATTTTGTCAATGATAATCGTCATTGCATATCTAAACGCTGACATAAACCCATTAAACGGTTTAACACTGTTCCAATACTCAATTGTTTCGCTACAGTAATCAAATGTCTCTGCAATCAATAAGTAATCGTATCCCTCTTTATATCGTTTAGAGAGGTTCTTTTGATTGCCGTACACTGGCTCACCATTACGAAGTTTTTGTAGCATCGGAAATGCTTGTTTCGAAACTTCCTTGACACCATAAATCTCTTTAATCTTTTCCGTAAGTACATCTAGCTTTTCAGCTTCGATTCTTTTAAACTCTTTTTCTTTCAAATGTTCCACAAAGCATTCTTTGTGATAGAATTTTTTAACTGGCTTCTTTTCTCCTACCAGTTCAAATTCCATATCCTCCATCAAAGTATCATCTAGTTTACATCGTTGGCACTTTCGTGTTTTTTTACCTGCCATATGTATCACCCTCCTACGAAAAACATTATATCATTATTATTGATGCCTGTCAAATAAAAATTATAGAATTAAAGACCACTCTATTGAGCAGTCTTTATAATGTTCATTACTTCTTCTTCTACATCGTCTGCTCTGCGACCTGTAGTATCAATTCTATAGATATTGATATTTTTATTGTCGGAAGCATATTTGTAGTAGAATGAATCCATAACCTTTCTGTATTCTTCTTGTTGTTTCAGAGACTCTTCTACGCTTTCTTTGACACTTGCGAATGGTACTTTGTCTCTTTGCAGACGTGATTCCAAGTCTGATTCATCCACAGTCAAGTGAACGATATCAACCTGTACTCCCATATCTGCTAAGTCAAATAACTTTTCACATAACACATCGTAGCTTCCTGTGAAGTTATACTCTTTATACAGCTTAGAATAGACCTTTTCTGAAAAGAAAAATCTATCAAATACGTATGTAGAATCGTGCTTTAACAATCTAAAGAATGCACTAATCCATGCAGTATAATAATCTTCAACTTTCGACAATCCTTCTTGACCGTCTTTATGGAATCCAGTAAAGTTAATCAACGTTGTCTCTGGAAGCTTTTGTCTTAATTCTCTAGCCAACGTTGACTTCCCTGTACCACGTGTGCCTTCTAAAATAATAATTCTTGGCATAAAATCTCTCCCTAGTTAACTATAGTTACGCTAACATTTCTTCTGCCCCAATTGTTTGTTTGAGTGCTGTCACCCATTAGAATGTCAATTCTATTACCTTGGATTGCACTACCAGTATCTAAAGCAATGTAAGTCCCTAGACCTTCAATCTCTACGATACTATTTAAAGGAATCACGCTAGGGTCTGTTGCGATAATCCCCATGCCGTTATAAGTGATGCTATTAGAAATATCTAAACCTGTTCTTGTAACGACTTTTCCACCATATGTACCATTCTCACTTGGATGGTTTGTATATGCAGTAGCTTCAACTGTGATAGTTCTGCCACTAGATTTCTTTTCTTCTTTTGCTACAGCAGGTGCTTGTTGCACTTCTTGCTTCTCAACTTTTGCTTCCTTTTTCACATCACTTCCTTTCTTTTGTTTTTTAAAACTTAATTCTTTTTCCAATTCTTGGATTTTTTGCTGATAGCCTTCAACAGTTGAATGTTGTTCCTCTATCTTCTTGGACTGTTCATTGATAGTGTTCTCCTGTTCGGATTTTACTTTCTCTGATTCTTGAAATTTCTTATCTAACTCATCCAATTGAGCTTGGATATTCTTAATACGGTTGTCCTTATCAGCATTGTTATCATTCAATTTTTTGATAGTCTTATTGCTATCACTGATTTCCGCATTCTTTCTGTCAATTGTGCTGTAAGAATAAGCACCTACGCCTATTGTCAGCATTAAATTGACTGTCATCACTCCACCTATAATATAATTTTTATTCATATTTCCTCCTAGTTTAGCCTTATTACGAGATTTGGTAGGTTAAACTCTTAACCTACCAAACTCCTTTATGTATTAAGCTAGAGATTTAACAAACTCTAATGCTTTTTGTAAAGCATCTAAGTCGTTTGATTTGCGGTAATCCGCTTGACCTAAAACCTCTTTAAATTCAGTTGCACATTCACGCTTAGTTGCTACTTCCATTCCTGCTACAAGTGAAGCGATTTCTGCTTTAACAGAGTCAACAGTTACTTCGACTTCTTCTGCATGTTGTACTTCTGGGTCTTTTTCAACCACTTCTTGTACTGGCTCTTCTTTTGCAACCTCTTTCGCAACTTCTTTGACCTTTTCGACTTTAGAGATAGAAGAGCCTTCCACAGCCTTCTTAAATTCTGCTAAAAATTCTTTTGGGTCATTGCTGATTTCAGCAGGGAAGTTACGGAAACGAGTACCACATAAGATATTACCATCACTACGGAATCGTAACACACGTGTTGTTTCTGGCTTACCATCTTTTCCTTCTTTAACCATGATGTCACCGTACATAATCATATCAGCTTCACGCTCAATGATATCCGATGTTTTACCTAAAACGTTTAATCCAGTGTAGTCATACTCGTAACCATCACGATTTTTGATTTTCTTAGTTTTAGAGTGACCGATTACTAATACACCGAATCCTGCTTTTTTCAGACGGTCAATTTGTTGGTAGATGTGCTCTGCAACCAACGTATAACCTTTACCCCAAGGGATGTCTGAAATGTCTGTGTAACGTTTCTGTGGTTGGTCATCACGATTTGCTTTTCGGATTGCATACGCTACAGCGTAACGCTCTAATGCAGTGATTGTATCAATGATAATGAATCGGAATGGAATTTCGTCTTTATTATCAATTAACTCATCTACTACTTCGATGAATCCTTTTTGTTCGCCATCTTCTTCTTCTGCGAAGTCAAAACCTGTTACTGGAATAGCGAATACGCCATCCATAGTTTTATAACCAATCTCTGTCGCTAATAGCAATGCTTTATCCATATCACCGTTGTAGTGCTCACGTACAGTGTCTACAGACCAAGTTGTTTTACCGAATTTACTTGGTGCTAACATTGCCATAAAGTACCCTTCAAGAGATGCTACAGGTTTATTTGCTTTTAAAGTTTTTAAGAATGACATTAATATTTTCCCCTTTTCTCACACATAAATGTGAGTAAGGGGGCGTTCTTACTATTTTAGTATTTTTTCGCCCCTACGTTCTCATGTTGTAAGGTTTGACATGATACTATTATATCATTATCTTTGATGTTTATCAAGTTGCTAGTTTATATTAGAATGGTAAATCGTCATCTTCGATGTCGTCTAAGTTTACTTCATCGTCACCTGCGAATGGGTTGTTTTCTTTCTTCGCTTTGCCACCTAATTCAGAAAGCTCATCATCTTTCTTCTTAGTTAATAGCTCACTTGCTTTTTTAGCTTCTTCGAAATCTTCTTCTGTGTAGACTTTCTTATCCCAAGCATCTACACCTTCGATTTGCATTGCACTAATGTATGTACGAGAAACGAATGCTTGTGCGTGTTTAGGCTTAGATTTACCGCCTAAAAGATTTAGCATATCTACTTCTTCGCCCTCATCTTCTTCTCCTGCAACCTCTTCAACAATAACACGATTCAATGCGTTACCACGTACAGTTAAAAGGTCACCGAATTTGATTTTCTTAGCGAATGCATCAGCTAATTTTTTCATGCCTGCATCTACATTGCCTTCTTCGTCTTTAAATACAATTTCCATCTGTGTATCATGGAATGACTTATTGTAGTTAATGTGACGTGCTGTAACGAATGCTTTACCTTCTTTAGCTTCAACCATTGCATCAACATATACCATTTCTTGCTCAAAGTATGTAACTTCTTCAAATTTTTCATCTTCGAAATCAATGTCTTTTAAGCGGAAAACTTTCTTAATAGTATAAGTCTTTTTCTCTTTTGTCTTACCTTCTCGGTCTTCGTAATGACCGTAGCGGATTTCTCCTTCGACAACTACGCTGTCGCCATTATCAAGCTTCTCAAAGATTTCTTTTGAAGCTACGAAACTTGGTAAACCTTTGCTTACTAATTTTCCATCTTCACCATAATTTAAGCCAATTCTTGTTTGTAATACTGCATAACCTTGCTCACGAAGTTCTTCTTGCTCATCTTCCCATTGAGCGAATGGAATACGGTCACCTTTGTAACCCTTGTCCTTTTTCTTCTTGTCGCTATTCCACATGAAAACTTCTTCTGGTTCGAAGTCAAACATTTCAACATTCATTGTATTTGTTTCAGATGTTTTTACACCGAATCGTAATGCACGATAAGTTTGCCCAATCATTTTACCTTTTGTCGCCTTATCTTCTTTGAAAGCGTGCTCTTTGTCGATTCCTGTCACCTTTCCAATAAATTTGAAGCTGTTTTTCGTTTGTTTTAACTCGTTTGTCATAAACTTATTTCCCCCAATTATGTAATTATTTTTTGCTTTTATGGTGAAGGAAAAGAATTTTTAACTCTTTCCCCATCAACAATACTTATTATATCATTAACTTTATCGTTTGTCAACTAACTATAGTACATAACTTAAAATATTTTTATTTGGATTCATTTTAAATTGACTATAGATGCTTTCTAATGTGGTTTTACCGCTTGACAACGATTCATAAATGAATGCTACATCCTCTCCATCAAAAAACTGTAAGAATGTTTCTTGAAATGCAGTCTTTATCCCCTTAGTTGAGCACATACTAACAAACATTTCAAGGGTTATGTTGGATGATTCCAATTTGCTTTCTCTGTAATCCAGAATATCATCCGCTACGCAAGTATTTCTACCGTAATTCGTTATGTAAAACGAATGGCAGTCGCCAATCGTTCGAAACAAAATTGTTGACTCTTGCGGTAAATCAAGTGACTTTATAAATCCTTCGACTGAATTAGCCACCATGCATCCACTCTCCCTTATTTTGTTATCAAGTGTCGTTTGCTTTCCGCTCCCTTACCTTGTAACGTTATTGTAACATGTAATCGCTTTGCATACAAGCCTTTTCGCATCACCTCCTTCAATTATTTTTTAACATCTACAATTTCGAATATATCAGTATAGTTGATATTTAATACATCTGCAATTGCATGTGCATACAATAATTTCCAACTTGACTTATTCGACATCAAGCTCATAAATCCTTTATATTGCAGGTCTAATCCAAACTTGGTGGAAACCTTGTTATGAAGCTCAATATACTCCATTTTTTGGCTCTCTAAAATCTTATGCAACTTCTCTCTATTCAACTTAATATCCTTTTGATGTTCTACCACTCTTGACATTTTCCTCATCCTCTCTTATTGCGGATATGTTTGTCGAATGTGCTGTAAATCAAGGAATCCTTTCAGATTGTGATAAGACTTCATATTGTATCGGTCTGCTACAATCTTGATGTCGTCTAAAGACAACTCGTTATTACCTTTGATAAGCTCATTCGCAAAGTACATCATACCGCTTCTTTGTACGTATTTAGCTGTAAGCTTATCGAATCCTAAAGCTTCTGCCATATTTTTCATTCTTCTATATACTACGAATTTATCTACTGGTGCATTTAGGCTTTTCTCAATTTTAGTTAAAGAAGCTCTGATTACATAATCATTATTAGCAAGGTCAGTATATTTTCTGATTCTGTCCTGTGCAACCATTTCACCATTCTTCTTCATATAAGTTTTTTGAGCAATTGCCCCTTGGATTAATTCTAAAGTTCTGTCGTCAACATCTAAAAATCTTTCTGTAAATTTAACTGGAAAACCATTGTCATCTTCTTTTAAAGTATTTACAAGGTGCAGGCGTTTATTTTCAAAATCAACATCTTCTATTTTTAAGTTGCGGATTTCACTCATTTGTTTACCGCCTACTCCTACAAATGAAAGTCGTAAGATTACTGAATCTTGATAGTTTGCACATCTGTCTTCATATCTTCTAAGACCTTTTTCAGTAGTATAAACTTCTTCATTTGTCAAATACTTTTCAAAGTCAGTAGGTTTAAGTACAGCTAACACATTCTCTTTAATGTGCCCATGCTTTACACACCAGTTCAAGTAACTTGAAATGATACGTGCGTAAGTTTCAATGGTATTTCTATTATTGGATTTGAAGTCATACATAACAGTTTCCAATTGACTAAAAGTAAACAACCTAACATCTTTTTCCAAAGCTTCCTCATGTTTAGCAGTGTATTTAAAGATGCGTTCGTAGCTGAAAACAGTACCTTCATTAATTTCACTTAGAAATTGTTCCTTCAATCCATCTTTATCAAATATAGAATTATCATTTGTGTTTGTCATAGTCATCACCAAAACCACTCCTTGTTTTATAAGTCTTATTATAGTTATACCCACTCGCAAGGGTTTTTATGCATATAATCATTCGATTAAATTCTAGCAGTTTTGTCGAATCGTGTCAAATGACGTAAAATTGTCTCAATTGAGACACTTTTGAGTGGGGTTAAGACTCCATAAAACATGACTTTTATCAAGATTTTCATCTGTCAAAAAGCACCTCTATTGACAGGCTTTTAGAACATGACCTCATATGGGCTTTCTGTAGCAAATTATATCATTAATTTTGTTGCTTGTCAATTATTTTGATACAGGAACGCTCATAAGCTCATCTGTAGACTTGGTAATATATTCTGTACTTTTACCAATCAAATCCAATCCTTCTTGCATCTTATCCGCATTCACTTCATTAACCGCTTCCATTATCTTTACTCGGCTCTGCATAAAGTAATCGTATCCTTGTAACAATGTGTTGTGAGTATTTTTGTATTGCTCTGGCACATCACGATATCCTTTTATAGCATCGTAATCTGCTTGGATTTTGTCATACTCTCTTGTTACGTCCGATTTCCAATCTGCATTCATTAGAAGTTGCGGATGCATAGATGCTTTCTGGAACAGTGCACCAATTTCTTTAGATGCTTTCCCAGAGTTAGTCGTTGAATTTGAAACAGCAGTAAGATAATTTACTGTTCTTTGCTTTTCTACTGCTTGTGTGTCTACTTGTTCTACTTTAGGTTCAGTCTTCGGCTTCTCTACTGGCTCTGCCTTTTGAGAGCATCCAACTATACCTCCTGCCAATAGTATTGCTAGTGCGGTCTTGCTGATTTTTGATAACATTTTAGACATCTCCTTTATATTTGATAGTACAATATATGCGAAATACTAAAATAAATGACTATCTTTCACACATATTGTACAAGAACATCACTCCTTATACATAATTTTTATAATATTTGGGCACTATATTTCTCTTAGCATAATCTATAGCATTCTTTACATCTGCCCCTGCTTTCTCTAATGCTAACAGGGTATCAATTAGCTTGTTGTCTGGGACTATCCAACATTGAGTCTCTTTATCATACTTTCTAATTGGTTGTTTCTTTAATACCTGTATGTACTTATCGTTATAACGAAAACTAATTAACGTACCAGATTCTAGCTTTGCTATACTTATACCATTACTACGATTATGTATACTTGCTATCTTTGATAGCTGTCTTGCAGTTTCTTCCATTTTCTCTTTCTCTATTTTTAATTGCGTTTTAGAATACTTGACTAGTCTCTTTGCAAGGTCTGCAAGTTGAGAATCGCTTAAACCATTATAATATGTCCTACAAGCACCGAAATCAGCTTTGTTGTAGCCGATTCCGTCTTGTTGAACTGGTCTTCCACGACCAAGCAAAAACTCGTTAAACGTCAACAGCTCTTCTTTAGTAAACGTATCCATATGTCACACTCCTAATACTTTCATGTTCTTGTCGTACAATCTCCAATCTAAAGTCTTGTGTCGGTCATTTACGTGGTTCATCCATACGGATATAACGGTATTGTTTGTTAAACTGAAAACCGCATGTAAGTTGAATCTACGGTTAACAATTGCTTTTGAACGTAATACTACACGCTCTTCATATTTCCGATGTCTTTTGTTGTAGACTATGCGGTATTCTATGATGGAGGAATTACTAATTGTAGAGATGATGTCGTGGCGTGTCGCTTCAATACCCTTCTCTTCCAATCTATCCAGTGCGTGGTCGATTATCTCCCATTCCCATTCCTGTACGGCTGATAAACGTTTCCATAATCCTAGTTCCTCAAACCTTTCTAATTGCGTTCCATGCTTACGTTTGTCGCAATATTTTTTTAAATCCCTAACCAGTATTTTTGCCATCACTCACTCCCCATTTCGTATTTATATGTATCATTATATGATTAACTTTAGCTTTTGTCAACGGAAATCGCAAATATTCTAAACAATATTCGCAATTTCCTCTGTAAAGTCTATGTTCTTTACAATCTTATGCACCGCTTTCCAAAAGTCAATCCCAAGCTCTTTAGCCATCTTCTCGGCTTTCACTGTATGCTCACGATTCAACTTGCAAGATGATACATTGTATTGCACCTTTTGCTCATACAAGATTACAATTACTCCTTTGTATTCAATCTGGTAAGAGAAAGGTTCGTTCCCATCTCCCCATTCGCCATTAGTTACAACAGCTTGAACGATTGGCTTTGACATACCACGTTTAGCCATCCGTTTCAATTGGTGCTTTGTGAAAAACAACGGCTTATTCTTTTTCATGTCATCCCTCCTTATTTTATTCTATGCAATTTATGTATCGCCTAACACTATTTACGACAGATATGCTCACTACCATTTATACTATCGTTATACTTCATACGTGGTGTGATTGCAACGCCACCATCTTCTCTTTTTGTTTCTACAACAAGATATTCACAAGTACCATATGGTGTTTTATCTTTATAGACCGATATGTCTGCACTAGGCGTATCATTATATGCTTCAACCTTCATATCGTTAATGGTTCTAAACAATGTAGGCGTTGCCATTAGCAATCCAATATCTGCAATCAATAGTCCTCCAAGTATAGCAATCATTTTCAACGTCTTTTTCTTACTCTTTACTGGTTTCATTTTCTTTCTTGGATACATGCATGACATGTTAATCACTCCTTTTATGTTTGTAATAACAATATATCATTACTTTTGTCGCTTGTCAACAGACTTTAAATATTCTTCCCCAAAAACTTCTTTGAACATTCCAAATTTAAGATGCAAGTATGCAACAATTACTGCAAGTGGAATTGGAGAGATTAACATATACCAAGATAAGACAAATGCATCAGTTTTAACAGTTAGATGCAGGATAAGCACAGCTAAGTAAAGCAACTCCATATACCAATACGCTTCCGCTACAACTTTTAAGTAGTTTTTCATTTTCCCATCTCCTTCATATATTTAGTTAGTAGTTCATTGACACCCATAAACACAGGTGCAAGAATGAGGTCTTCTCGGTCTTCTTGCACCATATGTTTAATGATTACCATCTTGCCTACTAACTCTTCTAGATTCATCTTCTTAGGGATGCCAAGACCTACAAGACGTTTTTCTCCTTTGTGTTCTATAATGATTGCTCTATCACTATAGCCAACTACCTTTTTGGGAATTGTTCGTGTTAACATGTTTAGCCCTCCTATTTTACATCTGGATATTTTTTCTGTAACTTTTTAAGCAGGCGTATTTCATCCTCTTGTTCTAGCTGTGCGTAATAAGCCTTGTCTTCCAACTCTTTTTGTGCTTTAAGCTCTTCTTTAATTCGGATTTCCTCTTTCAGTTCATCCATAAACGTATCATCATATAAGTATTCAATTGGAAAATTCATCTGTTCTGGCTCATCCCAACATTCAACTGTCACAATAACATCTTTCTTTGTTATTTCGTATATGCCTTCAAACCAATTCCCTCTCCATCTTCCTGCTTTTAGCAAAGTTTCGACAACGTGTTCCACTCTATCATAAAGCTTCTCATATGTACCTGCATATAACTGCACCACTTCTTTATCTAATTTCTCCATAATATCTCTCCTTTTAGTCTCTATAGACTTTAATATCGTAAAAGAATGTCAATTGGTCAAGACCGTTTTTACACAACCATTTCGCATACTTCCTTGCTTTGAATCCCATTAATTGTAATATGAAACATGGGAAGGAAACGATGTTTGAGTAGATGATAATTATGATAAAAAATATCGCTTCCCACCATCTAGGTTTCCATCCAAACATAATATCATCTCCAATCCTCAACATATACATCTTTGTGAGTGACTGTTACATCGTATTTCTCTTCAATTGCCTTCTTAATCATCTTTTCAGATTCATTAAGTGGCATTGCACAATCACCAATGTCTTCCGCATCAATATTTACTGCAAATCTAATTTCTACCGTTCCAACTACTCTCATACTATCAACCTCCAAATAGTTTTTTAAAGAATCCTTTACTTCGCTCTGCCTTTAATTCTTCAAGCTTCTTATATGCTTCATACTCTTTCATATTACCATCTGTTTTCGATAAGACTTTTGAAGTGTAGCACTTATACGAATCGTCCATAATGTCATATTCAATCCTGCTGATATAAACACTCTCACCATTGATAGCAACCGATGTGCCTGCTTGAAATTCTACATGCACATTATCTTTTCTGAAAAACTCTGTATATGTAACGTTTCCGATGTAATCACCTATGGTATTTACATCAACTCCATACCAATCACAGTAGTATGATTTTGGCTCATAGTTTATTGTTTCATTCCTGCCGTAAAATACGTATCTCATACTATCACTCCTTCAATGAAATTGTTGCCGTACCATAATACATGCAACCAGAAACATCATACTTGTCAGTTGTAAGCCAATAATCTACTTGCCATCCATTTGTTTCCGCTTCCGACCAATCAAACCCTTCAATTATTATATCTAAGATACTAGGATATACACCAGTTAGGTTTACTGCCTTAACGCCATTTGAAAGTTTATTTAGTTCTGCTCTTACATATGCTTTAATTTGTTCTTCCATCATTACCAACTCCCATCGTATTTTTGCCATCTAATAACGGTGTATTTTTCCTCAACCTTTTTATCGCTTGAAACGTTATACCACCATTTACCATCTTCATAGAATCCAACATGCTTGCCACCACCAGAAGTAGTTATCCAAACCTTTCTATTATTGTTTGGAAGTTTCTTAACTTTTAAATACTTTTCAACAAGCGATAAATACTCCTGCTTTGCTTCATCTGATACAAATAACCAATCCCCTTTTAACCTTCTTTTATATCCACTTTTTCTTGATTCATCTTTATACCTCTTTTTTTCTCTCTCAAACTCGCTAAAGAGAATTGGAAATTCATCTTTGTATTTATGTATCGCTCTAATAATCTGCATTGTTGCACGAATCATATCATCACCTCCATAAAAGGGAAATTTTATTTAGTTACTTTCTTTGCTTTACCATTTTCAATTAGTTCTTTCAACTTTGTTAACCCTATATATTGAAATCCGCTTTTTGGTGAAACACAAGTAATTATATCCGTAATATCATTAACTCTATATATAGTGTAGATGTTTTCATTTAATTCAAACTTCATACCTATTGGAAAATCTGGGTGTTTATCATTACTATAGCTTTCACCTGTCTCTTGATAACTCATGCACAACACTCCTTCATAAAAGTAAGATTTGATTAAATCTCTTCCACATGCTTACATTCTGGATTGCAACATTTTATTTCAGTTTTAATTACATAGCTAATGTTGTAAGATATTATTTTCACATCATTACCATTACATTTCTTACATGTGACAATGAAGTCATTTGGTTTCATATCGTCACTCCTTTTATATTAACGGCTCTGTCTTTAATACTTTTGAATCTGATATATATTCATTGTTGCAGAAAGGACAGCTCTCTGGCATATCATCTAAATCAGTATAGAAAACCTTATTGCAGTCATCATCGTCACAATGCCATTGATTGATTAAATGCTCTACCTCTTTCTTAACTGGTCTTAATTGCGATTCTCCAACAAATACGAAGTCCGAAAATCCTTCGATATCAACTGCATATTTCAAGCTTGGCTCACGAAAATCATTGATGTTATAAATTACACCTTCTGCAACTTTTTTACCTTTACTATTTAAAACCTCAACTTTATCTCTCACTTTGAATCCCATCTTAATTCTCCCCTTCGTTTACAAATTTTACAATCGTTCTACCTTCGTGACCATGAATATGCTGTACTGCATTGATATTAGGATAGATATTATGAGATGTCACATATGATTCAGACCACTCATGAATACATTTTCCACTTGGCATAATGACTCCCTGTGCTACGATTCCAGTACCGCTAACACCACTAAAGTCTTCATTGCGTTGCAGATAGTATTCTCGTAATCTCTCTTTGCATTTAGGCTTTAATGGAATTAATTTAGTATCCTTACTTTCGTTGCAGACAAATTCTTTTACCTGTTCGATGTTATCATAGAATGATAGTGTTTTGATTGCACTAGACCACTCTAACAGCGTTACATTTGATTTAAGTGTGATACCTCTTGCTAGAACCTTATCGTGTTTGTCAATGATTTTAAATTGCTCCATGTTTATCGCTCCTTTTTGTATTCAGCTTTTGAAACTGCATATTGCACTGAATTGTATTGAGTGTAAATAACTACCTCTTTACTCACCATATTTGGATAATGATTTTCTACATACTCATGTAATGCTTTGAAAATATCTTTTTCTGTTAATTTGATTTCAACTTGTGCCATTTATTTCATCCCCTTTAAAATTGTCTTTGTTTCCATAAGTTCAAAGTATTCGTTCACTGTCAATATATCTCTCAAATCCTCATCGCTTACATTTTCATTAATTACAACGCCAACATATCCTACTCCACTTACACTTGACCGTTCTTTTTCAAATTGTCCACTTGTAAAGTGCTCTAGTTCTTTACCATAACCACGTACTATGTATCTCTCTTCGTCCTCCCAATCATCACCTCTAACATCTACGTATATAATATGTACTGGCAGTTTGAGCTTATATCTTAGGCAACACATTTCATCTGGCATTGCGTGGTCGCTCTGACCTTCGTGATACTCTTGATAATGTGGCGACCAATGATATTCATGACCATTTTCACATTTTCTATCTCCACGAAGACACTTACAAGTCTGTACGATTCTACCTCCACAAACGATACAACTCATTACATCCACTCCTTAAATGATTATTATTTGCTTTTATTATAATCTGCTGTCAAAGGATTGTCAAGTAAATTTAGGAGGGATTTTTCAATCCCTCTATATATTAACCATCCCTTGGCTATAATATACCATTATCTTTTCTCTATGTCAACAAGTTATCGACATAATTTATTGCTTTTGTAATTCTTTCGTTGTAATTGCCTTTAATCGTTATGTATTGGACACCCATGTATCTTAACATATACTTTAAATCATCATTGTTCTGCTCACGCACATGTTGCTCACCGAATGTCCTAGTGCCATCGTCAACCCATTTTACATCTGGCTCTAGGAAAATCCATAGGTCATACTTTTGATTGTTTGCAATACGTGTTAGAAGTGCATCTCGCTCATTTAAATATGCTTTTAAATAGTATTGCGTAACAATCGCTTCTGTGTCAACAAAGAGCACTTTGTTAGCATTCTTTAAAGCATTAAATTCATCTACCTTATGTTGGTATGCAATGAGCTGATAATCTTCTGCCATTGTAATGTCTTNACATCCACCTAATTCCTCATAGAATGTGCGACCATATTCTTCTACGTAATTAGTATTATACAATGTTGCTAGATTTTTGACAAGTGTTGATTTGCCACAAGATTCTGTTCCTACAATAACTACTTTTTTAACATAATATCGTCTTACTACTTCTGGTAGAAGCTCCCAATTTTTATAGACACCTTCTGTACGAAGCTTTGTAGCGGATATTGTATACTTTTCACGATTCGCATCGACTACGACATGTTCTGCATCTGGGTATAACACATTGAAAAACTCTGTGTAAGCATGTTCGGAAGAGAATACGTGAGTGATAGGTTCACCCACAGCTTTCTTAATCCCTTCCGCACCTTGCTTCCAACTCTCAATCTTGCCTGTATTCTCTTCGTATACAGCGTGTACATGTACATGGGGCATATCCTTTGTAATTTCCGTCCACCATCTTACACGTTGTTTATGGTCAACATGTGGAAGGAAACTATCTTTACTAAGCACGTTCTTCTCATAATTCTCATCATATGAAACTATTACATGTAGCTCATCAACCATTGTTGATGCCATTGTCATTGCAAACACATGACCCATATGTATTGGATAAAACTTTCCACCTAAAAATCCTACTGTTTTTGACATTTCTCTTCCCTCTTTCTTTTATCTTCATGCATTTTTCTAGTATTATCTGCTAAAGTTAACCATTGACAATTGCTAGGCTCATAATCTCCATCTGCATCAATTCTGTCAATAGACAATCCTTCCTCATATCCATTTTCTATAGCCCATTTGTAAAATGGTTCAAATTTCTGCCATTCATCGCAAACCTTAATTCCCCTGCCACCATATCGTTCATATCCTGTTATGGTAGGAGTGCTACATCGACCTTTCATTGTAGCCCATAGCTTATAGATTTTAGTCCCATCCATACCATGTTTCTTATTTTGTTTACCTATCTTGCTTAGATTTTCTTTTCTTAGGCAACCGCAAGATTGTTGTTTCCCTGTCCTTACATTTCTATATGCAACATCCTTTTCGTTACCGCAATCGCACTTGACTCGTACATATCGTTCTTTCTTTCTAACATCTAAAATCTCTATGACAGTTAATCTATTGAATCTGTCACCAATTTTTGCTCCCAATTACGCCACCTCATTTTGTTCTTTCGCATTTTTCGACCATTTGATGTAACCATAGATACTGTTGCATAAGTACGCACACCACATAACTAATACTGTAACATTTCCTCCATCATGCATGAAAGCGTTAAACCATAGAATGATAGTTAAAGTGTTTACTGCAATCCATAACAACCATTGTTCTGCATATCGTTTAAGCATTAAAAGTTGAGCTGTAATTGATAATGTTACTGCGAATCCATCAATACCTGCTTGCTTACTGCCAATCATATGTAAGAATACACCGTACAAGATTCCAACCGTTAAAACTGTTAATGCTACGTATAACCAACCTTTTTTTGTTAACTTCTTAGCTTTTACTACTGTATCATTTTCTGTTACTGACTTATTCTTGCTCCAAACATAGAATCCAATAAATTGCATTGGGAAGTATAAGAAAGCATTTAGCATAAACTCACCATATAGCTGTGCACTGTAAGCTATGTAAGCGTATAACGCTGTGTTGATTGCCCCAAAGAAGTAGTTTCCTATTTTTCCTTTGGCTACGAGAACTACGCACAACATACCAGTTAGAGAAGATGCTAGTCCGATTAATGTATCATCGAATGCAAAGTACATATAGATAATAAGTGCTGTGAATGATGTTAACCATGTTAATTCGAATGCTGACCAACCTTTTAATAGTGTTTTCATAATAATTTCCACCTTTACGTTATTTTTTAAAAAACATGAATATAATTTCAAGCATTATACAGAAGATGTCGGCAATTCCTGCAAATATTTCTCCCCAACCAGAGGAATCTTTCTTCTTCTTAGTAATCGTAATCACCCTTTCGAAGCTTCTCTTTCACTTTCTTGCGGTCATTCTTCTTCTTTTTCTTTTCATCTGCCACAGTTGGTGGTGGCATGACCCCTCTTGATTGAGTCATGACACCAATTGTTTTCTTCTTATTTCGCTTCTTTTTCTTTGCCATTGATAGATTCAACTGCCTTTCTAATTTTCTCTTTACGGAATTTCAACTGCTCTGCAACGAATTGCTCAAATGTGTAAGGCACTGCATCTACTCTCTCTGAAAAGTCAACATGGTTTTTATACTGTATTGCAAAGTGTTCAACCAATTCGTTTGTAACTACCTCTTTAATGTGCTCACCATTTGCTAATTTGATTTCCATTGTAGTTTTTCCCATTTGTACCAACCTCCGATTTTTATTATATGGTTATCTTTTGTTTTTGTCAATATCTTTTTTAGCAGGTAGCTTATGTCGATTAATACAATATATATTATATCTTCTTGTATATCTTTATGTTGTATATATCTTTATATATATTGTTAATTAGTCGATTTAGACTACCTGCTAAATTTACTATTCGTGAATCTCTTCGAAATCTGTACCGCCACAATCTGGACACTTCTCAATTTTTGCTCTCTGCATGTGGTCACAGTAGTAACCGCAATCCGTACAAGCATGGATTTCAATTGGATTTAATAAGCTCCCATTTTCGTTTACATCATTTTCATTTGCAAATTCATAGTTTTTCATGTTATAATCTCCCTTTGTGTTTGTTTTTTGTTTACAAGCTTATTGTAGCATGCTACTATTCTGCTGTCAACAGATTATTTATTATTTTTATGCTACCATTTTTAATGTGATGATTTCATTATTATACTCATCTTCGCTGTGAATAATATCAAAGTCTACTAAATACCGTTTATAGTCAACATATTCATCTGGTATCATAATATTTGTATCATTAACCAAATGACGATACCAAATCCAATCTAATAGCTTATTCTGCTCATGAAACTCCTTTCTCGGCTCTGAAATAATTAGAAGACCATCCTGCTTCAATAGACGTTTGAACTCGTTGAATAGTGTAGGCAGGTCTTGTTCTGGTATGTGATGAATAACGTTGCGACAATGAATCGCTTCGAATGAATGGTCTTTAGCTCCTAAGACCTTGTAGTCCTTTATGTAGTAGTCATAGTTAGGCGTACCGACAAAATCACTTGTTAAAAATCCTTGTTTTGGCTGTCTTCCAGAGCCGTAATCTAACTTCATTTCAATCTCTCTCCTTTAATTCATTTTATAAGCCTTGCAAACCCAAGGGTAATCTTCATCGCCTTCTTCATCTGAAAAGAAAAGCTCTAACTCTACTATAAATCCATTTTCCATAGTTACAGTTGCTTCATAGTAGTTTTGTAGCCAATCACAATCACCTTCATTAACATTTTCTATGCCACCCCATTCACTAGGCAAAGTGTCAAATGAATGCTCAATCGCACCTTCATACATTAAGTGGTTGCCAAAAGTATTCTCATGTACTAGTTCTCTAGCCATTCAAATCATTCCTTCCTCTTGTTACTAATCTTGCACTAGTATCCATATTCCTTAAATACTCTTTAGCCTTCTCAAATTGCCCATCAGACATCATCAGAGCCTTTCGGCAATCTAATCTACTAAATTCACCATTCAACTCTTCATAAAGTCGTTGAGCACTTCTCTTTTGGAATTTGCAAGCATAACACAATCCGTCATTCAGCGTGTGTATGATGTAATTCATCGGTGTTTCACAAAACTTACAATTTTCGCTCATGTCATCACCTCCTTATGTACTCATATTACCATCATTAAAATCTGCTGTCAACAGATTTATATTTAAATTTTGGTTCTTCTGCAAAATCTCTTAATTCTGAATCATAATTAATTACATATGTAAGGGCATCAATCTGTATGCTTAGTGCATTAATCATGCTCATTAAACGAGAATACTCCCTTTTATCTGGGTCTGACATTTCAGACCATTTTGAAATAGGATATTTGAATTTATTCGACTCTAAATTGTTTAATTTACTTCTCAATTCTTCACGTTTCTTTAGTATTACATCTAATGTTTTCATATTACAACCCCTCTTTACCTTTCTTGTACACGTCTAGCTTCTTCACGACCTGCTCACCATGCGTGCCTGTTTGAATTACAGATACAGACAACCCAACTGGATAACCTTTCTGTCTAAGAAACTCAAAGATTTCATTTGCTAGTTCTGGATTATGACAATATACAATATCTTCCATATTCGAGAATGGCACTGCCATATGTATTCCTCCCTTTATACACCGTATTTTACTGTACTACGTAGTTCCTCTAACGCTTCTTGATTAACCTCTTCACAGTCTTCCAAGTCTCTTAATGCTTCCTTTGGAGAATACCCTAATGCAAGACCTTCTTGAAAGGCATCTATAGTCTCTCTATAGGTCATCTTACCCCTTACATCAATAGTATTACTTTTACAGCAAACACTACAGCTTTCATGCCAAGTATAATATCTTTTACCGCAATTCTTACATTCCATTTTTCTTCTGAACACTCTCTTTAAAAATTCCAACATAGCAACCACTCCCACCATCTTTTTTTCTTCTCTTCTTCTGGCTCAATAATTGGCTCAAATGCATATTTTATATCTGTTCCAAAGTAACATGGCACTATCGCAACCACTTTAACCAATCTCCATTTCCAATCCCAACCTAAAGCAATAGTGTCTCCAACTTGTGGATAATCATTAAATTGAGGATACGAGAAGAAAACTGTATTCTCGTTGCGGTCAACCCATCCATCGTCTGGATGCGAAGCTTTTACGCCTTGTGAGCGTAAATCTGCTATCCATTGTCTTTTATTTTGCTCCATTTCATCACCAATTTTATTCCAATGATGAATCCATTCTGCGTTATTACTTTCGCAATAACCGTCTTTGCTCTTATAATCATACGCCATACTATCACCCCTTATAAAATTGAGTTTTTATCTATTGACTTTATGATAATCTTCTGCTATTTCATACAGCTTAATCATATCACCAACTGTACTTGCAGTCCTGTCATACCATACAACTTCATTATACTTATTACACCAATCTGCATCGCACATCATACCAATTTTAGTTTCGTACATAGAAACCTCTCTCATGCTATCACCCTTTCATAAAAGTAAACTTTTATCTTGTAATTTTATCTCCAATTAAACTAATTGTATATAAAATTACTAAAACACCAACTAGAATATATATTGGTAAATCATGCTCTAAATACTTAAAATAATCCACTATTTAATCACCTCATAAAAGTAAAATTTTATCCTACTCTACAAATTCCCTTTTATTTATGCTTAAAATTACGCTATCATCTGTATCTGCACCAATTTCTATTTCATGGTCTTCTGTCAATATAGTTACGCCATATGGCTGAATATCAACACTCTCAATCTTTTCTCTGTTAAGGATATTTTTTAGCTCTTTCTCTTCATAATTCATACTATCACCCTTTCATCTCTTCTTTAATCCGTCTGGCTTGAATTTCAATTTCTCATCATCATTCAAATAATGCTTAAATCCTCCCTTGTAATAAAGGCAAATGTTGCCTGCCTTTGTTACACTATAAGCAACAGGAATTAACCTTTCTTTCTGCATATGATATTCCTCACCCTGTAATCTCTTCATATTATCATTTCCTAATCCATCCAATGTATCACTGCAAACTTTCCATTATGCTTTGTAGTAGGATTATACAATTCTTCCTGTACCTTTTCATAATTGTTGAAGTTATCCGTTTCATCAATGACTACATCTATACCTCCCCATTCTTTCTTTACCTGCTCAATATTATTATCTGTAATGGTTTCTATGTAGTATCTCATATGGTTGTTTGTAAACAGTATAACCACCTTTTTATCCATACCTCTCATACTATCTCCCCCTTGCGTACCATTCTCTAAATGGATTTTGACTTAAAACTACTAACCCACCATCTTTAAATCTAACAATCAATTCGCCTGCATGACTTATTTTAACCTCCTTTACTTCTCTATTCTCCATTAACTCTTTAATTCCCTCTATTTTAGACTTATCCATATCAACCCTCCTTAATCTCTCTTAAATCCTCTTCTAGCGTTTCTACAGCGTATTCAAGTCTATCATTATGTACTTTATGTAAGGCATCGTCAACATAGCCTTCAAATCGTTCATAAGCATTGATAATTCTTTTAAATTTATTTGCATTAGTTTCTGTAAATTTAGCCATTGCCAACAATCCTCTTCGACTAAATGTTTCAGCACTGAATAGCACGCACTTTCCTAATATTCCTTTGATATCTTCGCTTGTATAGAAGTGGTGGTAAGACTTGTTAAATTCGTAAAGCTCATGCGGTTGAGGATGAATTTCTGGTCGATTCTTTAATACTACCATTTCCCCATTAACCATAACAGCTCCAAAGCTTACAACATCTATCAACATTTTATTTGGTAAAGACCATCTAAGTTCTTGTACTAACTCTTCTCTATTCATTTTAACCCCTCCACTAATCCTTTTATTTTTAAGATTTGCTCCTTTGTGTAACCCCTTGAATCCCTTAGGTTTAATGAGCCACCCATACTTTTGTAAACAGGAAGCCCAACCTTCTTTAGCTTATTGTATACTTCTTCGCTCAATCCATATGTGTCAGAGATTCTATACTTTCCGCTCATCGCCTTATAAACTACGAGTTTCATATTAACTCCCCCTTTAAAGCATACCATATTTTACAAGATTTTGCCCCTTCATCATAGCAATTCTTGCAGTTTTGTAGAATACTTCCAATTCATTTTCTGTAAGCTTGCGACCTAGTTCTGCTTCTACTTTTTCAAGTGTCTTATTCTTTATTGTAGTGTATTCGTAGATATCCATTCGCTCAACTCCTTGTTAAAATTAAGATTTTATTAACTATAATCCTATTATAAACCCTTAATTATCTGCTGTCAACAGATTTTATACTATTTTTACATGCCATTTACTTACTTCCCAAACTTCGTAATCATCATCTCTTACGTATAAAATTTGACCTCCTACTAAAATATCAACAACCAAACCTTCTTTACGCCCCTCATCCGTAGGGAACTCAACTCTTGTTTCAAATACTTCAAACTCCATATCTATTCCTCCTATAAGCTCATTTGGTCTACATGACCGCATTGTGTGCATTTAATACTGATTTCGTCTGGATGTGTCTGCTTGGCTTCAAAATAACCCATATGATGGCGATTAATAGTGTCTGCAAACAACAGAATATCGTCAATCTTGTCACGTTTCATAGTGAAATTGGAATATGTAATACACATTCCGCATTTGATTGTCATAGTAATATCTAACGCACCGCCTAAACTGTTATTCATCTTATTTATCCTCCTTATAATGCTCAAATGCATTTAATGTGTGAAGCTCAACTTCTAACTGGCTCAATCTATGTTGTGCTTGGATTAAGCTAGGCATAACCATATCTACAGTGTTGCTATGAATATTATCTGCTCCATTGCGTAAAATTGTGTGTAGAAGCGATTCAATTTGCTTTTGAGCATCGCCAATCTGTAACTTTAAAACCTCTTTACGATTTTCCAATAAGCTTTTAGCCTTCATTCTGCTCACGCTCCCTAACTTTTGTAATTGTAAAATCACCGTATATATTGCTATCTAAATGGAATACTCTACCATCCTTCATGATGATGTTTACACCATCAATACTATTGCCCTTGACTGCTTCAATCTTGTCTCCTTCAATATTTAAAATGGTTTTCATTCCGCTTCCTCCTTGTGCTCACATCTTTTAAGATTAAACAATACAGCATTACCTTTAACCTCTACAACGTCATCATTAAATGGCTTTACAAAGCATTTTGCAAGCTTGATTTCAAACTCTTTACCAGTATTGTCATAACTTGCAAAGAAGCTTTCTCTATCATAAAACAATTCAATACCATCTTGATTCGTGTACAAAGTAACGATTTCCATGTCAATTCCTCCTAATCTATTTTGTATCCATTCTCTTTGACTGCTGTTAGCAATGCAATTATATCGTCAATTTCATCTTTGTGTAGGAATATATTACCATTTTGAGATAGGTCGCATAATAAGAACTCATCATCACCTATGTCAACTATTCTTACGCTATCTTTATCTCCCCCAATTGAAAGTGCTCCACCGATATTTACAATTTTATCCTTCATATCAAATTCCTCCCTTGTGTTTTAAAATCAGACTTTTATCTACTCTTCATCATCATAATCCCCACAACTACACATCTCACTAGGTCTTCCGCATTTTGTACAACTATAGTCATCTAATTCATCCCACATAATTTAAACCTCCTTTCTTGTTAAAATGAGAATTTTATTTTGGCACAACTGCTTTTAATCTATTTCCATCCCAATACGCAACTACTTTATCTCCTAATTCTAACTTTTTACCTACCTGCTGTCTTATAAACTCCAACCCTTTTATCATACCATAGCTGTCATACTCGTTACTTGCACCTGTATACACATCGCCCTCAACTTTAACTACCTCATATTCAACTTTTCGTTCTGGCTGTATCTCTTCTTGAACATCTGCATTCTGTCGATTCTCATGTGCGTGATATCCAATTGCAAACCCTCCAAGGAGGGTTGTTGCAAGTGACATTGTTATAATAAACTTCTTCATGTTTTACCCCTCCTTAGTTATATGTGTCAATCGTTAATGTCAATGTTCTCTTTTCAAAGTCAATTTTATAATGACTGTAGCAAATTTGCTCTGTTAAATGATTGTCAATAACGAAGTCTGCTCCTAATTCTCCATCTGAATATTCTCTTACAGACTGGATATAGTCTTGTCGGATATACCTTTCATCTTGTGTTGTATCTAAATCTCCTAATGAGATGTTTCCGCAAACCGCAACCAAATCCTCATAACTAGTTTCTAATTGTTTACCGTTGATGATTACAACCCCTTCGCTGATTCCTTCAATTTCATTACCACCGATTAAATGTGCTACTATCATTTTTCATTTCCCCTTTTCGTTTATAATTTGTTTTTCTTAACTGTCTTTATCTTACCATGTTATTAATCTGCTGTCAACAGACTTTAGGATAAAATTTTTATTTTCCTAGCAATCCTTTATTATGCAGGTCTTTCTTGTGTTCTCGGTGCTTTTTCATGTANTCCTTATGCTTATCTTTGCTGTAGTAAGCACCTTGCTTTTGCTTCTCTGCTAAACGTTGTTTAGCTAACTCTTTTCTTTCTGGAAACAATGTGAACTGTATTAATCGCTTGCTTACTTTGTATTTTCTAGCTAAAGCATTGATACTGATTGAACCAGTTTCATACTCCTGTACAATCTGTTCTTTGTCTGCAACTGTTAGCTTAACTCGTTTGTCAAGCTTTTCATTGTTTATAGCTACTTTATCTAATTTTGATGGCACTTGAATCACCTCTTAATGTTATTATATTCAATATACACCACCTCCATTCGTCTGTCAACAGATTTTTAAATTTATTTCCATACCTTTCTAGGTGTAATGTAAGCCTTCTTAAATCCGTTCCAATTACGTTTATTCCTCACAAATAGTCCTTGCTTTGGAGAGAACCCTTCTACCTTTAGATATTCCTTTGCATCATCATAGCTTTCAAATATGTATTCGCAAACCCACTGGTTGTGGGTTTCGTTTTCAAATGTGATTGTAAACATGTTGTCACCCTCTTTTTATCATTTCAATTAATCTACCAATTCCAACCGCTCCACAAATCATGCTACCTACAGCAAACCATTCCATGCTACCATCTCCTTATTCTTTTTTGCTCCATATATTTAATAATATATAACTATCCTCATTTAACGGTACTTTTTCTGAATTAACTAAATTACCATCCTTCATTAATTCATCTCTCTTCTCCCACGCTCTTGTTTGACTTGTGTACGCACCTGCAATTGTAACACGATTATCATCACCTTGGATAAACACTAAGTATACATATTTCATAAGTAATCCTCCTTAATCAAACTAAAATTTTATCCATTTATACGTTCAAGTATATCAACAATCCACTCACATTCTTCACAAACAACTGTTAGCAGTTTATTTGTTTCTTTGTCTCTAACTTCACTCACTCTTGTTCCGCAAATATCACAACATTCATTAGTTTCTATAAATTTAATATCTGATTCTGTGTATGTTTTCATATTATCACCCTTTCATAAAACAATCCTTTTATTCATTATCTTTAAAGAATAAACCAACTTCTCTTACTGATATTACATCACCATATTTACCATCAGCATAAATAACTGCATCTACAATATTCTTTGCTCCATATGTTGCAAATTCAACATATGTTCCTTGGTCATCGCCTTGCCAATACTCGACACGAAATTCTTTAAACATGATAACCACCCCTTTATTTGGTCAAATACTTAATCTTCTTCATTGCTTCCTCATAGCTGATTAAACCCTTTTCAGCTTTATCACATATAGCTTTGATTTGTCTAAGTGTTTCGCCCATGCTATCACTCCTTTATAAAAAGATTTCTTTTATCTGTTACTACACACATATCTAAACGCTCCACCTAGCTCTCCATAGCTTACGAAGTAAGTGGCAACATCTTGACCATACTGTCTTTGCATAATTGTATATACATAACAGCTACCGTCTGCATGTTTTATTTTACCAACTACTGTGTACTCATAGTCCTTTCTTGAATACACCTCTCCTATGTTCATCTCCATATTATCACCTCATAAAAGATTTATTTTATCCCATTAATAACCAAATTGATATTATTAGTACCGCACCACATATAAAACCATTGACAAATGAATCCGCTTCACGTTCAATCATATGTCATACCCCATTACAAGTTTTACGTTTCCAAAATCACGATGCATTTCGCATGATATCTCCCACAGTAAATTAGCACTTAGTTCCAACCCCTTTTTAAAAGCTAACACTGAATTGTGTGTATCTCTTTCATCATATATAAACTTCCCTATTTTTTCCATATTGCAATATAATTCATATATTTCAAAGTCATTATGTGATACCTCTACTTCATGGAAGTCTACTCTCATAATCCCTTCACCTTCTCTTCCCATTTATCAACTTTTTCACGTGTCAATCTGTGAATATCAGAATTGTTGCCACCAAGTTTAAATATCAATGAGTATGCCACAATCATCACATCTACACACTCTTCAATTACGTCCTCTGCACCTAGCTTTTTATATTCAGAGCCACTTGCCTTTAGATGTGATAAAAGAGCCTGTGACACCTCTCCTACCTCTTCTGACATCTTTAAAGCAATTTGTTCTAGTGATTTTTCATTCTCCATGCTTAACTTGATAATCTTATCCATTGTTCCCATGATATCACCTCATAAAATATTTAATTTATAATTTCAAAATGCTGTTGAAACCATTTATCTTTGTCATTTAAAGTTCCTAAACTATGCTCTTCTCCTTGATTGTTAATCGCTTCCAAATATGTTGCATCGAAATCTGTCTCATATGTCTCTCCCTTTGTAAATGCAACTTCCAATGACTCATCCATAACAACATCCTTAATACATTTAATTCGCTGTTTCATTTCGATTTCCTCCCTATATAAAATTTGTTTTATAATTATTCGAAATAACTTTCCATAGGTTTATTGCCACCGATTAGCTCAAATCTATCTAGAATAAACTTATCTAATTCATCGCTTGTTATACCGTTGTGCTCTTTCTTCATCCCATACATGATTTCATCAAATGCTCCACCATGTTCTGGATATTTCTTTCTAAGAATAAATCCAACCGTTTGCCAATGCTCTGCAAAGTTGCATTCGTAAAATGTCTTATCTGAATTATCAGCCACACCCAAACCACTACAGCCTTGTTTTTGATATCTAAATACTAAATCATTAAATCTATCTGTAAGCATCATGTAGTGTGCAATCCGTTCGCAATCCTTATTGTCTTCGAATGTGATATACTCAATGCTGTCTTTAGTCACATACTCATTCAAAAGACCTTCTAACTCTTCATCCTCTAATGTTCTAAGATATTCGAACACTGCAAACCTAACACTTTGAGAATGCTCTTCATTTCCGTTATACTCTTTCTCTAAATGAATTTGCAACATCAATCTTGTTAAAGCCAAAGGCTCATATGTGAATCCAATCTTTTCCATATTAATCTCTCCCTTTATAATTTCTGTAATATGGTTCTAGGTCTTTCATGATACTTACTAATGCTCCATACTGGTCATTCTCTAAAGAGTTTTGATATAGAAACATATTAGATAGAAGATGTCTGAATGCTCCTAGCTGTTGAATAACTTCATTTACCTCTTCTTCTGATAGTGTGATACCATTATCTTCACTACGCATCTGTTTAAGATAAAGGTGTCTGTGAAGCAAATCAAGCTTTCCTAAGTTTCCTGCTTTTTCAAATTCCATTACAATTCCTCCTTAAAATTCAATCTTCACTTCTGCACCATCTCTTGATAAGAAGTCGATAGATTCTCTTAATACATGCTCTGCATCGTCATATACTCTATTCCCTAATACTAAACTAATGTAACCATCCATACCATCTCCACCAACCCAACCATCAGCAGGTGCGATTTCGTAATCATAACCCTCACATACAAGCGTCACTTCCATACCTTCTTTTAGCATTTCAACTGCTTCTTCAAATGTGTTAGTCATCTCAATCTCTCCCTTATGTTTTATTTTCAATCAATATAATTATATCTAACTTTACCTGTGAATGAATCATGCACACTACCCATGCGAATATCAACAAATGTGCTGTTAGTAAAGTACATTCTAATCTTTACTGGATTACCTTCTATGTGTTCAAGTTCTACGACTTTATATACTGTCAAGCCCTCTGTTAACTTTAAAGCCATGATTGGACAAACAAAGTCATCCTTTAATCTGTCGATTTCATCTTCTTTAAACTTGCATACATAACCATTTATGAACTCACACACATACGGTCTTTCTACTTCTTCACCTATATAGTCTGTGATAGTGAACAATGAACCTGCTTGTAAGCCACCATGCTCATCACCACACCAGATTCGAAACAATGTTTTAAGCACTTGCCCTTTTTCGTATTTCATATTCATCCTCCTTTGTGTTTGGCTTACTTATAATATACTATATTCAAGTTCTGCTGTCAACAGAACTTGAAATTTATTTTTATTTTACCAATCGTCATCGTCACTGTAATAATCGCTACTGCTAGAGCTTGAATTGTTATTCTTATTATTACTACGACCAGAGCTACCACCCCTAGCGGAAGATGCTAATACTACTGAAAGCAGAAACGCTACAGTACATATAATCGCTATCCACATATTATTTCTCTCCTTTTGATTCTGATTTTAATTCTGTGAATACAAAGTATCCATTGACATAATTAAACTCCGTACCTTCTTGTGCATCCTGCTCTACTTGTTTAATCTTTAGATGCGGATTCTTTTCTTTAAAGTTCTTGTACTGTAGTGGGAAATCCTTTTTACCGCTATCATGAGGTAAGTAGTAAACTTCATTCTCCACTAATTCAGTATAACTAGGATTTGGCAAATCCTTCTCTGTTGATTCGTTATAGTTCTTGTATCCACTGCTACAACCCATTAAAGATATTGACAGACCCATCATTGCAATAATACCGATAATTTTCTTTTTCATATTATTTCCCTCCATTTAATTCAATAATAAATCCTTCTCCACCTTTACGACCCTTTGCCACTTCATCACCATCTTTATATGTGTGCACATGACGACTTATTCTTGCACGTGATTTAATTGTACCACTTAACTCATACGCTTCCGCATTCGTCTTGATGATTAGGTTGCCTTCTAATGTCACAATAGCAATACCAAGTCTCCCATTATGTATTTCAATCTCATCTCCTGTGTATAACTCTATTCCATTTAAATAATGACCAGTTGGTTTACCTATTGAAAATCTAGTTACATTGCGAAGATGTGCACGACCTGTCTGTGAGAACATCTTTTTCGTTTCGTTGGCAAAATTAGCGTACTCATCTCTAATCTCCTTAATTTCTTCCTTATGATTATCGTTAATCTCTTCAATTTTCTTATGCACCGCCTTTAATGATACTGACATGTCTTTATCAGCAAATATGACCATTATCCTCAAATCCCTTCATAAAATGTGGTTTTTATCAATATTTTCTATGTATCTAAAACCCTCTCAATAGAGAGGATTTTAGTATGTTGGGTCTTGGTACGCTCTGGCACTCCCAAACCCTACTCCCATATGGTCATTGCCTGCAATCTTCCATTTACCGTTTTTACGCTTTGTCACCCTCTGTTCTTGTGATTTTGGCTCTGGTGTGACAATCCACTTCTGACTTCCAAAATAATCATGACCGCCTTCTTTATCTGCTGTGAAATGTGCTCTCTTAATCCATACACTCTTCCCAGATTCACTTATGCGTGATACATGAGCAGGATATAAATCACTGCCCACATTGAACGTACATGGCATTCCTGCCACAATCTCACGCTCTTCTGAAATCCAACCTTGACCTTCTACATGCTCTTCATGAATATACATTGCCTTTGCCATATTACATTACCTCCCCAATGATAGCTTTGATTAAATCTGCATCATATGAAACTGACTCATTAGTGACAGTGTTGTAAATCACATATTTATCAGTTATTGCCTTGTAAATTAAGTATGCTTGCGGATATCTTTCACTAAATTCTGTTTGTTTCTCGAACACTTTAGAATCAGCTTTATGCCATTGTTTAGCTCTGTTGACACCGTTCTTTGCATATCTACCATACTTATCTTCAATTGCTTTCATTGTGATTGGTTGTAACATCTTAATCGCTCCCTTTTATGTTTATATTAGTTTTTATTCCAACGTCCTGCAAATGTCTCACCATCATGTGCACCGTTTGCATCGTAGTAGTTAACTCGAACCCATCCGTTATTCTGGAATGTTTTTACTTCCATTCCTACGCCTTGCTCTAATGCGATTACCACATCTTCACCATCTTCATTAATAGTGCTATAAAGGTTGCTTTCTCTATTCTGAACTAAACCCTTACGAACTTCAATATCTGTCATATCAATCGCTAATTTTTTCATCTCAATCTCTCCTTTTGTTTTGTTAAGTTAATCTTATCAGTTATTTACTCTGCTGTCAACAGATTGTTGAGCAAATCTTTCATTTGTTTCTTCAATCCTATTTTCCATAAACTCAATTGCTACTCTTTGACTAGGTTGATGCCATGAATATGAACGATAGTTATCTTTTTCATGTGTAGTAATGTAAAGACCTGCGGGATTTCCTTTTCTACCTCCACGAACGCTAGTGTACATTGTGCTCTCATTGATTTCTGCTTCAAAGTAAATGTTCTCATTTGCTCTTACAATAACTCTTGGCTTCCAAGATACAAGATTCTTATCCTCAACTGTGTAACCCATTTCTTCTGCCCATTTACGGATTTTAGTGAACGTTTTCTTTGTCATTTGTGTTTCCTCCCTTATTATACTTGATATACTTCAATTTCTCCATCAACTACGTTATAGTTAGCTTTTAATGTCTTTCTGACTGCTTCTGCACGCTTCATTGCTTCTTTCTCTGTGCCATACGTATTTAAATCAAAATACGTATCGTCATCCGTCATAAAGTTTGATACAACTTCTACAATGAAACCTTCTTCATCATTATCATCATAATTGTAAATTCGAACCGTTAAATCATTTAAGCTTCTTAGCTTATTTAGCTTTTGTTTAAGCTCTCTGATACTCATGTGAACTTGATTTTCTAGTTTAGTCATTTATGTAACCCCCTGCTCTTTATCTTGATATCATCTTACCATATCCTCAACTCTGCTGTCAACAGAATTGAGGATATTTTTTATTATTTATTTTCTGGCTTCTCTTTATGCGAGAATGTGAATACACCTATATGATAATCCTTGTTCTTTAGCTCTGTTTCATGTACAATCTCCACACTTCTTTTACTTGTGTACGGTCTTCCAATCATTACATCGCCCTTCATTAAAATGTAAATTTCATTTGTATTCATATTATTTTCCTCCTTCATTAGTTGGTTTTTCGTAGTAATTATACATCGACTTATTACCACAATCCCATGAGTCATAGTAATACCCATCTTGGCACGTTACGATGTGATTTGCTACGTTTAATACATATGTACCCTTCTTGAACTTTTCAGCGAACTGTGCCACTCTAAGGCGTTTGTCACCCTTTTTAATTACCATCTTACGAAGGATGAATCCGTTTCTTACAAGATACTCTTTCCACACCTCATCAGAGTTTGGCATACATTTTAATTCAAACCCTAATTCGAACAATTCTCTGTATACTGTATCCCAGTCTTTACCTGTTGCTTTACACATTGCACGAACTACACAATCACCTGTTTCTAGTTTCTTTGGATTTGGATTAAAATATCTGTTTCTAGTTTTCTTTTTAACTGATATTACTCTTGTCATGTCAATCTCTCCCTTAGTATAGTTTTCTCTTAATCTCATCTTGCTTTGCGAACGCTCTAGTATCCATTTCACTCATTCTTATCCAATATTTATGGTCATCGCTCATATTCCAATACTCATCAATATCACTAGCGAACTTAATCTCACGATACTCTTGTAATAGTGCTAATGCTTCTGCATTGCTCTTTACACGATTTGGATTAGGGTCTAGGTTATCTCCATCTATAATCTCTACAGTGAGCTTATCATTATTCTCTTCAACTAGAACTCTTGCGAACCATCCATAATCATAATCGCAAACTGTTTTGATTGCACCTCTTTCTAGCCATTCAGTTCCACTTGGATGATGAGGTAGTAATGTTAAGAACTTTAAGATATTGTCACGCAATTCAACTGTAAACGGCTTACCATTGGCTTTAACAACATAATCTAATGCTTCTCGAACTGTCATTTGCATTTTAATTCCCCCTTATTGGATATGTATTGCCTTGATAAGCTCATGACCTTCTGCTAAAAACAATGATAGCTTACTTTTAGTCTCAAACTCTAGCGTTACTAACTCACCTGTATTAAGCTTAATTCTTGCTTTAATCATTTTCATTTCCCCTCTCTTTAACTTACCTTCATTTTATCATATGTTGTTTCTGCTGTCAACAGACTATTTTGTATTTGTTTTTTTATTTTGTGCGAATCCGTAAACTAAATTCATTGCGTAGTTTATGTATGTATCAATGTTCTTGCCTTTACCTGTTTCGATTGCAGTTTCTACAATTTCAATCGCCATTAGTTTAGGTACGCCATGCTTCATTACTTCTTTAACATGTTTTCTCATTAACAATTCATTCATATGTAATCTCTCCCTTTCGCCTTATACTATAATGTATGCGGTTATATCATTATTATTACCTTTTGTGGAAGATTTTACACACTTATTTTTAGAATAGTTTTTCAACTACCATTAATAGAACAAATGTGATTGGGGCTAAGATAACTAACCTTCTGCCATGCTCCACACGATTTGCAATCGTTACTGCTCCAAATATAATAGCCATGAAAACAAAGAACTTAATGAATCCTAATGCGAACATATTCAACATCTCCCTTTGATTTGATAATTTTATTATAAATGAAGTTCTATCTCCTGTCAACAGATAATATAATAAAAAGGAGATGGTAATCATCTCCTTTTTTCACGTGCCACTTTGAAGCCTTCATTCATACGTTTTCTGTCATGACCCCAAGGTTGGAAGAAGTGCTTCTTGTTCTTCTTCTGGTCTATAAGCTCCTGCATTGACTTTGGTCTTGTATTTTTCGACTCTAAGTCTCCATAATTAAAGCAGTTGCGTAAACCCCTACCTGCAAATCCACGACCACCAAAACAATTAATTATGTGACCTTTACCCATCATCATTCCACCTTGCATACCAACAATATTAAAACCAATATCTCTATGCTTATTGTCATCTGCAATACGTTTTATTTGCTTTACATAATCTACCCATGACTGCTTATGAGAAACTTTATCAAATTCCATGTCAAATATGATGCGTCTATGCATTTGTGGTTTCGGTCTTTCCTTTTGAATCTTAGCTTTCAATATCATTTCGCCAAGTTCAGCAGGGTTATGTATAGCTTCAATTTGCTCTTCTAGGTCTTTCTTCGCTTCTTCTTCTTTATCTGCTGTTATGTATTTCTCTGTACGCTCACAAACCCAACCAATAGCGTTCTGGATTGCATCAACATCATCTTCTAAAGAGTTTGTGTTTTTAATATATTTCATCATTTGTGGGCTATACTTCTCAAAGAATCCAACATCCACTAGTACAGGCATACCAGTTTTAGAATCAATCATTACATTCTTAGAATGCATATCATTTGGCTCAAATCCTGCCATTGCAATGTCTCTTAGCATTTGTTTGAATGCTACATTGAATCTAGGGTTAATAAATGCACTTTTACCGCTTCTTCTCTTATTTACAAACTCATCCACTGTTATCCCACGTACTCGACTAACAATCATAAAGTCACTGCCGTATGTAGCATATAGGCGTGGGACGAAATCAAATTGTTGAAGCTCTTTTAAAGTTTGAGCATCTTCTGGCTCATCTCCCTTGTGCCAATGTACATGTCTACGAGAATATTTAATTGCATAGTCTTTATAGCCGTATACTGTGCCATACTGCCCACGCCCTAATTCTTTTAAGTCTTCATCCATAGATTCTGAACCGTTTTCCATCAACGATACTAAATATTCTAATTCATGTTGGGGGATACCATCATTATAAATTTTAGCTCCTTTAAACTCTCGTACAGTTTCAACGCAAGATAATACTGCTGTCATAGATAATCTCTCCTTTTTTAATAGTGTTTGGGTATCTATGTTGTAATTCGTGTGTGTTTTAGTTCTTGTCTATAATATACTATTCTATTTTTCTGTTGTCAACAGATTATATAATTATTTTTTGCTTTTATTTTAAATAGGGGTAATAAAATTGAAATTTGGCTATAAATATAGATTTGAAGCCGTTTTGTGGCAAGGCAATTGGGCATGGATAATGATAATTATGTTTATAGAGGGGATTTGCTTTACATTTGTAGCAAGGCAATTTCTGCATAAAATACGAATTTTATCAATATTTTAGGGGTCTGTTTCTTCCCTCTATAGACAGTGTTTTAACATTGCTCTTGTTTTGTACCAACGCAAGCGTACATTTAGGAGGGTCTTGTGGCTCAAATTCGCCTAGTTTTACAGGTTTGCAATGCTTTTGTACCAAGGCAAAGAAAAAGAGCCTAAATCGGCTCTACTGCTCTCCCCATCAACATATCCATCATCACTTCGAATGTCCACGCATCGCTATACTTTATATCCAGTTCCGCTTGCGTTAACAGGTCGTCAATGTTGACTTCTAAGTCCATTATTCCATCCTGCTTGTGCTTATATATTGTTATGATTGGCTTTTTGTTCTCGTAAACTATCACCACCACATCATCATTAGTATATGTTTCGCCATTAATTTCTATTTCATCTTGCAATCGTGTTACTTCATATCCTTCCATCTCTCTAATCTTCATTACTGTGTCATTATATAATCCATATCGACCTTTGTTACCTCTTCTAATTGCTTCCTGTAATACAATCACCATACCATTACGAATTGCAACCAATTTGTCTCTATTCATCATTATCTCTCCCTTATATAATTATTATTTGTTTTTATTATGTAAATACAGATAGCCTACGATAGACTATCTGCTCCTTTTGGTATATCTGCGATGCACTGCAATGTTTGTTCTGGATTCGGTATTGTTTTTAATAATGCATTCTGTATTGTTGTTGTTGATTGACTATATTTACTTACATTTACTATATATGTGTAGCTACCATCTCTTTTACGTTTACGTTCTCCCAGACATGTGTTATGATGATACAGTCTGTCACCATCAATGAATAAGTTCTTTGTTCTCTGTCTGCTCAATCCTGTTACAAATGCGAATACAACATCTACGTTTCTCATGTTTATCACTCCATTTATTTTATTTGTTGATGCTATTGTATTACTCATTATAATCTATTGTCAACAGATTTATGATAAAAATAAAAAATAATTATTTAAACCATGTTTCTTCCTATATGTATGTTGTGTGCATCGCCCACGAATATTTGAAGTGCCATTATTATACTGCGTTTTGTGAGATTTTTTTGAGTTTTTCTTTTTTCTCGAAAAATCCCACAGGCAAACGCACGCACGCCCCACGCCTGCGAATACACATGCGTATGCATACACGCACGCACGCACACGTACACACGTTACCCCACGAATTTCGCACGTGCCGAAATTATATAGCGTTTTCTGGGATTTTTATGAGTTTTTCTTTTTTCTCAGATTTTTTACCAGACTATTTTAAAAACGGAAATCTGAATTTAGGAAGCCCGAATAGCCACACATTTGAATACTACGATATATATACTTGAATTACAATAGCTACTAATATTAAATAAGTCACACATATATATATAGTTAGTTATTAAATGTTGGTCGCTACATAAAAGTAAGTAACAAATAATATGTCATTAAAGAATAAAAAATGCACTGCTGTATAATAGTAAGAAAGACTACTAAAGGTAATCGGTATGACAATTTGTAACTAACTATATAAATGTAAGTAAACATATTATTCATTAGTTGTTTATTAAATGTAAGTACAGCCACATTATATTAATTGCTAATAATAAGTAAGTAACAATACATAAAGTAAGTAACTACAGAAAATATATAAAATAACAAAATATAATAAACTATTATAAATTCACCTGCTAATAAAATATACACATGCTAACATAAAGTAAGTTACAAATTAAATATAGTTACTTACATTTGTATAGCAAATAATAAATAATCTATATCGCAATCATACAATATATAATATGTCAAGAAAAACTTGTATTTTGGGCTTGTTTTTCTCCTAAATATTGGATATACATTTATGCAGTGATATGCATTATTTTTGCATAAAGGTTTAAAACCTCTTTAAACGTTATTATATCAATGGTTTATCATTATTTTTTACGCTCATTATCTATTTTTAAAAGTACCAAACGTGCATAAATCCAATATAGGTACAAATACCTTAAAAGAGCTTAAAAACGATTCTGGGGCAATCTGGGGCTTCTAAATAAATATCATAAAAATACAATATAAATCATGGGTTATATTACAAATTTAGCTTGTATTTGAAATATATTTGTAACACTACTGCAATATAAATATGAAAAGTTGGCACGAAAATTGCTATCTATATAAAGCGGATTTTTGCCCCAAATTCGAACGCAAATTTTCCCTTATAATAGAAGAAACTCGAAATCATAAAAAAACGTGTTTTGTAACATAACTGTAATATTCCTGTTATTTGTTTGTAACATAATCCATGATATATTATGTGTGTAGCAAGGGAACAACAAAAGAAACAAACGTTCGGTTTTCTTATCGAAAACAGGATGTTGACAGCAGATTCAAAAGGTGCTAATATAAAGGAGTACCAAATAACACAAAAGGAGTTGTCAATAAATGACAATTAGAAAATTCATTAAAGTAAATAGTATCGAAATTCAACAGGGACTATGTTCTGTATGTTTCCGAATTGTAAGTGACTTAGATTCAATGCATAGCGTTGAAATAACACATGGTAAACTTTACGAACTGTTAGACAGTGCGAACGAAGTTAAAACATGTGAAATGAACGAAAATAACCAAACTAGATTTTGCAAGTTCCGTCAAGGTATGATTTGGTATACTGCTTACATTAATCAGTATTACAAAAAATAAAAAATAATTTCTTAAAAAGAAGGAATTAAAACAAGCGATAGCGAATATAATTAAGTATAGAAACAAAAACAAAAAATAATGATATAAAAGGAGCTAACAAAAATGGCTAAATTATTAGGTGAAAAAGCAGTGTTCAACAGATTACAAAAGGAGCTTGACAAACGTTTTACAGAGGAACAACAGGAATTTATCGGTTTTGGAAATGATATAGAAGGCGAAAAGAGTCATACATGGGTTTGCGAACATGAAGGAAAAACCTTCCACCTCATTTGTAACAAGGTAAACGGAAAAGTAGAATATAAGGAGTTCGGAACAACTCGCAAAAATAATAACGTGAATGTTAACTACTAATTTTTGAAATGATACTCTGCTTACTAAAAGTTAGTAAGCAGGAATGATTTTAAAAATTATAACACAAAAGGGGAAATGACAAAATGAAACAAACAATTACTTTAGGTGAATACAAAGATTTACAAATGGTGCAAAATGAATTACATTCAGCAGAGGATAAAATCGTAAATACTGGATATGGTTTGGATATGGTACACAAATTGCAGGAAACTTTTACAGAGGAATTGGAAGAAAATGAAGTAAATGAAATCTTTGAACTATTGCAAGAACATGGAACAGAAACAATTGCAACTTATACAATTAGTAATAATATGGGATATGAAATCATTTATACAGATGATGAACAGGCAATAATTAAAAAGGAAGACGACTTGTATTTATGTGAAGTGTTAGGATTTTCGGAAACTGTCGAAGAATTGGAGATAGACGAAGACGACAGGGAAGACATGAACGAAGATACATTCTATATCATTTACGAAAATTCATACATTCCATTAGATGAATGTATGAGAACAAACTAAAAGGAGCGGTTAACATGTTAAAATGGTTTGCAAGGCTTTTCAAAAAGGAATCGCATCAAGATGTATATATCAGAAAAATTAATTCGGTTGCACAGTTAGCCGATGAACTAGCTTTAAAAGTTCGCAAATAGTTTCACGTGAAACATAACAAAAAACTAAAAAATGAAAAGGTGGAAAATTAAAATGACAAACTCAACTAAATTCGAATTATCAAACACAAAAGGCTCTTACTATGTTAGTGATTTACGAAATGAAATGTATGTGTATAACAACATTGATGAAAACATTTTCAACATTCAAGGACATGATGAAGGCGTTTCGGTTGACTTTACACAAATGACTCATGAGGAAATTGTGGAATATCTGGAAAACAATTACAGTGTAGAAATTGAGGATATGGAAGGAAAGGACATCATTGAATTAATCCAAAATATAGCAAATGATACGACAAACAATGTTACAAAAGAGGTTGCCGAGTATTTACTAGGCTATACGGATAGTAGGGAAGATTTGGAAAGTCATATGAGCGACATATTAAATTATGGATGTGTGAGCGGTTGTGTCAGTCCTATGATTTATTACAAGGATACTAATGAATTTTTCGATAAGCATTATGAGGAAATACAAGAATTAGCACAAGAAGAAAGACGAATGACAGGTTTTGACATCCTTAAACAAATTGCAGAACATGAACAGGATTTAAAGAATTATATGTCATGGTTTGCATGGGAAACTACTGTACGTAACATTGCAAATCAAATTGAATTAGATATTTAAAAAAGAAGGAATATAACAGGCACACGTTGAATATAATATAGTAAGAACAAAAAATAATGATATAAAAAGGAGCGGTTAACAATGGCATATCCACAAGCTTATGACCCAGTACAAGGACAAAAATTTCAAATTTTGGTAAAAACTCCATATGATAGAGCTTATGAACATTGCGACTATGCAGAGGACAAAGCGGAATTAAAACACTTATTAGAAAACTATCGCATGTCATATGGTGGCGGTTTCACTTTCAAAACAATTACACTGCCCCAAAAGTATTGGAAGAAATAGGATTTTTAAAAATGAATCTGCTTACTAGTTACTTACAATTAGTAAGCAGGATTGATTTTTAAAAATTAATAAAATAGTTCTTTTATTAAAATAATTATAAACAAGGAGTGTTTACAATGTGGAAAAATTTAGAATTATACAGTGATACTTATGTTAAAAATAGTGATAATATGATTTACAAGTTAACTGACTTTAGACAGTTACAAGATTCGGAAATAGGCTTTTTGTTCTCTATGGAATTGGTGGCAGGCTATGACTATATCAATCCAGATTACAACAATGTTCAAGGTTATGTATCTAAAGAAAATTTTGTCGAAGATGTACATTCTTATGATATTACATTCTACCCACTAGCAGAAACATTAAAGGAAGCATTAAGCGACAACGATTTTGAAATTATCAATATTAATGATTACACAATACACCAGTTTAAAGGATGTGAAGAATGATGAAAGGTTTCTATCATTATGACTCACATAAAGGAAAGTATATATGGATTATTGAATGTATGGGCGTTCAAGTCGATTCTGGGGAATGTGGTACAAAATCCCAAATGACAGAAACTAGAATCAAACATCCTTTAGTTAGTTGGAGCGAATACTAAATAATAATTATTATAAATAAGGAGTGGTTACAATGAGAATGGATTGGTCAATGTTCCCAATTACAGAAAATGGAATTACAGAGTATTACATGACAAATGCACCACTAAATATTTTAACTGCCATGTTTTTACAGTCTGAAAATGTAAATGAATTTATTGAAGTATTACAAGAATTGAATTTTGATATTGGAAAATATTTTCCATCCGTTTCATTAGATTTTGATAGTAAATAACTTTTAGTTTGATTCTGCTTATTAAATAGCTACTTACATTTAATAAGCAGTGGTGAAACTAAAATTTAAAAAACACTTGACAAAATGAATTTTATCACCTCATTCTATATGCGAAAAATACAATATCCTCACAGTAAGGTTTTAGCGTCCTACCTAATACACTTACAAGGGCATATCCTTAAATCTGCTCACAGGCGATTTTGGAGCGTTTAAAAGGTATGTTGACAAAATCAAAAATCTATGATTCGAAAAATTGGGTCTTGACAAAATTTATTTTTATGCTTATGCCTAAAATCGTTATTTTTGTTGCATAATCGTTTGACAGAAGATTTACTTCTATGTTAATATATAAGAGTACCAGATAGGACAACGAAACAAGAACGGCTGTTCGGTTTCTTGTCAAGTAAAATCTTTTTAAAAAACTTTTTATTAAAAGAAGGAATATAAAAAGATTTGGCGAATATATATAAGTATAGAACAAAAACAAAAAATAATGATTTAATGGAGGTTTTAAAATGGAAACTTACAATCAATTACCAAAAGCAATGATGTTATTAAACCAAGGATGTGATGAGGACTTTGTAGCAAGCGAAGTTTTAAAAGGCTTGCAAGATGTAAATGTTTATTCTCGTTACGGTATCGCACATAAAATTGTTGATAAGGCTGTAAAGGAATTAAATGCTCTCTATAATAAGAAATACGAAATTACGTTCTTGTTCGATGGTAAAAAAGAGGTAATACAAGTTGATGCTAGAAATTGTGCCCACGCTGATTATTTGGCAGATGAACACGCTATAAAAAATGATTTCCCCACTCATACATGCAGAATCAAACAATTGGAGGTGAACAACTAATGAAGTTAAATTCATATGTTGGTTTGGTTGTGGATAACATGGTAATAACTGGAATAGGTAAATATTACGATTTTTCAACTGATAGAGTAGAACAAAGTTTCGTTATAAATGATAGATATGAAATAAATTGTCAACTATTTATAAAATCATATATGTAATTTTTGGTAAAACCTGCCTACTTACTAAATGTAAGTAGTTGGGATTGTATCAAAAATAAAACATAAAAAGGTGGAATTAAAATGAAAAATCTATTTAAAAAAGTGGTAACAGTTGGAGCAATTGCAGGTGCATTTGTAACAGGTTATTTTGTAAATGAAAATGATAGTGTGAAAGTAGAAACACCAGTACAAGCGGAAACAAAACAAACTGATAGAATTGCAGTAGCTCCAAACGATGAAAGAAACGTGTTCACGCAATACTTTACAATTACGAAGCTTGACGAAAAAGGTGCAGACGTTCAAAACCAATATAATGAAAAAGATAACTATTACATTGACAAACATGATTTTGATACTGATTTCGATAAATTACAAGTTGGCACGAAAATTGCAGTAACATTTGACCATGACACAACAATAACAGCCGAATTGGATACACGAGAAACTTATATATTCAATGTTATTGATTCTAAAGAATATGGAATCGAAATTGATAACGAAAAATTCGTGTTCGCTGTTAATAAGGATAATTCAGCAGATATGACAACAATTGACAAAAAAGATTATGTGATTGGCGACATGGTAGAAGTTACATTCAAAGATAATGATATAGAAATTGCGACAGATAAGAAAATTGGGTCGTGGAAAGATAAGGAAAAAATTGTCGAAAAAGTAGTAGAAAAGCCAGTGGAAAAAACTGTATATGTTGAAAAAGAAGAAAATCAAAAAAGTCAAGTAAAAAATGATTCTCAAAATGTTGAAAAATTAGTGCAACAAAATACCGAAATTGTCAAGGAAAAAGAAAAGCCTGTTCAAAAACAAGAATCAAAACCACAAAATGAGCAAAAAGTCAACAAAAATGTAGAAACACCAAAAACCGAACAAAAAGCAGTTAAAAAAGAAGAAAATACGGAAAAACAAACACCTGCTAAAAACGAACAAAAACAAGAAATTAAAAAGGAAAGTTCGGATTCTAAAAAAGACCCAAATGAAGGAAAACAAGGTTATATACAGGATGGTAACGGAAAATGGATTACAGAACAAGAATATGACAAAATGGCATTCGAAGAAAATGCAAAAGAAGACCCAAACAGAAATAATCCAGATTATGTACAAACAGAGGATGGAAGTTTTGTCCCTAAAAACTTTTGGGATTGATTCATACAATTGGGGATATGTCAAATAAAAATTTCATATCCCTGTAGAATTGAAACCGTTTTGAGCCGAGGAAATATGATTTTAGAATAATTTTAGAAATTACAAAAATTGGAGGAATTAACATTATGAAAACATTTATTGATTCTTTAGAAGTTTGTCAAGAAAGTAATTTATTGGAAAATATCTTTTTGGGGCAAAAAGAACAAATGGAAGAAACACAAGAAAGTCAAGTAAAAAGCGTTTATACTAGTTCGTATATAGCAAGTGATAATATGCATGATTATACAAGTGATTATATGAATGTTATTAATAGGATAATAGAAAGTAATATGAGTATATCCAATAATACCGATATTCTCTATAGCGAAATACAGGAAAGGTTTATATTGGATAATGGTATTACAGTATTAGTAAATACGAATATAGGTAAAACGGAATATAGTAGAAGTCATAATATGGAATTAGTAATATTAGGAAATACCAATAAAAGGAATAATGACAAATGGATATATTCTTTATTAGAAAGATTATTGGAAAGGATTTATTATAGGAAAGGAAACATTATTCCTTATTCCTATATTCGAAATAGAGATAAGAAACATATTAAGATATTACAATCTATTGTTTCTAAAAAGGATTATGGTATATATGCAATATGGAATATAGATATTAATATAGGATATATTGAATATAGTATAAGCGAATATAACAGGATTATGAATAACGAATATAGCGATTGTATTCTATACCAACATATGGATAATAGGATTATGGAATGTAATAGTAATAACATATCCAATATTGTAAATATAGAAACAATAAACATATTAAGATATAGTAATATACATAATGTATTATATGATAGTAGTAATAGTAATGTAATAGATACAATATGATAATGATTATAATGTAATAGTAATAACAATATAGTAATGTATATAACATAATAGTATAATAGTATATCATAACATAGTAATGTATATGTATATCATATGTAATGTATATAACATAGTAATATATATAATATAATAATATATATAATGTATATAACATAAGTATATAACATATGTATAACATGATAGTATGATATAACATAAGATGATATACATCATGATAGTACAATGTAATGATAATGATATGATAAAGTATATTGTATTTGTTGAATGTTTTAATGACAAACTGAATAGAGTGAATATGACCCAATATGACATAACAGTCATGTTGGGTTATTTTTGTTGTGGTAATATCTGGTGAAATTTAAAATCACAATAGTTGTGAGTTGTCAAGTTATTTGTGTGGTGTTTATTGTGGTGAATATGTGGGCAAAAAATGAGAGCACACAATGTAATTGTGTGGTGTTTGTGGTGTATATACTGCATTTCGTGCACTCTATTACAATTATGTAGCGTGCATGTGTTCCCCACAATCCCCAAATTCCCCAAAATCCATAAACCGCAAAATCCGACAAAATCAAGGTGGGCGAAAAACGAACGAATGTTTGAGTAATTCATACATGCAGGGAATACGATAAAAGAAACGTGGGAAGGGAAGCCGAACTACGTCATGTACCTTAAAATTTTCTAAGTATCCTATAATTAATCTTATGGGGCTACTTTCCACCAATCGAAGTCGAACAATTGTTCAATATCAATATAGCTCTACAACACGACCACTCAGAAAATTTTCCACGTGCAACGTGTGATTTGCCCTCAAAATTCCATTTTCCCAAACGACAAAAAATCCCCTCAATTTACATACGTTTTAACACACGTAAAAAACCTCTCAATAGACAACATAAATCAGCACCCCAAATCATACAATAAAGGGGAGGGGGCTATGTTTTGACAAAAGAAAAACCCTCTCTGTAGAGGGCACTATACCGTATATACAGAAAGGGTGATATATTTTTGTATGTAGTTTTACACAAACAAATATTCTTAATAGAGAGGATTTTTTACTGTGAATAGTCCGTATAATTACAGACCTCTAAAATTACCTTTGTTTTCATTTTCTTTAACATAAGAATCTAAAATATCCAATGTTAATTTATCCGCATCCACTTCTACTTCTGTAGTTGTTCTAACAATCTTAATGACACTAACTTTACCTAAGTTGTGTTTCTCTGCATGTAATTTCGCATACAGATAACATTCTTTGAATGCGTTACGTCTATGGTCAAACTCACTTGCATACTCTTGAATTGGTGTTAAATTAATTGTTTCCGACCCAACATCTTTAACAAACAACTCTCCAACCTTCAAATAATATCTTTCGTTTTTCCATTCTTCTAGTAATTTCATTTTTATTCCACCTTAATTATTTTTTAATGTAATCAATAATCTTAGCTGAATGTCCTGCATCGGCAAGACCTTTCATGATGTAACTAATAGCACTCCAATTCAAATCTGAAATATCTGTAGCATCTTTAATATGGTTAGTTGTTCTAACTCCACCAGTATGCATTTCCAAATAGAATCGTTGTTTATCAATCTGGATAACTTTAATCTTCTTCATTCTCTTCACCTGTTAACTCTTCGTAGCAATATTTACAAACCATTTCATCATAATGTTGTATTAAATCTTCTTCATCACATTCTTCTCTACAAGAATCGCAACGAGTTTCAATGTAGTCTAATGGATTAAATCCGCTCCAAGAAGTTCCTAAATGCTTTGCAACTTCTTCAACTGCTTCTGGCGAAACATTTAATTTAGTAATATCTCCTTTTTCTAAATCTCCATAGACCTCACTGTGTTTACCTAAGACTTCACCGAAATACATGTAAGCCCCAATAGCATCTTCTACTTCTTTTTCTGTAGCAACGAATAATCCTTCAAGGCATCCGCTACGTCCACAATCCCAATAAAACTGATATAAGAATCTTTTACTCACTTAATTCACCTAACTCCTTCAAACGTCTTGTAATGGACTCTACACGTTCTGTAAAGTATTTCAATTTATGCTTTGCTTCCATAACTTCAATAGCCCATTTATCTTCTTCTTTTAATTGTAAATCTCCCATTAAGCCACACCATATACACCAATCAGCACCGTCTTCAAACGTAGCAGTATAAGGTTCTAGTTCACCGCAATGCTCACACCAAGGCTCTTCTTTGTATTGAATATCATCAATAGTAAAAACTTCACACATTTTAAAATCCCCTTTTTAATCAAATAAAAGAAGCAGAAATTAATCTGCTTCACGTTCCTGCTTAAAGATTAGTGGCAGTTCTTTTGATAAGTAATCCATGCAGACCTTATGACCTTGAAACATTTTTTCAACATAAACGTCATCATAGATTTTTATTGCAAATTTATCTTCATTCTCATCTAGGAATCTGAAACACTTATCGCACATGTGTTCAAACTTTAATTCTTTACTCATCTTTAAACTTCCTTGATGTAAGTACATCTACAAATTTTTCAATCCACCACATAGACCATTTAGGATATTTAATCCAACCTGCAACTAGCCCATCCTTGATGGAGAAGTCCCAAAATCCAATTTGCTCCCAAGATTTCAATACAGCGTAGGCATATTGAGATAAGCCTAACGCCATATAGAATCCAACGACCCATAGAATAAATTCCATATTATCGTCCTGTTTTCTTAGTTAATTTCGCAATCTCTGATGTTAATTCTTTCATGAAAGCATCTACTTCTTCTGCTGATGCACCTTCGTCTTGAAGTTCTTTAGCGATAGCATTTGTATTCTCCATTAAGATATTTGCTTGATGATTAAATTCTTGCATGTAGAAACCAACATATTTACCTAATTGAGTAAGTGCATCAACTAAAGCGTAATGCTTACCAATTTCGAAATCAAAATCAGCAGGGTTTGCACAACCGCTAGTACCAACAATTTCAAATCCGTTCTGCAATGTGATTAAAGCGATGGTTGTTTTTTCTCCAACCTTCTGATATGATTCTTTAACAATATGTTGTAGCAATCCTTTTTGAAATTCATTCAATTCTAATTTAGCCATTTTGTTTATCTCCCTCTTGTAATTCTTTTAATGTCTGTAATCCTATACGTCTTACATTGCTAACACCCTGCTCTTGATTCCATACTCTAGTGATTCCTTCAACTTCTCCTGCACTCGCTAAAAGAAATGTGAATCCAGTTATCCCAACATTCGTACCATCTTCTGAAACTGAAATTATCTCAATCTCTTCTGGTATGTTTAGCAATTTTTTTAAATCCTCAATACTTACATATAGCGGTCTTTTCGCTAACATTTAAATCTCTCCCATCTAAATATAAGGCAGGGGATATACCCCTACCATTATGCAATAAACTCGCTGACTTTATCTTGTAACTTTTTGTTCTTTTCAAGTTGTGCTTGTGCCTTCGCAATATTAGCTTCTGCTTTTTCTTTGATTACTGTTTCATCTTCAACGATAGTATTTAATTCGTTGTTAACGTTTTCTAGTTGTTTATGCATTAAACCAAATTTTGCAAAGATACCTTGTACTTCTTCACTTAGGGTTTCAATTTTTCCATCTCCATCTAAGTCTACTACTTTCTTATTGAATAAGTTTTTAAAGAAATCTAACATAATATCATCCTCCTAGTTTATTGGTTTAAAAGTTTATAAGGGGCAAAGCCCCTCTTATTCCCAAGGGTCACACTGACATTCTTCGATATATTCTTCACAGTCTTGACAAATATCTTCGTCTTCTTCTTTTTGTTCATCTACATCTGTGTCGATTCGACCATGTTGTGCTAAAGGTGTCATAGCTAAAGATTCAACCTCTTTTGCATCAACTTCTTCGAATAGCTCTGACTCTAAGTATTGGATATAATCCTCATGAGAAATTGTGATACGCACGTATTCTCCATCTAAGATGTGTGACCCAACATTAATTACTTTAATTAAATCAATTTCTTCTCGCTCACTGTCATTGAAAGCGTAGAAGTATGTACCCTCATCTGATTTTTCACGTACAACTCTAACGTTGAAGTTTAAATCAAACTCTGGTAATTCCTCTTGCATCTCGTACTTGTTTCCAACTAAAGTTAGAATTTCACCTAACGCTTCAAACTTATCTTCTTGGAATGTCTCACCAGATTTCACACGCTCTAATCTATCATTAAGCAAGTGTAACTGGAAAATACGTTCCTCTCTGTCTTCGATTGAGATTTCATATAATTGTTGACTCTGTGCCATTAGCACATCATGTTCAAAAATAACTTCTTCTCCAAATGCACCAAGAGCTTCTAAGTAAATTACGTCCTCCATTTTTTCAATGACTAATGTGTCATCTGCTGTTACTAGTGTGATAGTTCCATCTAGGAAACTTATATTGCCAATCGCTCCCAGAATTTTTGCTTCTTTTGCGAATCCGATTACATTTTTATCAAAAATAGTTTCTAACATATTATCATCCTTTCGATATGTATTTGCGTTGTTCAACGCCCTACCCTATGAATTTATTATATCATTATCTTTTACTTCTGTCAAACTAATGTGTTACATAGAATAATCTTTATTGAGAGGATTACTTAAAGCAATCCTCTTCTTCATCATCTGTTTCTCTGTACGAATCTGCAAGCAGTTCGGCTTCTGCATTTGGGTTGCCGTTATACATATCAATCATTTCTTGTAAGAAACTTCTACGTTCCATGTTGGCAAACTTTCCGATACCGACATTGACTGCTTCTGCTTGACCTAAAACTAATAGGAAGTCTTTAGCACGTGAAATACCAGTATAGATTAAGTTAGCGTTTAATTGATATTTCATAGATTTATCAATTACTACAATTACTACTTTATATTGTGACCCCTGTGATTTGTGAATCGTAGTAGCCCAACAATGTAGCAGTGAATTTAGTACGTTTTCGAATCTGACTTTAACGACAATTCCTTCAAAGTCAACGATGACCGCTTTTTGTACTTCATCAATGTCAACGATTTTACCAGTGTCTCCATTGAAGATATCCGCAACGCCACCATCAATTGTTTCGATTTCATATGTATTAACAGTGTTCATAACTGCATCGCCTACACGATACAATGTCTTCTCTTTTTTACCAAACTCTTTTTCTTTTCTTGTTGCACTCTTAGGGTTAACAATCTTTTGAAGTTCCTTGTTGATTTCAACTGTGCCAAGTTTACCCTTCTTAGTTGGTGATAGTACAACAACGTCATCTGGATTGAATCGTTTCACAACGTTCTTATAGTGATGCAGGATTCCATCTCTTACATATTGTTGGTCAACTAAATGGAATACGCAATCTTTACCAAAGACGATTCTTCCGCTATCTGTATCGTTTAGGAATTTTACACCTTCACGCACTTTGGTTGCAACTTCTAAGATACCACCGTTTGCTTGACGGAATACTTTTTTCAGTTTAGAAACTGGCACAGCGTTACTATGTATAACATCGTACAAGAAGTTCCCAACTCCAACAGATGGTAACTGGAAATCATCTCCAACGAATAATACTCTGGCACTTGTATTAGTGATAGCGTTAAAGAATTTAGCAAGAATGAAAATATCACACATAGAGCTTTCATCAACGATAATTACATCTTCTGTGATATCCTTATTTGCTTCTTCTTCGTTATCGAATACTCCTGCCTTACGATGGATTGTACTAGCATCACGACCAGTGTAGCCCTGCATAACTTTACTTGCTTTACCAGTTGGAGCAAGCAATGCAGTTCGTAGATTCCTAGTATCAATGAGTTCAAGTAAGATTCTTTGAAGCCATGATTTACCCATACCTCCACCACCAATTAATAGCATGACAGAGTTTTCGTTCCAATCAAAGAAGAATTGTCTTTGATTTTCTTCAAGCTCAACACCATGAGTTGCACAGTATTCATCTAAAAACTCATTCAACTCTTCGTCAGTGAAAAGTTTTCGAGAGCGACTTCTAAATTCTGTAAGTTTTCTAGCTACGTATTTTTCAGCTTCATAGACGACCTTAGTAGTATAGCGTTCATCCTTACATAATATTCCTTCTGACCCATTAACTAAAGCTTCATCAATAAGTTTTTTAGGAATATTTAGAAGTTCAACTGCTCTGTTGGTAAGTTGTTTATGAGCAATCCAAGAGTTTCCGTTCATGTTCTCTTCACCGATGATATATCGGAAGCAAGAATCAATTCGGAATTTAGATGTCATTTCATGACCAACTGCTTTAGCAATCTCATCCGCTTTCTTAAATCCTACACCTTTGATTTCAGTTAGTAAGTATGGGTTTTTATTAATCTTGTCAATTACGATTTGAGGGTTCTTGTACTCTTTTACTAGTTTGGCAATCATATTGTACTTGATTCCATACTTAGACAAGAATGCTAGAATCTCACTCATATCAAGATTTGTTAATACCTTCTCACGTAATTTCTCAAATGTCTTATCTCCAAGACCCTTAACTGATTGGTAATCAAATGTGCCATCTTGAATCATGCCAATGATATCTTCTCCATTATTATAAACTTCAAAGATATTTTGAGATTGTGATTCTGTTAGAATCGACTTCAAGAAATCACGTTGCTGTTCAACAGTGATTGGCTTATCCTGTTTAATTGATTCTAAGATGTAGCTACCTGCATATGTAGAAGCAGTATCAGCTTTAATTGTTGCTAGGTATTCTGCACCGATTTCTAATGATGGGCAAAATCCTTTAAATGAAATATTTCCGTATCGTGTAAGTGTCCATTCTTTCTCTGTTATCTTTTTGATATCATCTAGGTTCACATCACATCGGTAAATTCCATAATAGTCTTCTTCATTGAAAAACATTTCCTGTGTTGGCGTAATTCGAATTTCAACCGTATTGCTCAAAGTGTAACCACCCTTCCGTATTTGATGTAATCATTATACCATTATTTTTAGCTTTTGTCAAAGAAGTGTGCTGTCTATTGACAACTTTTTCCGACTCGACTTCCATAGTATATAATTATTATTTATGCTTGTCAACAAAAAAACTGAAAAAAATTGGTATCACAAATAACTTTCAAACATATGTTAAAGTATAGGCGATGACCTAACTTAACTTGAAAGGGGTTTTAAACAATGGCTAAAAAACAATGTGGGGTAATTTCAATTGATGATGGTGGGCATTCAACTTGTGTGGTAACGAAAGATGTAGCATTACAGTTTCCTAGTGTGAAAGGTTTATATGGAACGAGAACATTAACTGATGCATCTGAACCATTTGATTTCATAGTTGAGTATAAGGAGAGAAAATATGTAATGGGTACACTTGCTAAATACGATTGCAAATATCCATTACAGATGCACACAAAATCTAAGTGCAATGATTTCTTTGACTTATCCATACTTGTATCTATTCACCAATATGGATATGCTAACAACCTATTAATCACTTCTGTACCAATCGCTTATCACAATGATGCAGAGAAGGCAGGACGAATCAACCGATTAGTTGGAGAGCACACGATTAAAGTTAATGGGGTAGAGAAAACTTTCACAATCCAAGATACAAAGGTTGCACCAGAATCAGCAGTTGCCTTCTGGTTATATGAGCCAAACGGTAAGAGTCGCTTCATTGATTTAGGAAGTCGTACAATCGGATATGCAACAACATTGTTAGATGATGGGAATGTGAGATTCATTGATTCAGAGAGTGGAACAATTAAAGGTAAAGGTCTTGAAGCATTAGATGATGACTATGACCAACAATCACTTGCTGATTTGATTTGTGGTAAGCTTGCATCTGTTTGGAATGAAAATGACCGCATCCATATGTTGGGTGGTGGTGCAGGTGATATAAGATTAGTTGAAGCAATTCAAGGATACTTCCCAAATGCAATTGTAATGGATGACCCACAAATGGTGAATGCGAAAGCGATGTACCAGTTAGGAATGGTGACTTATGACATGGTTTAAATCAGAAGAAGAAGTAGATGAAGTAATTGCTAACATGGTCGCTAGGACGAAAGGTAAGTATATAACACAAGGCGTTTCTTTTAATAAAACCTGCCCAAGACAAATGGATTTATTAAAGAAGGCTCTTATGTCATCCGCTTCTTTTAGCGGATTGGCAAAAGAGTCTTTGGCTCTAAGATTTTCAAGCCCTGCCCCTGCTTCTCCTGCTGATAATAGAGTATATGTCCAGAAACAACCTAGTATGTCTAGAAATGTGGAAAACTTATCAGAAAATAAGAAGAAGCCAAAGAATACAGGAAACTTTCTATAATTTAAAGGAACTTTTAAACTATGGTGGGCATATGCTGATATTAGATAAAAAAGTTTAAAATAACTTTAAAAATCTTTAAAAATACGAAAAAATAGCAAAAAATACGTAAAAAGTTAGAAAAAATCAAGGAAAATCAATAAAAGGAGAGATTTTTGTGGAAATTATCAAGTTTAATGACTTTATGAGTGGGAATTATAGCCATAAGAAGTATATATCCGTTTCAGAAGCGGTTTTAATGACAGCATTCAAGACTATAGCCATCATGGGTGTTGCGATATTTGGGATGATATTCTTTGAGCAATTCATGCACATGATGCAGGTGACAGACGTGCTTACATTTAGACCAATAGGAGGTGTCTAAAGGTAAGAGGGTGAAATGTCTAAATGAAATGCGGAAAGTGTCTAAAGGTCGATGGTATATTTCTAGATTAAGTGTCTAAGAGGGGGTGCTAAATTGCAATTTGGTACTTTTGAGACATGATAAATCCCATTGTTACCAAGGGGTTTCGAGATTTTCTGATTTGCTAACTTTATTATATAAAGGAGTCGATTCGAGATGGCAAATGCGACTATGAGTTTTAAGAGAAAAGGGAATGATTTAGTTTGGAGCAAAGGAGAGAATGCGTTGGTTGTAATGCAGAAATCCTTACCACTTTCTACGGCACTTGTCGTAGATGTCCCACGCATCAAGGAATCAATTAAGGCGTATGCCAAAAAGGGATTAGGTGATGGTCGGTTTGCAACTGTAGCTGTCGGTAGCAGTGGAGTATTCTGGAAAGCGTTTCTGGTTTACATCTTCCCTTGGATGCTTGATATTGCCAAAGTATATTGTGCTATCAAAATATGTCAAGCTTTCTATGAAGAGAAGCGTGGAGGTCGTGAAGGTGGAACAGGATTTGGGGCATTGGTACAATATGGTAAATGGTATCTAGTATTCTGGTTAATCCCTTGGGGCGTAGAACTTATCGACCAATTAGGCGGTCAAATGTTTAATGACCTTAAAACAAAAGGATTGGAGTTAGATAATCCAACATTTAGTCCTTACAGAAAGTAGGTGATATTATGAAGGTTAAATTAAATGGTAATTATTACTACGAAGTGTCGAGTCCATTTGGCGTGACGGACTCTGTGCACAAAACGGCTCATACAGGTATTGATTTAGTCATGGAAGAGGGAACGAGATTATTCAGTCCTGTGCATGGAGTTGTAGATAAAATAGTGGATTATGGGAATGATAATATAGGGAAGGGTGTAATGATTAAGACGGATACAGGTGAGACAGTGATAATGGGTCACATGTCTGACACATCTAGTATCCATGTAGGTGATGAGGTCAACGTAGGTGGGTTTGTCGGTTTGTCTGGGAATACAGGTCATAGCACTGGTGCTCATCTGCATCTAGGGTTGAAAGACCGATGGGGTAATATCATCAACCCAGACAGACTGCTTGCTCATGAAGAGTTGAACAAAGTCGCAGATAAGAGTTGGATTGAATTTCTAAATGATTGGAGGAAAGAAGGGTTCTGGCACGCAATGTATGACAAGAGCTTCTTCGAAGTTATGAAAGATGGATTTACACAGTTGTTTCACGATGCATCACGATTTGTATTAGAAAATTCAGATTTATTCTTTTTACTACCTGCAATAATATTGATGTTTGGAACATTCTTTATAGGGAAGAATAAATACTCAAAATTTATAATTCCTTTATGGATGGGTTATTTTGTCACAAGCATTCTGAATAAACTATATATGTAGACTAAAACAAAGGGAGAGGTTAATATGGAATTTTGGTTATTGGCAAAAGTTGGCATGGTTGTTAAAGCTATCGTTTCTGGTGGATATGCGGTTGCATCTGGATACGCAATCAAAGCAAGTATGAGATATGTATCTGATTACAAAGAATCAGTAGCTAATGAGAAAGAGGTGAAATAAATGTTAGAATATCCTCCTGTAATAGTTGAACCTGCACAACCACCTGCATTATGGAAGAAAAAGCGTAAAAGCTTCAACCTTAAAGAGTTTGTTAATTTATATCGTGAACCTGTAATCACATACTGCATCACTCCAAATAATGCACCAGAAGTCACCCATAGAGAAAGAGGTGGCAGAAGAAGACCAGTGGATTTTGAAGAGGATGTGTACAATCAACGTCACACATCCGAACTTCTTTTAAATACAATTAACGGATTATTCGCAAAGTTTTATGCACCAGAGAGAATTAGATTTTACAAGAATGGTATCAAGATTAAAATGAATGATGTCGTAAGTTATAAGATTGCTATAATAGATGGAGCGATGAAATTTTATCTGACTGTCCCTAAGAAGTGGGCTAAGAGTTTTACTAGTGCCATTAGGAAAGATTGGGGTCAAGTTGATATTTCGGAAGTATCCGAAAAAATAATAGACTTTAATCCTTCTAGGACTAAGGCTATGGAGGTGCACTTACGACATCATTACGCTCTGTCTTTGAAACACGATAAAAATCATACGGATTCCTTTTACTCATCACTTGCATCATTAGCATCAACGATGAGTGCAGAAGATAAATTGCTGATTGACTTTAATATTGAACCAATTAATAACGGTTGGAAAGATAAGGCAAGTAAAAAGATTAAGCAGTTTAAAGATGGCAAAGCACCAAATAGAGAAGATGGGTTTACAGTTGGTGGGATATTGGGCAGAGTGTTTGATATGTTTAATGTGATATTTGATGAGTTTATTGATATGTTGGAGAGCATCATGGGAGCAGAGACTAAGAAAATTAAGAAATCAGAACAGTTGTTCGATTTAAGATATAGTGATTATAAGATGCACGCAAACTCAAAAGGATATAAGATGCAAACTAGAGTGCTAGGTCAATCCACTGATGATAAGAAAATAAAACATGCTTTCCGAAATATCGAAACATCATTCCAATTGTTAAATGGTGATAATAAATTTACAGTCACTCATATCAAAACTAAACGTGGTATCAAAGCTGTGATAAATGCAGTGGAAGAAAATAGACCGATACTTGGAAGAACACCAGATGTCTTTTTTGAGAAAGAGATGAACAATGTTTTACGTATACCTAGTAAGACAACTCTTAAAGAATATCATAAGATTATCCTGCAAGACAACTTTACTAGGACTGAAATCAGTGCAGACTTCTTTTCAGAGAAACATGGTGCGATTCCACTTGGATATACTCTTGAAAAAGAATCTAGAAAAATATACTTTGGTGGATACAAAAGGGACTGGTGGGACAGCAAGGGTAGATATGTTAAGGATAAGACACGCTTAGATGACCGTAGCACTGCCACCATGCTCTTTGGGACGATGGGTAGTGGTAAGACTACCATGAGCGAAACACAAGCTCTATACACCTTTGGAGCACATTTAAACGATAGGGAGGAATGGGAGAAGCAAAGTAAGTCTGTTGTAGTGTTTGATGTAGCGGATGGAGGTATGATAAAGAACATCTATAACCATGTACCAGAGTGGTTGAGAGATAGGGTTGTAATATTGAATCATAGTAACTTCAAGAATCCAATCGCAGTTAACAATGCAGACCTTCAAGAATATAATGAAGAAGTAATGCAAGACGAAGATTATGCTTATACGCTTGCCGAAATGGAGTCAAGACTAGTGTTGGAGATTTTAGAATCAGATAAAACTATGGCAATGAATAGATGGTTTACATCTGCACTGCAAGCTGTGCACATGATTGATAAGGATTGGGGATATATAGAAGCAATGAAGATACTAATTGATGATGATTTCAGAGCAGAGAAAGTAATCCCTAGACTTACAGATAGACGTTTGAAGTTAGAGATTAGCACTTACCATAATATGGCAATGAATGGTGAGACATTAAAAATCATACAAACAATCGAAAATAGATTCTCACAATTAGAACGTGACCAGAAGCTCTGGGATTGTATCGCTCAAAAGCCGTTACGAGATGAAGATGGTAAAGTGAAGTTGAATTTCCGTAAGATGATGGATGGAGATAAAGATGGGGCATATATGATTCTTGTATATATTCCAAAGACTGGTGTATCAGATATTTACAGAAAATTCATATTTGCTCATTACTTTACTAAAGTTTGGAATGTAGCATTGTCACGTGAAGCAGGATTTGCAGGACGTGAATGGCGACCAGAGACATTGGTTGTACTGGATGAGATTCACCAGATATTGGATATTAAGATGATAGCCAAATTGTTTATTGATTTATTTAAAGAGCCAAGGAAATACTCTCTACGACTCTGGTTGACTCTGCATGGATGGTCGTCATTGGCGAAAGCAGGTAGAGGTTATGAAGGAGATATAAAACAGTCTATTATGGATAATGGATGTAACTTAGTTATGTTAAAAGGTGGAGGGGAAGCATTTGAGAGTTTAGTTGACTTTCTGCAACCTATGACAATTGCAGACTTCAACAATCTAATGAATATGGAATACTGTGGAATATTTGCAATCCGTTGGAAGAATAAGAACCATGTGTTTCAAGCAAGGCTTGGCGAACCTTTAGATAAGAATTCAGATTTTACAGAATTTAGCAAATTTGATTCAGATTTCTTGAAGACATATCAGTCTCCATATGGTAGAAGTAAGGATGAAGTTAGGGATGATAATCTGGACAGAAGCTATGACATGATTAAGAAGGCAATCGAAAATGACATTGGAGGTGACGAACCTTGGGACGATTTAGAAGAGGTTGGTATGAAAGAGAAGAAGTCTCCAAAGTTACACTAGACTGGTTAAAGTCCAATGTACGGTTAACCCATAGGGAAATGGAGTTGCTACAGGTCGTATCGGAACGCAAGCTAGTTAACCGAGAACATTTGGAGACTCTAGTACCATCATACAGACACTTGGGTGAAAATAGAACAAGGCTCATTAATCGCTCTATTAGGAAGTTATTTGATAACATGTGTCTGGATAAGATACATGAGAAACAAGATTTAGGCAAAGGTAACTCACCTTGTATAGTTGCTTTAGATAGGGGTGGCTCTTTACTACTAAACCTCTCTCACAAAAGAAGGATACCACATCACAAGATGATGGTCAATGGTCAAGCTGAAATAAGAAGAAGTGTCCCACTGACGTATAGACATGCAAACGGTATTAATCAGACAGAAGTCGATACTATATTGTTTTGTGAAGAGAATGGGTATGAGATTCTGGAATGGTCACATGAAAAAGGCAAGGCATTTAATTACAATAATGAGAAGATTCTAATGATTCCAGATGTTTCCATAAAGTTGAAAATCAAAAATAAGACCATAAATATATTCTTAGAATACGATACAGGTAAGGAAGGTATAAGAAGTAAGAAATCATTTCCAGTCATTCATGAGAAGGTCTTGAACTACAGGAAGTATAAGCTGTCTAAATTATGGGCAGAGGATTTCACTTACTTCCCATTAGTATTTTTGGTAACGGAAGATGAGCATCGGATTCCATATTTCAACCAGAAATGTAAAGAACATGGGGTGCAGGGGTATGGAATCTATTATGAAAATTACATTAAATTTCTATCGCATCTAGCCAAAAAGGTCTAGATGCTTTTTTCGCACGCTTAATGGACAAGTAATGCAATTGCACCAGAATTAAATTAGAAACGCTGTATGAGCCTTCTAGGGGCTTTAAAACGCATTCTGGATAGCGTGAGGATGTGCACGTAAAAAAAATAATTACATAATATGTGTTATATTCTGTTGACTCTGTTCATAAAGTATACTATAATTTCGTTATAGGGTACTTAGGTACGAAAACAGGAGGATGATAAATATGAGTAAATTAGGAAACGTTGTACAGTTAAATGGTAAAGGTGAAAATAAAGACCCATACGCTACTATCCACACATACTTAACACGTAAAGGTCAAGACAGTGTAAATACGAGAGATACTTACGGAAGACATATCCGAGACTTCTTTAAAACAATGAGAAATAAAGAAATTGAGGAATTAGTTGAAGCAGACCTAATCTTTGACAAGAAGCAAATTAAAGCTTATCAAGTTGCTCTGAAAGAACAGTATAAGGGTAGTACGGTTAACAATACAATGACAGCACTAAAAGAATGCTACGACCAACTTCAAGAAGATGGTTTCGCAGTGGATGTAGCTTGGTTTAATGTAGAGCGTTACGATGAGCACGATTCTGAAAGTTGGGATGCCTTCACACATGAGGAAGTAGTTGAGGTTATTAATTTAATTTCCAAGACAAGAAAAGGAAGAGAGAAAGCTTTATTAGTACGTTTGGCATATGCAACTGCATTCCGTAAAGAATCTTTGCTTCGCTTGAAATTTAGTGACATCACTGACATCAACGGTATCTGGTTTATCAAGACATTAGGTAAAGGTAATAAGTGGTCACACAAGAAGCTCACTGACGATTTGTATGCAGAGATTATGGACTTTAAGGAAGAAGTTGGCAGAGAGAAAATCTTCACACTGACGAACAAGACTGTTAGAAAGATGATGGATTTAATCAGAGAGAATATGGATTTTGGTGACAGAAGAATCGTCTTCCACAGTTTCAAGAAAGCTTCTGTTGAGGAAGTTAATGTAATCAGTGGTGGAGATTTAAAAGCAATGCAGGCTCACGCTGACCATAGTGACGGTACAACTACAGTTAATAATTATCTTGCCAAAAAGAAATTAGAAGACCTTGTTACTGTAGATGTAAATAACCACGTACCAGTTGAGAAGTTTGAAGAGCTGTCAAAAGAAGAACTTGTAGAGCTTCTGAAAAAGACAGACCGCAACACACAAATAAAATTACTTCGTGAGATGGGTGCAATGTAACCCATCTTTTTTATTATTTGACAAACATCTTCTAGGAGCATCCTGCATATAATAACAGTAGAAAGGGGGCTGATAACATGCAGTATTACACTAAAGAAGGTTTGAAGATGTGTGGTAAAGGACTTACACTTGCAACTATAGGAGCTTCATCGCAGGCGTTAATGACAATAGGTGCGAGTATGGTTTTGCAAGTACCGTTAGTTTTAGGGTTTGGGTATGTTATGTATTCCACTGGAAAGCAACTTTTCAAATTCTCGAAGAATGAATACAACAATATCCAAGGTGAAAGAATAAAGCTCATACAACTTAAAGAAAAAAAGAAAAAGTAGGAAACATTTAGGCAAACGCACATATAATAAAGTATAGAAAGAGAAAGCAAAAGAAACCAAAAGGAGAGGGTTTAAATGACAGCAACGACAATCGAAAAGGTAAGTTTAGGAAGTTTATCTTTGGAAGCGGTAAGAGAGATTGTGGTAGTTATGAAGAAAAGAAAAATGAGTCATATTTATCCAAACAAAATCTCCAACGCTTCGTTGAGAAACGAAATCATTAGTGAAATAATCATTGACGAAGAGGATACGGTTTTCATTATGGTAAATGACGAACCAGTAATGCTTCCACAATTCGCAATGGTTGTTTAAAATATAGCATCGCCCTCTCCTTGCGAGAGGGTTTTTATTTTCCAGTTTTTAGGCGAATTTTAGGTGGTAGCTTAAATCGACTAATATACAATATATATAAAACATATATATATACTAGATATGTATATAACTTAGAATAATATCTAAATTAGATATATATCTAAGTTTAATATATATCTAAATATATATTGTGTTAGTCGAAATAAGCTACCTGCTAAAAATGCTATCAAAAAAAGGTGTCTTAGACACCTTTGAATTGATACTCATTTGCTTCCATGCTTTCTGACGTGCCTGTCGCTTCGCCAGACATAACCCAACCTTTATGATGGACATTTATATACCCTCTGTTCTTTAACGTCCCTAGATGCTTGTAGAAGGTGTCTCTGCTTATCCCCATTTCCAAAGTAATCTTATAAAGTGCAATTGCCTTTACATTATTGTTATAGCCATGACATTTATATTTAAAAAAGGAATACAGCATGAAGTCTATATTGTCTAGGTTCTCATCGTAGACAAAACTAAGAAACTCCTTTAACGTTATTCTATGGGTATTGTCGTAGTTATATAGAGTTCCGACATCTCCATTGTATTCAAAGAAGAACACAGGCTCTTTGACTTCGTAGTTCCTATTCTTGACAATGGACTTAATTATGCTATAATTTACATCATCAACATCTAACATGTTGAAGGTCGTAAACTCTCTCATCAACATATTATTTAGTTTCTCTTCGGTATATTCAACATACACAGGATACTCCTTCGTTGTTCTCAACAATCCTGTCGTGTCGAGTATGCCGTTCTTTTTTATAACTTTATCAATGGTCTTGGTTGTTTTGTCATAGCCTAGAATTTGTTTAATGTCACTGTTCTGAATATATGTGCCATTGTCAATATCGACAAAGTGAGCATACTTATATAAAAACGACACTGCAATTATGTAGGCATAAGCAAATGATGACTGTTGAATGTTCGTTTGTTTTCTGTTTTTGATTGAATCCGACAATTGACGAAATACACCATTAGGTATTTGTACATAGGCATTGTTTCCGTACAGTTGTTCGATATTCTTAAAGTGTTTATACATATACATCATATCAACTCCTTACGTCTGTTTAAGCTACCTGCTTAACAATTACGATTATAGCATGTTGAAAGATTGGCTGTCAAATAAACATCTATAATTTATACTTACGTTTATATAGCACGTTTCTTTGACAGAAGCTAAAAATAATAGTATAATATATACATAGAGGGTGGTCAAGACATCCTCACACATAGGATAGGTGGTGAGTAGAATTGGGGTCTGTAGCAATAGACACGAAGAAAAAAGAGAGAGAGTTCGAACATTTAACTCTTTCTGACGAAAACGTAGTTAAATACCTAATTCTATACAGAAGCAAAGTGGATACAACTTATGGTGCAAATACAAATATAGAAATCAACAGTGCAGGAGACACCTTCGACTTCAATCAAGAAATCGTAACATTATACGCTTCCTTGGACAAGGCAGTTGGAGAAGCACTCCTAACACAGAAACAAGAGAAACTTTTGGAGATTCTTTATGAAGGCAATACAGTAAACGATGCAAGCTTACTCTTAGGACAAAGTAGAGTAGCGGTGTTTAAAATGCTAGAACGAATCATCAAAAAGATTGTAGATGCGGATAATCAGATGTGGTATTACACAATGGGTAAAAACGGATTAATAATAACGGAATAATGAAAGAAGGTATCGTTTAAATGAAAGCATTTTTAAAAACATCGGCAGACTTTGGCAATATGGAAGGGAATGTTAATAATGAAGATTCAGCTACCCGATGGGAAACAGCGAACGCTAGATGAGCATATTCCTCTAGAAGACAAGAAACGTATCGTTGAAGACTTGACGGAAGAATGGATGACCATTATTAAATTGAATTGGCATAGTAATTCGGTAAAGTATTTTCTTGATTCGTTAGCAAATTATTTGGTTTGGCATAAGGAAGAAGACAAAAAAGGCTTGGAAGACAAAGAGATTCTATCTAGGAAAAAGTTAGAGCAAATGTCTAAAATGAAGAAGACAAGCAAACAAGTTAATTTTTCAGATTTGCCGAAGGAACAATACGAGTTGTTATTTGGCGAAAGAGGTGCTGAATAATGATGACAAGATTAGAAAAAAGCACTGCAATCATTTCAAAAGCGAAAGTATCAAAATGGTGCTACGTGAATACGGAAAATGAATTTAGATTCAAAGACCATACATATGTGATTGATAATAGTGTTGAAGAGTACAAAGTACATAACAAAGCAGGCACTACATACGACTATACGAATGAAGCGTACATGTTTGAAGTGTTAGCAGTAATTGACCAAGACGACAATATTAAATTCTATAATCAGAACTACGATTATATTAAACCAGAAAATGTATATGTAAGATATGTTACTTGGTAAGAGGGGTGAAAGAACTTGAATTTATCTAAACTAATTCATGAAGTATGGAAGGACAAACGTGTAAAAGACTTGGGCATTAGAAAGAGCGAAGTAAAGGTGGTAGTTAAAGTAGCGGTAGACCATATGGTTAAAGGTTTACTTGAATACGGAAAACTCAAATTAACAGGATTGTTTACCTTAGTAGTAAAACAAGCAAAGGGTCGCAGAATTAGAAACCCTCAAACTGGTGAAGAAATGTACAGCAAAGATTACAACAAGATTGGTATTGAGCCTTCTAAGAGACTTAAAGATGGATTAAAAAAATTCAAAAAGCAATAGCCAAAGGGAGAAATGACAAATGAAATACATCATTGATACGAATGTATTACTTAGAAATCCAGAAATTGTAAAAGAGTATGATGCAGTAATTCCTTCTCATGTATTAAGAGAAATCGAAGACCTAGAGTTAAAAAGAAAAAGCGATAGAACATTGCAGTTTGAGATTCGCAGATTAAAGAAATTCTTAGATGCGAATGACCATATTTACGTTGACAAAAGAGATTACAAGTTTACACTTGATGATGAATTAGATGGTCAATATGTGGACAACATCTTATTACAGGTAGCTGTAGACAACGGTTGGGGTATCGTTACTGGTGACCGTTTAATGAAGCTGAAATGCAGAGATTACAATATTCCTTTCGTAAATCTAGAAGAAGACCATTTCGTGGAGCACAAAGGATTCAAAGAAGAAGAGCTTTCAGAGACAGAGTGGATTAATATGATGGACACACCATTTATAAACTACTTTGAGTTAATGATTAATGAATACGCTATCATTAACAATGTAAAAGATGGAGAGCTGTTAGACATCGTTAAATGGGATGGAAAAGAGACAAAATCATTACGAGATGCAAATGGCAATCTAGGTGCTAAATTCTCAACTTTACAATTTGGTGAGTTTAAGCCGTTTGATGAACAACAAATCATGGCAATTGATAGTATTAGAAGTAATCAGTTAACATCTATTCGTGGGCGTGCAGGTAGTGGTAAATCACTAATCACGTTAAACACTGCTTGGAGACTAGTTGAGGAAGAAGGATACAAGCTAGTAATGTTTGTTAACCCAACACCTCTTCGTGAAGCACAAGAGCTTGGATTCTACAAGGGTGACCGTAAAGAGAAGTTAATGCAATCAGCAGTAGGTACAATGCTTAAATCTAAATTCGGTAGCGAAGAAGAAATTGAAAAGCAAATCATCTATGAGCGTTTAGAAATCCTTCCATTCGTAGATTTACGTGGTTGGGACTCTGGTGATAATAAAACTATCGTATGGATTCTAGAAGCACAGAATTTAACGGCAGACCTTATGAAACTTGGTCTACAACGTATCACAGAGAATACTAAAGTAGTAGTAGATGGAGATTTCCATGCACAGGTCGATAAAGACTCTTACGCTTCTAACAACGGTATGAAACGTATGTCAGAGGTGTTTAGAGGGGATGTACTATATGGTGAAGTTGAATTACAAACTGTACACCGTAGCCGTTTAGCAGACCTTGCAGACAAAATGTAAGAAGAGTGGGGTGACTCATCCCACTTTTATATATTAAGAAAGGATGAATAAATTGAGTAACAGAGAAACAAGTTTTAGTATGGATAAGGTTGAATTATTCCATTGGGATGAAACAGCAGGAGTATTTAAACCATTATCAATCAATGGGGGAATCCCTGTAACGATTGTTGGTGGAGGAACAGGAGGAACTAGCGTGACATTTTTAAGCGGTACTGTAGCACCTACGGCAGACAAGGGTGTAGATGGCGATGTGTATTTAAATGCATCTAATGGAGATTTACATAAGAAAGTATCTGGTGCTTGGACACTATTAATGAACCTTAAAGGAGCAACAGGGGCTACAGGTTTAACTGGTGCAAAAGGTGATAAGGGAGATAAGGGTGACACTGGTGCTAAAGGTGCAGATGGTTTCGGTACACAAGCTCAATACGATGACATCATCGCTCGTTTAACTGCTTTAGAAACAAAATAATAAATCGTAACACATTTGGTTGACAAGCGTAAATGATAATGATATTATATAACTACAGCAAGTAACTGTAATTGGACAATCGCATACGCCAATATGTGGGAGTTAAGAAGTTCTCCTAAAAAAAACTTCAAATCTTTTTCAACGAACGTAACACATTCAGTTGACAAAAGCAAATAGTAATGATATAATACTTATTACAAGGTTAAGAAATTAACCGAAAGGCACGAACAGCAAACTCACAAACAACTATTCAATTGGTATGAAAATGTGAAGTGCCTTGTTATCATGCTCCTATAGCTCCAATGGTAGAGCGACAGATTGTTAATCTGGGTGTTGTTGGTTCGAATCCATCTAGGAGCGTAAACGTGGCGTACTATCCGCAGACACGTAAAGAAATAGATAGTGATTTATGGCTCATTAGTTTAATGGTAAAACGGTGCACTGTCTATGCACAGTTAGGGGTTCGATTCCCCTATGGGTCGCCATACGTCTTTAGTGTAGTGGTAACACTCTAGTCTCCAAAACTAGCATCCTTGGTTCAAATCCAAGAGGGCGTGCCACGTGGAATTAGTTTAGCGGTAGAATTTCTGATTGCCATTCAGAAGGCAGGGTTTCGATTACCCTATTCCACATATTATTTCGGTGTAGACAAACTGGTAAAGTCACTAGCCTTTGAAGCTAGGGTTTGGAGGTTCGAAGCCTTCCACCGAAGTCTAACCAAAGTTTCACACTTTGGAAACTAGATATTAATTTCTTAATACTAATATTAGTATCTAGTTTCCAGTGTGTGGCGTAATGGTAACGCAGTGGACTGTGAATCCATGAATGAGAGTTCGATTCTCTCCATGCTGATAAGAGAATGTTTACAGTATTATTCAACTCTTTAAAAAGAAACTGTCCACAACGATGCGGTGAGGACAAATGGTTAAGTTGCTTGGCTCATAACCAAGAGATAGAGGGTTCGACTCCCTCCACCGTAATTTAAAGACACTAACAGCTACTACTTACAGAGCAAAACCTTCTATCGTTGGTTCGAATCCAACCGTAGGCTTGATGCCTACGTGGACAAGTGGTTAAGTCAAAGGTCAATTAAAGTGTCTTGATTATGCGTGGGTGATGGAACTGGTAGACATGTGGGACTTAAAATCCCATGCCTAGTGCGTGAGGGTTCGAATCCCTCCCTACGTATCAACTTTTTACCATAGGGGCTGTGGTGAAGGGGTTTAACACGCTAGTCTGCAAAACTAGTATCCGCCAGTTCAAATCTGGTCAGTCCCTCTCAATTATTATTACGCTCTGTTGGACAAATCGGTCAAGTCGCTACCCTTTCAAGGTAGAGAATGCGAGTTCGAATCTCGTACAGAGTATACAAAGACACATACAGCAACTACATTAAATACACTTTCAGAACAAGTAAGGTCTAGGTTCGAATCCTAGCGTGGCGTGACTAAGCCATGTGGTGTAATGGGAGCATTAAATAATGTGTCTTGCAGAGAGTCTAGTCAACTCTCACCACATGGTCAGTTCGTATAGTGGAAATACAATCGGCTGATAACCGATAAACGGAAGTTCAATTCTTTCACTGACCATTTATATTATGTTGGTGCGGTAACGTTGGAGTGTTACGGTGGGCTGTAACCCCATTGGCATTTGCCTTAGTAGGTTCGAATCCTATCACCTTCATCTTTTATTATGGCGAAGTAATCCAACGGCAGAGATAGTGGTCTTAGAAGCCATCCAGTGAGGGTTCGAATCCCTCTTTCGCTATTCCTAAAGGCATGTACAGCAATTAAAAAATTCGGTCAGCCATTATTTGACTAGTAGCTCAACTGGTTAGAGCATCCGATTGATAATCGGAAGGTTGTTGGTTCGAGTCCAACCTTAATTGTGTGCCTTGTTTATTACGTGGATATGGGGCAGTCTGGTAGCCTACTCCTTTTGGAAGGGAGATGTCGCAGGTTCAAATCCTGCTATCCGCACTAATCTTACTGGTGTTCTAGATTTCAAAGACGAAGACTAGAGTTAAGCTTCTCTTATAAAAAGCATTCTTGGACGGTTAGACATAATGGTATTGGGTCGGTCTTGAAAACCGATGGGGGTAAAACCTTTGGGAGTTCGAATCTCTCACCGTCCGTATCTTGGATAGTTGTCAGAGTTAGGCTTATCGTGCTTCCCTGCTAAGGAAGTGTGGGTAACACCACCACAGGTTCAAATCCTGTACTATCCGCCACGTGGAATTAGTGTAATTGGCAACATCGGTGATTTCCAATCATCTGTTACGAGTTCGACCCTCGTATTCCACATATTTATCTCTATAGTGTAATGGACAACACACAGGACTACGAATCCTGTAATTGAGGTTCGAATCCTCATAGGGATGTATTTTCTCCACTTAGCTCAATTGGACAGAGCGGTAGGTTTCTACCCTATAGGTTAGGGGTTCGAGTCCTCTAGTGGAGGTATGTAGGCTCTAACAGCAATCATAATCCATTTGACTGTTAATCAAAAAAAGGTATAAAGAGCCTAGTTTTTAAAATAATGTAACACACTTGCTTGACAAAAGCAAAAGATAATAGTATAATTAACTCATAGACTCACACAGCAATCTACATACATATGACCAAATTTAAAGATTAAAAGAATTTATCAAAAGTATTAGAGTCTAGCAATACTGTTTTAAAGACACACACAGCAATCCTAAACCAAACAACTTACATTAAAAGATGAATATTATGTGAACTTGGGGTAACAGCCGACTCACAAAAGGTTTAGTGTCTTGTTATTAAACAGTTTCTTGCATTTTAAATAACATGATTTAGAGTTTGAGAAAGTATTTAATAAAAACAATTAAAAGAGAAAAAGGAGTAGTGATACTATGTTAAATCATTTGCAAAACGAGTTTAACAAATCAAAAACAGCGAATGGGGCATTTGCTTATAAGAGCACAAAGTCAGATGTACTTGACTTGTTTTCTACTGGTGGTGCATTCCGTAATCGCAGTGACGAAGATGTAAAGGTTTTAGTTTCTAAAGCTTATGGTGAAAATCCAGAATTAGCTATGAAAACCTTATTCTATCTTCGTGATATTACAGAGGGTCAAGGTGAAAGACGTTTCTTCCGAGTTGCTATGCAACATTTAGCTCTTCATCACAAAGAGTCATTAAAGAAGAATTTAGCGTTAGTGCCTGCATTTGGTCGATGGGATGACTTATGGGTGTTGCTAGACACAGACTTAAAGGCAGACGTATTAGCTTTAGTTAAACGTCAATTAAATGCTGATAAGAAAGCAGAACATCCAAGCTTACTAGCTAAGTGGATGCCATCTGAAAATGCTTCTAGTTACAAGACTAAGAAGTATGCAAAAATCATGCGTGAGCATTTTGGTGTAAAACCAAAGCAATACCGTAAGACATTATCTGCTTTAAGAGCGAAGTTGAACTTAGTTGAGACTAAGCTTACAGATAAGCGTTATGGAGAAATTCAATATGATAAACTGCCATCACGTGCAGGATTAATTTATCGTGGAGCATTCTTCCGTAATGATGAAGACCGTTACAAAGACTTTTTGGACAGCTTGACTAAAGGTGAAGTTAAGATTAATGCTAAAACATTATATCCATACGACATCGTTAGCAAATGTTTCCAAGGTTTTAGAGGTCAAAACATCTGGGGTGGATTTGGGAAAGAACTAACAAGAGAAGAAATTCAATTGTTAGATGCACAATGGAAAGCGTTGCCAGACTTCATTGATGGTGCGAGTGAAAACTCTATCGCTGTCGTGGACACATCTGGTAGCATGACTGGAAATCCAATGAACGTTGCAGTGTCTTTAGGTATCTACCTAGCTGAACGTAACAAAGGAGTATTCCATAATCACTTCTTAACTTTCAACAGCAGACCAGACCTTAAAAAAGTCGTAGGTGGCAATATTGTTGAAAAGGCACGTAACTTGTCTGATTCAAGTTGGGGTGGCTCAACTAACATTGAAGCCGTATTCCAAAAAATCTTGGACACAGCAGTTAAAAACAACGTACCTAAAGAAGAAATGATTGCCAAAGTGTACATCATCTCTGACATGCAGTTTAACCAATGTACGCAAGGTGCTGATACACACATCTTCAAGCATATGGCAGAGAAATTCGAAGCTAAAGGTTACGAATTGCCAAACTTAGTATTCTGGAATGTGAACGCATTCGTGAGTAACACACAGTTTACTATGAATGAGCAAGGAGTGCAATTAGTATCTGGATTGTCACCATCCATCTTCAAGCAATTGTTAGATGCGAATGGCAAGACTGCATATGAGTTGATGTTAGATGTAATTGAGTCTGATAGATACAAAGAGGTAACAGCGTAAGCTGTTCCTCATAATAGAATAATTCTTGCGTAAGCAAGTGGTCGGGAAGAGAAATAGAAAAGGTCAAGGGCATACGCTCTTGGCTTATTCTAGTGTTATAAACAATAAAAAGGAGTTTTTAAGAATGGCAAAAAGAACAAATTCATTTCAAGTAAAAGGTGAACTAAGCCTAGCAGAAGGTGTAATTTACGAAGTTAAAAAAGAAGAAGTGTTAACAATCCCTTTCTTTGATATCTTAAAAGAATTTGAAGGAAAAACAATTACATTCTCTATTAAAGAAGAAAATGAAATTACAGGCGATGAAGCACCAGAATTAGAAGACTAAGAGTAAGGGTGATTACAATGAGGTCATATACTAACAAGAGCGGTGAACTTATCAAGGTAAGTGAAGAGCATTTAAATACTGCTGTTAGAATTAAGAAAGAACTACAGAACGCATCACCATCAAGAAAGTGCTCATGGTCACTTCTAGTTAAGATGATGGAGCGTGAGGGCTACTTTGATGCAGATAACAATGAATCATATAGATGCATGATTAAAGCCTTCCAGAAGAGCGTAGGAGAGCTTCCAGAAGCTCCTAAATATGCTAACATGGTAGCCGACTCAAAGCTTGAATCAATCAAGGAACTGGTTGGAGAAGTGGCGTATGAGAAGCGTGAGAATCAACATGTACTACGAGANCTTAATAAAGTNAAACGAGATGTGATTGATTTCGCTATCACAGCAGAACAAATTGGCAATGCATTAAAAGAACATGATTTCACTGCATTAAAATTTGAAGCACAACCTATCAATATTATTGGCAAGTCTAAGATGGTAGTTAGTTTATCTGATTTACATATCGGTGCAGTTGTTGATAATAAAGTAAATACATATGATTATGATATTGCGATTAAAAGAATGCAGAAATATTTAAACAAGATTGTAGCAGAGATAAAAGCTAACAACATTTCAGAAGTATATGTTATGAATCTTGGAGATACAGTAGAACATTCTTCTATGAGATTTGCACAAGGTTATAAAGTAGAGTTTTCATATTCAGAACAGATTGTAAGAGCATCTGATTTAATTCAAAAATTCTTAATCGGTCTTGCGGAATATGCAGAAGTAAAATACGCAGGCATAGCAGGAAATCACGATAGAGTAGATGGAGATAAGAATAAAGGTATTGATGGTGACCATGCGGTTAAAGCTATCAATTATACAATCAAGCAATTTATCGAAAATGCTAGAATCGAAAGAATCACATATGAACAAGCAGAAGATTACAAACATTCGTTTGTAGTAGGTGGTAAGAATATTTTAGCATTACATGGTGATTTAGACAACCAGAACAATCCTAATCTATTAGCAAACCATTCTAAGAATGACGGTATTGATTATGACTTAGTATTAATGGGTCACACTCATACACGATTCTTAAAAGAAGTACATGATAATAAATTCATTTCAGTAAGTGGAAGCTTGAAGGGTGCAGATGATTTCGTATTGAATAAATTACGCAAAGTTTCATCGCCATCACAGAGCTATCACATCATTAGAGAAGATGGAGAAATCGAAGTAAGATGGGTAACATTCTTCTAGATAAAAACTGAATTTTATCAAAAGGTTAACAAAACACCTTAGTTGAAGGCATTATTAGTGAGGGGTATTTTATATCGCCTTAATTGCATACTCTCCCTTTGCAGTTAAGACGATATGAAAATACTCTTTTTATATTTCAGAGAAAAAGGAGTGTAACATTAGTGAGCACTAGAAAAAGAAAAACAGAATCTACTCCCAAGAAGAAATGTTCGTCATGTGGCAAAGAAAAAGCTACAACATTTTTCTTCAAAGTAGACAGTCCTTTATTCCCAGATGGAATGATTAACACTTGTCGTGACTGTGTACGTAAGCAAGTAGATGTAAATGATATGGAGCAAGTAATTAGCTTCTTACGACAAATAGACAAGCCGTTCATTCAAGATTATTGGAACGAAGCACTTCAATCTAAGAATCATCCATTAGGAGAATATATTAGAAAAATCAATTCTTTAAATCAAGTTAAAAACAAAACATTTGACAATAGTGATATTGTCGGTGCAGGCACAACAATTGATTTTCAAGCTTCACAAATTTCCGATGAAATAGAAACAGAGGACGGAGAAATTATTAGGTATTCCGACTCCCTAATTTCAAGATGGGGTGTAGGATACAAAAAGCATGAGTATCTTCGATTAGAGAAATTCTATCAAGATATGATGATGACATATGAGGTTAAAACTACTAACCACAAACATATGTTAAAGCAATTAGCGAAACTATCTGTAGAAGCAGATAACGCTTTAGCGATTAAAGACTTTACTCTTTATTCAAAGATTAACAAAGAGTACGATATCATTCTTAAATCAGCAGGTATGCGACCTGTAGATAAAAAGTCTGGTTCGGAAGCAACTGGTCTTTTCTCATTCGCACAAGTTTGGGCAGAAATCGAAAGAGAGGGATTCGTTCCTCCACAAATGATTGATACACCAAAAGATGACATTGACTACATGTTAATGTGGTATATGCAATTCGCACAGAGACTAGTTGGTAAACCTGCTAGTACCGAACCTCCTGTTGGATGGAGAGAAGAGGTAATGCCAAGTGACGAATCAGACGAATAAAGGCATTAGCTCATATGACCAAGTGAAAGAAGAGTTTAAAAAAGCTCTTTCATTCTTTAGGGAATATCCAGATTATTTTATTGATTTTATTAGAACTGAAAATACACGATTTAGATTAACCCCTTTCCAAAGAGTATTCCTAAGAGCTTTCTTTAGAAAAAAGAAAGTAGGAATTGTTGCAAGTCGTGGTATTTCAAAGACATACATAGACGTAATGGCACATTACTTAAAGTGCATTATGTATCCAAACTCTAGCATCTGTTTAGCGATGCCAACTAAAACTCAAAGTGCGAAAGTAGTTGAGGAAAAAGTTGAAGAGCTTTGGACAGATTATCCTCTATTAAAGAATGAGGTAATCTTTGAGAAATGTAAGTTCCAGAAGGACTATGTGAGATTAGTATTTCGCAATGGTTCTTCATTAGATACATTAACAGTTGGAGAATCATCACGTGGTCTACGTGCTAACAGTATTGCGTTAGAAGAGATTGTCGATGAGAAAATGGATAGAGATACGATAAACAACGTTATCCTTCCAATTCTAGCACAACCACGTATGACAAGACATGGTGCAGACCCAAATGAGTATTCTAAGACACAAGCTTACATTACAACTGCTTCTCACAAACAATCATATTGTTACGAGAAGTACATGGAATTATTTAATGAAATGGTTGATGGTAAACCAACAATCGTATTAGGTAGTTCTTATGAAATGGGTGCAAGATTCGGTACATTAGATTTAGATGACGTAACGGAAAAAATTAACTCTGCTACATATTCTCCACTATCATTTGATAGAGAGTATCGTAGTATCTTTACTGGTTCAAGTGAAAAATCTCTTGTAACAGTTGAAGATATTAATAGATGTAGAACAGAGAAGAAAGCAGAATTTAGAGCCGATAAGAAAGCCAAGGATGCTATGTACGTATTATCTTACGATATTGCACGTGCAGAAGGTAAACAAACGGCTAACTCATCTCTAGCGGTATTTAAATGCTTACCAAGAGGTGACGGAACTTATCAGAAGTTCTTAGTTAATATGTTCGTAATGGAAGGTACTCACTTCCATGAGCAGGCATTATTCTTGAAACAAAAAGTAGTAGAGTATAATGCAAGCGTACTAGTTCTCGACCACAACGGTATCGGTAGAGCGGTAACGGATATTCTGGTAACAGAGATTGATGGAAACCCTCCATACTCTGTAATTAATGATGATAGATACGATAAATACAAACGTCCTAACAGTATTCCAATGTTGTACTTAATTTCAGCACAATCAAGAGATACTAATAACAGTGATATTGTAAACGTATTTATGGCAACAATTGCCAACAAAGATGTATTCATGCTTAAATCAGAAAGCAATATGCGTGGGATTATTAAAGAGCAAGACCCAACGCTTTTAGGTGAACAACTAATTCCATTTATCCAAATAGATAGAATGGTAGACGAAATCATGAACCTTGAATATGTACAAAGTGGTAATAAAACAAGCGTTAAACAAATTTCTAGAAGCGTAGAGAAAGATAGATATTCTGCCTTTGCTTATGGCTTATTCTATCTGTACTTACTAGAAAAGAAAAATAAAGAAAGACAAAGAGAAACTTACGATGCGACAGGCTTCTTCGCTGTGAAGAAAGCAAACTATCGTGTTAAGAGTTGGGGATAGGAGGTGCAAATATGACAGAACAAAACAGTAATGAAAAGGTCGAAAGACCGATAGCAATGACATTTGACAGTATGGCGTTCGCAAAACTTATGGTTAATGACTTATCTAAATCTAGAGAAGGTCGCAGAATGCTAAAGAAATATAAGCAGAGTGAAGTACGAGAAATTGTAGAAAACTACAAGATGCCTAAGAACCAAGAGAAGTTGAGAGAGATTTCAAATATCTTGTTTGCGAAGAGTCCACAATACCAGAGATTGTTATTCTATCTTTCTGGAATGGCGTTATTTGCACACATTATCGCTCCTATTAAGGATATCAAGAAAGCTAATAAAGCTAAAGTTATTAAACAGTATACTCAAATTGGTGAACTGTTAAAGCTTATGAATCTTCGACATGAAATGACAAAGGTTTTAAAAATCGCATTTCGTGAAGATACTTTCTTTGGATATATTCACAGAGATAAGAAATCATTCTACATTCAACATATTGATGCTAATATTTGTCAAATCACGTCTATTGAAGATGGCGTATTTAACTACAGTATTGACATGAGATATTTTGAAAAAGATGAAACTAGATTACAAATGTATGGCAAGGAAATCCAAGTCAAATACAGACAATGGAAGAGAACTAAAGGAATGAGGGGCAACAATTCACAGCTTGAATCATTCGTAGAACTTAGCCCAGAAAATACAATTTGTATCAAAATTAATGAGGATATGCTAGAGTCATTCCCACCATTTGCAGGTTCATTCGATGCGATTTTTGATATCGAAGGATTTAAACAACTTCGTAAAGATAAAGAAGAATTAGGAAACTATATGATTCTTACACAAGAATTGCCAATGCGTAAAGACAGTGATAATAACAATGACTTTATGATTGACGAAAAGATGATGAGATTCTTCCACGATATGGCTTCTGATACAGTGCCAGAAAACGTAGGAGTAATTACATCTCCAATGAAAATTGAACCAGTTAAATTCGACAGAGACAGAGCTGATAGTGACGGTGTTGCGAAAGCAGAACGTGACTTATGGAGCGGTCTTGGGGTTTCTCAATTATTATTCAATGCAGATAAGTCAACTTCACAGGGTTTAATGATGTCTATCAAGACAGATGAAGAAATCGTGTTTGGAGTGCTTACACAAATCCAGAGATGGGTTAATAGATATTTAAAATTTGAGTTTTCAGATTTGATGTTCAATGCACAAATCTTACACGTAACTCATTTTAATAGAGATGAGATGTTCCAGATGTATCTAACATCCGCTCAATATGGTATTCCAGTAAAGAATCATGTTAGTGCAGTGGTTGGTTTAGACCCAATCGAAACTATGAACATGGCTTACTTGGAAAATGATTTACTAGAAATGCATGAAGAATTTATTCCTCTAATGTCATCTCACACAATGGGTGCAGAGGGCGTAGCAGGCGTTCAGAATGCAGAAGATGGTAGACCTAAGAAAGACCCTAAAAAGGTTTCAGATGAGACAGCGAGAGGGCAGGATAAGCCTAACGCTAATGCTTAAAGGAGGTGAAAAGAAAAAATGGGAAAGAGACTAGACTTCCAATCTAGTATTAGTGAAGTCAAACAAGTAAACCCACTTTTCTCCACCTGTAAAGTAAGAGTGTTGTACACAGGGAAGAATCGTAACATGTCTATCATTCCAAGAGAAGCGGTAGATAAGGCGATGCCAACTATTTACAACATCCCAATCGTAGGTGAGTTTTTAGTAGAGAATCAAGACTACAAAGGTCATGGCGGTAGATTAGATTTAGATTCATACAAATTTATGCATACTACAAAGCCTTATGGTGTTGTTCCAGAATCAGCTACATATGAATGGGAAACTGTTAAGAGTGCGGATGGTACGGTACGTGAGTATCTAGTTATCAACGGCTGTTATTTATGGACAGGTAGATATGAAGAGACTTTCAGTGTTGTAGATAAAGGCAAAGGTCAATCAATGGAAATTGAAGTAACTAGTGGTGAATGGGTAGAAGAAGAAGAAGCATACAGAATTGATGACTTCGTTTTCTCTGCTTTATGCATACTAGGTGACGATGTTGAACCTGCCTTTGAAGATGCAAACATTGTAGGTTATTCATTAAATAGAGATTCATTCAAAGAAGAGTTCTCTCAAATGTTGAATGAACTAAAAGTTTCTTTAAAAGAAGAGAAGGAGGTTATTAATTTGACTTTACAAGAATTACTAGAAAAATATTCTATTACAGTTGATGAGCTACAATCAGCAGGAGTTGTTATTGAAGGTATCGAAGGTGATGCTTTAGAAACTGTTATCTCTGACTTCGCTAAGAAGAAAAAAGATGACAAAGAAGAAAAACCAGAAGATAAAAAAGAGGATGCTCCTAAAGAGGAAAAGCCAGAAGACAAAGCTAAGTCTAAAGATGACAAGGAGGAAAAGCCTTCTGACAAGAAAGATGAGGAAAAACCATCTGACAAGAAAGAAGAAAAGCCTGCTGATAAAAAAGACGAAGCTCCATCTGATAAAAAAGATGAAGAAGAAGATGACGAAGATAAGAAGAAGAAAAAAGGTAAATTCTCACAAGAAGATTACGATGCTCTTTTAGATGAAATCAAGTCACTTAAAGCAGATAATGCTAAACTATTAGCTTTCAAGAAAGCAGTAGAAGATGCACAGCATGAAGAAAAAGTATTTGAAGCTATCGCAGAACTAGGTTTAACAGATGAGGATGAAGGAGTTGCAGAACTTAAAGCACAAGCAATGGAAATCACTTTAGAACAAGTTGAGGAAAAATGCTACAGCCTATTAGGTCGCAAAGCTTTCGCAAGCAAAAAACAATTCTCTAAAGAGAAAGAAAAGGAAACTGTTCGTATCCAATTAGGAAACGAAAAAGACCAAAAGGATAACAAATCATATAATCCATATGGTGACTTATTCGAAAAATTTAATAAATAATTGAAATTATTAGGAGGAAAAAATAATGGCTATCGTAAGAAAAGATAAACTATTAGCAGGTTACAACGGTAACTTAGAATCTGTAATCGTTCATGATTCAGCAGACAAGACTTTAGAAATTACAAACGGTGTATTCGTTACAATCGGTGGTTTACTAGTTGGTCGTGAGACTAAAAAAGCTAACTTAACTAAGGCAGGCGACCACATCAAGGAAGTATACTTAATTCACAATTCAGAGGTTATGTATGACGAAAGAAAATACAAACTAGCAGACTTCCGTATTCGTGCAGGTAAAGTAGCACGTGCTTACCGTTTATACGATGGAGATATCATCACATTAACTACTGACCTATTCAACGGTACTGTAAAAGTTGGAGATGTTTTAATCGCAGGTAAAGACGGTAAATTAATCAAAGAAGACACAACAAACAAAGCTGTAGATGCAAAAGTTACTTTCACAGTAATTGAAGATGCAGGTTTTGAATTAGACGTAACTATGGGAGCATTTGCTGTACAAGTTGCACGCAACTAATTCTAGCAAATTATAAGGAGGAAAACAAAAATGAGTAAAACTATTGTTAAATTAGGAGTAGACCTAGCAAAAGGTAGAGTACAAAATTTCTCTGCAAACGAAGCAAACGATACATTACGTAAAGCTTTCGCAGACTTAATGGAGTTCTCTGTAGAAGATGCAAAAGGTCGTGTGGAAATCCCACGTAAAACTATGCGTAAGCATAAAGTAGAAATCTTCGAGATTTTAGAAGAAATCGTAAATGAAACTTTACAAGAAGGTTTAAAATCTCAATTTGATGGTTTCGCAGAATATCGTAACCTAGCATGGGGTGACGAAAACTTATTCAAAGTACCAGTGAAGAATATCTTCCGAGTATCATTAGTATCTGATGGTAACGGTAATATCAGACGTCAAAGATTACGTGATGGTCAAGAGTTCGCAGTGAGCTTAGACACTTACGCAATCAAAATCGGTGAAGACTTCCACCGCTTCTTAGCAGGTCGTGTACAATGGGCTGAATTAATGGGCTTAATCGCTGAATCATTCCAACGTGAGTTAACTAAACGTATCTACAGAGCTATCTTAGCTTCTTACGGACGTTACAACGGTACATACCACATGAGCGGTAACTTAACAGAGCAAGACCTAATTGAGTTAGCAATGCACATTGAAGCTCGTACAGGTGAGAAAGTTGCAGTATACGGAACTAAATTAGCTCTACGTAGATTAGCTCCTGCACAGGGTACAATCACAGAAGCTATGAACGATGCTCGTAACAAAGTAGGTTACTACGGAACAATCGCAGGTATTGACTTACGTGAAATCGAACAATCTCACGACTACGATACTGATTCATTCGTAATCGACAACAACATGTTACTAGTATTACCTCAATCTGCTGATAAAATGGTTAAGATTGTAAACGAAGGTGACTCAATCATCCAAGACCAACAAGCAGGCGTATCTAGCGACATGATGCAAGAATACTTCATTGCAAACCGTTTCGGTGTAGCAATCATCACTACAAAAGTATTCGGCTTCATCAAACTTGCTGATAGCGGTGTTACAAGTTCTATGCAACCTGCACCACCAGTAGCACAAGGTTATGAAGTTTACTAAGAGTAGGTTTCTAAATTGATATAGTGAGAGGGTTTCCCTCTCCTATATTATATGATGTTTTCGGACAAAAAACAAGGGGATAAAAGGAGATAAATAAATATGGCACAATTAAAGAAACAAGATTTAATTAACATTTTGGTGGAAGAATACGGTTACGAAAAAGAAGATTTAAAATTCGATGCTAACGGTAATCCATATACAAATGCAAAACTTAAACTGTTAATCAAGGCAGAAGAAAAAGATGCAGAAAGATTAGAAGATGAAGACTTATTAGAAGAAGAAGCAAGTCATGCGGATTCTGACAAGATTCCTGTGATGAGTGGTTCAACAGGTACAATTATCTATCGTTCTGAAACTAGCAATAAGTTCTGGAAGTTTACTCAATTTGGTCAAAAGGATAAAATCCCATATGGCGAATTAGTAGCAATGATGAATAAATATCCACGTTACTTCTTAGAAGGTTGGATTATCATTCGTGATAGAGCAGTGGTTGAAGAATTTAGATTAGCTGAATTATACAAAAATATTGAAAAGATTGTTTCACCAGAAACATTTGATGAAGTATTTAGCTATCCAGTAGATAAACTAGAAGCGATTATTAACAGTCTACCAGACGGAATGATTAATACATTTGTCAATAGAGCACAACAATTATATAGTGCAAGACGTTTAGACAGTCTGCATGTTAAAAACTTGATTGAAGAAAAATTTAAGTTCTCATTAGATGATAATGCACCAATTAGCGACATCGCACTGGAAACAGACACAGGCGTACAAAATATTATCTATGTAGACCATAATTAAGGGTGATTTACAATGTCAGAATTAGTACCAGTAAATCCAACAAGTGTATCAGAAGTATTCGACAACTTTCTATCCAAAATTTCGGATTATAGTTTCCTATCTGTAAATATCACAGATGATGAAATTAATGAAGAGTTAATGGGGTATCTAAAGTCTGCAACTGTAAGATTCTATAAGTGTAACAATAATTTAAAAATAGTAATGAATGATGAAGAAGAATATATGTTCGTTTCAGAGTTAACGCCTTTTGAAATAGAGGTTCTAACAGTCCTTATGATTGTAGAATACATGAAACCACAGGTTCTATCAAGTGAAGTAATCAAGCAATCATTAAGTGATAAAGATTTCAGAATCTATTCACAGGCAAATCAATTACGAGAATTAAATCTATTATACAGAATGTTTAGAACAGAAGCAACTAAAATGATTACAGAATACACGTACTTCAACTTAGATAAGGAGAATTTTAAATGATACAAGACAATGAAAAGCTAGTAATCTATTTAAATTCTATAGTAAACAGTGTATTTAAAGTTTTACCATTGTATGAGGAACAAAATGTGGGCGTAACAACTTATGTTGAATCTTTACTATTTGAACTATACGGCTTGCAAGAAGCTGTAGAAATTCAGCATAGCTATGAATATATTTCACTGCTATCAACTCTTGAATCTGTGAAGAAAGAGATGGGTAGAGAGCAGAGTAAAAAAGCTACTGTAAAGAGAGAAGTATTCAAGTGTATCAATATCATTAAGAATATGATTGGTAAGCTTGAAGAGGGTGAATAACCATGAGTGACCACATTGGAAAATACAGAAGACGTTTAAATCGTAGCGGTAAAGATGTAGGCGAAGTCTACAAGAATAACACCATTGCTTTTATAGAAGCTACATTCCACAAGTCTCCTACATTTAGGGTATTGGAAGTTGTTAGTACAGAATTTCCAGATATCAAGAATATGGATTCTAGGGTTGTAGAGGTAGAGAGAATGGGTTCTCTACGAGAAGTGATATTCAAACCAAACGAGAGTTTGGGAATAGGCACATATGTAAAGTTCGATGGCGATACATGGCTATTATTCGATAAGTACGGTGGAACAGGTTCTACTAGTATTAAGATGTTAGCACAAAAATGTAATCGTAGTTTGAAGTGGAAAGATGAAAGCGGTAACATCCATGAGTTTGAATGTGTTGCAGGGGCAACAGATTTAGGGTCAAAGGCAAAACAAAGTAAGAATGATATCTATTGGAATAAGTACGATGTACGTTTGCCAATCGGTCAATTGTTTGTTTTCGTTGAGCTGAATGATACTACTAAACATATCAGATTGAATCAGAGATTTATATTTGGTAGCAACGTTTATGAAGTATCTGGTGTGGATGACACAACAGGCGTATCTAGAAACGGATTCGGACTAATGCAATTTACGATTAAATTAGCAACTAAGCGTGACGAAGATGACTTTGTGAATGGAATTGCTTACAACAATTACAAAGAGCAACCTAGCACAGAGCCACCAGTAGACAACGGTGAGGGGGATATTTGGTAATGAGATTAGATTCGCTATCTAAAAATGTAGTAAAAGTTATGAAGACTTTATGTAACAATGAAGGGTTAGTAAAACTATTAATTAATAATCAGTATGACCCATTTGATACTAGTATACCAGTAATCAAAAATCCTTACGACTTAGTTAATCCTAAGAGCGTAAATTGCAAAATTAAACCATTCCCATTTGAGGTTGATGCAACCACACAAGACGGTTCTTACATTCGTGTTTATTANAACGATGCAGAGTTCAATGAGAATGAAGTTATTGCAGAAACAAGACTTCACATTGATATTATCTGTGCGAAAAGCCTATGGTTGATTGAGGGTTCGATGATTCGTCCTTATGAAATTCTAGCAAGAGTAACAAACATGGTTGGTCAAAGAGCTGTTGGAAATGGCATCAAACTTAAATTTAATGGTTTCCAACATCTTGCAGTCAATGAAAAATTTGATGCTATCAGACTATATAGTGATTATTTCACTGTAGAAACGTGATGCATCATGAGAGATTACAAGGGGTTAAAAGATGTTGACGTTAAACTAATTCTACTAAGTGGTAGTAGTATTACAGTTGACAATATTGAGATTATCCCATATACGATGGAAGAAATCAAAAATTATGGGTACTCAAATTATATGCGAAGTTTACAACTGCTTTCATTAACAGTTGAAGACTTTATGGATTCAGTCAAAGATTTAGAGAAAAGAATGATACTAGAGGTTGAAAAAAAGAATCTAAAAGCATTTGACTTTTACGTCAAACTTGGTGGAGAAGATTTTCAAAATATTCTCTTGGTAGCGTTATCAGTCTTGTTAAGAACGGATGATATCCGTTTTTTAGATGAGAACGTTTTAGCTATTGACTTTATGAAAATGGGAGTCTTATATGAAGACGAATTTGGAATGATTCAAGTCAATGGCGAGAAGCTTGAAAGTATATCGGAAGATAATATTAAGCTCATACATAGAGATAATTTTGACAAAATCGTTGAAGTTATTAAGATGCAGAACTATTTAATGAAAATGGATGACAGAACAGATGATGAGTTTGATAATCCTGCCAATGAAGAAACAAGACTACTAGCAGAACAAATCAAGAAAAACCGAGAGAGAGTAAAAGCAAAAAAGAAACTGCAAAATGAAGATGTGGATATTGATATATCTGACATCATTAGTGCAGTGTGCTCTAAGAGTAATTCTATCAATAAAATAAATGTATGGGATTTCACTCTATATCAAGTATACGATGAGTATGCACGACTAGAATTAATAGATAACTATGATTTCAGCATTAAAGCTATGATGGCAGGTGCAGAAAAAGTAGATTTAAAGCATTGGTCTAGCAGGTTATAAACTGCTTGATACATAAACTTTTTTAAATTATTAGGAGGAAATTATAATGGCAAACAAGCGTTATGGTATGAAAGAGGTTGCAAACGTTATCTTTTTCGATGTTGCAACTAACAAACCAGTATTATTCTTTGATACATTAAAAGTATCAACAATTGAGAACGAAAGTGACAGTGCAGAAGCAACAGGTGGACAAGGTAATGGTCGTCTATTATCTTGGGACTTCGGACGTAAAGCTACATTAACAATGCAAGATGCTTTACTATCTGATATTTCTTTAAGCTTACTAGCAGGTACTACAGTAAAAACTACAGGTATCAAAGCAGTAGGACGTGAAGTATTAACAGCAGTTAAAGATGCAACAGCAGGAGTTAAAGTTACTCTTAAAGAAGAACCATTAGCTATGAACACTGTAGCAGTTTACAAAGTAGACAAAGGTGTTATGGGTCAAGAAGTAACAGGTGTTACACAAGATGGCACTGACAAGAAAACTTTAAAAATCGCAACTGGTGGAGATGTAGCAGAAAACGAACAAATCATGGTATTCTATGAGTACACAGTTACAGCACAAGATGCTACACAAGTAACTTTCAACGGTTCTGCATTCCCTGCTACATACAAAGTAGTTGGAGATACAATCGTTCGTGGAGAAGACGGTGTTGACCGTAAGATGCAATTCGTAATTCCAAAAGCGAAATTACAATCTAACTTCTCACTAACAATGGATGCTGAAAACGTATCTACGTTCGACTTCACTCTAGATATCCTAGTAGAAGCAGGAACAAACAAATTATACGACATCATTCGTCTATAATTTAAACAATAAAAAATTAAGGGTAGAGAACATGATTCTCTGCCCTATTTTTTTTGGATAATCGTAATGTATAAAATTGAAGTTTTATCAAGTATATGTTATAATGATAATGTAGCACAAGTCTGGTATTTTTACGACAAGTGCTAAAAATAATGGTATAAAAGGAGTTTTTATAGTGACTAAGGATATTAAAAAATTAACTCTTGATGAGTTGAAAAAACAGGATGAAAAATTAAATAAGCAATTCGAAGCATATGTTTCAATTGGTGATGATGTCTACGAAGTGAAAATTGATGAGGTGTTCCGTACTTCTAAACAAGGTAAAGTTTTAGATGATATGATTGCATTCTTCCAAGAGGGCGGTAAACGTATTGAATTACTAGAACTTGCTACGCCTTATACGTCTTTACTATTAATCAAGCATTTCACAGACTTAGAGATTCCAGATGATTTCGATGATGCTATCGCACATCTACATTCTTTAATCGACCTTGGAATTTTCGAAGCGGTCTTAAATGAACTTCCAGAAAAAGAAGTTATTCAGACATATGACAAATTGAGAAATGTGCTTAACGAAATGACTGAAAAGATGGAAATCGCACAAGCCGAAGCAGACCTAGTTGCAGAACAGCTAGAGAACGAAGTAGTTAAGAAGATGTTTATAGATGGCGAAGAAGCAATCACAGAGCAAGAGTAATGGTTTTTACTTTGAGACAGAAGCGGAAGCTATTAGAGTCTTAAATGCAGAGGGAAAAAAATTAAAAGCGATAGCACTCAAAGTATGGAGAAGATACTTGGGTAGCTATCAACCTCAAATGTACGTTCGTACTGGACGTTCAGAAAAGGGTATAAAGCTTAAACCAGTAAGAAAAGTTGGTGTGAATACTTATACAATCGAACTTACATTCGAAAACGGTCTAATGTATCATGATTCAGTATTTGGCAAAGGACAGCCAAAAGGTCACTCAATCATGCTTATTAGTAGCGGTTGGCACTCTAAGAAATTGGAAAACAGAATTGGAGTAGTTCCAAATTTTACATACAAAGGTGGATTCGACTATCTAGGTCAAGTTCAATCAGAGTACAACAACGTTAGAAATAAAAAAGTATTCTTAGATATCCAATGGAGCGGTCAAGCTTATAAATAGAAGTAGGTGAAATATATGGCATACAAAAAAATACAAGAAGTTACAGATGAGTTTTGGGATAATGAATTTGACATAGATGATAGAGAGATAGTTGAAAGCTTTCTTAAACAGGGTCATCTAAGTCCTGCAACTCTAAAACAATACAAATCATCTCTACGTATCTTTTGCAAATGGGCACATGATAAATATAGAGGTAGAAAGAGAATCACAGATTTAAAGATACGTGATGGATTAGATTATCAGAACGACCTAATAAAATTAGGGTTGAGTAGTTCTGCTATTAAATTCAAGCGTTCATCTGTTAGTTCTTTATACAATTTCATAGAATTATATTATGGTGAAGAATATCCAAAATTAAAAAACATTTTCAATAAGGCAGTTCCTAACGTGGCAAATGTGAAGAAAAAAGAGAAGAATCCAATTACGAAGATTGAGCTTGAAAAGCTCATCAAGACTTTGAAGAAAAAAGAGGAATGGCAGAAACTAGCTTATCTCTTATATACATATGGTACAGGATGTCGTAGGGAAGAGTCAAGACAATTATTAAAAGAAGTTGTAACTTACGATAAATTTGTTAATAAGAAAGGCATCCAGAAAGAATATTACCAAACTCATGCTATTAGAGCAAAAGGTAAAGGCATAGAAGGAAAAGTTCGTAAATTCAAATTTAGTCAAGAAGTAATGGATGCACTTAGAAAGTGGATAGAAGTACGTGGCGAAGATGATTGTCCATATCTATTTGTTAGTAAAACAAAAGATGGATATAGACAGATTAGCGGAAACGCTTTCAATCTATGGTGTGAAGAGTTCGGTGAAATCATCGGCAAGAAAATCCATCCTCACTTATTACGTTCAAGTAGAGCAACTATAGCAGTTGTTGAGGAAGGTATAGATATCAAAAAGGTACAAGAAATGTTGGGACACAACGATGTTTCAACAACAGAGATATATGTCGTTCGTGATGACGATGACGATGATGACGATTTATATTAGGAAGATTAAGAGTAACATCTTAATCTTCTGATTAGGATGTTACAGCATCCTCTAGAATAACAAGGGGTGAAACAATTTGGCAGGTAGTAACGATTTAAATATGATACTGAAAGCCCAAGTGGTGAAGTTAAAGGTAGAGCTTGATGCAAAAGGTAGTAAGTTGCCTTCACAGGTAAATGCTATTAGCAAGATGTTAGCAGGTAATCCAGTAAAACTTAAAGTTAAACTAGATACAAAAGATATCAACAAGCAGATTACTAGTATCAATAATTTAGTAAAAAACAAACCAATGAAGTTGAAAGTAGAGCTTGATACAAAAGGCACTACAAAGCAAATACAGGATATGTATAAAGCTTTCAACGATATGAATAAAAAATATGTGCAACAAACTAAGCAAGCACAGCAACAAGCAAGTAAGATTGCATCTTCTGCACAGAAGCAGAGCGTTCCTACTTCTGCACCTGTAGGCAACTTCAATAATATCAAACAATATTTGAAGCAAATGGAAGATGCAGAGAGAGTCCTTCGTTCTAAATTTAACGATGGTGGCGGTATCTTTAAAACAACTCAATTTAAAGATGCACAAGGAAATCTAAAAGGTTTCGTTGCAGAACTACAACGTGCAAATGGTGTTGTTGAGAAACTTAGATATGACTGGAATGCAGGTAGCAAGAAGTTTCAAATCATTGATAGACAAACTATTACAGACACTCAAAAGAGTCTGGCACAAGCAGAAGCTTCTTTAAACAAGCTTAAAGGCTCTATTAACCAACTTAAAAACACAGATGGNAAGATTGGACTGCTTTCTCAATTCGATGCGTTAAAAGGCAAAGGAGATAGCTTAACTAGAGACATGGTTAAAGGTCTTCAAGAAGCTGTAAGAGCAGAACAACAATTACAACAACAAATCTCTCAAACAAACAAGTTAACAGCTCAACAAGCTAAGTTGTTAAATGACATCGGTAAAGCTAGAGCTAAAGATGTTAACAATGCTCAACTTAAAGGTCTTGAATCTATGGCGAAAAACGGCACAGATAGAGATGGTAAGGCTGTTGCAGATTTGGCAAATCATTATAGACAACTTGCTAGAGAAGTTCAAGTATATAATGAAAACGTTAGAAAAGGCAATGCTGATATGAAAGCATCGCAAGAAGTTACTAAACAACGTTTACAATTAGAGCGTGAGTTAAGAAAACTTCAACAACAAACTCCTGCAAATAATCCAAACGGTCAAGCGAAAAAGGCATTCGTTGATGAGACAATGGCAATGGTTCGTAACATTGCAACAATCAATGATATGAATAAAGCTTATTCTCAATTAGCTATTGTTAGAAATAGAATTGGTGAAGCGAAAACTAATGCTTGGATGGATGCAGAGCAAGCTAAGTCTCAAAGATTAATTGAGAGTTTAAAAGCCGTTCAACGTCAAATGAAAGACAGAGGAATGGATGTTACTGGCATTGATGCATCACTAAAGAATTACGCTAAAAATGTAAATACTAGTGCTGTAGAGGTAGAACGTGCGTTAGCTCAATACCAAAGAATGCTAACAGACAAGAAACAACAAATCCGTAATGCAGAAAGAAACCTTCGTTTAGGTGAAGATATTTCTGACAAATACGGTGGTGCAGACAAGATTAAACAAATGAACCAAAAGTTATTTAGCGGTGGAGCACCAGATGCAAATACGATTGCAAGTATTAAAAGTTATGTTAGTGCTGTAGAAGGTGCTAAAGTAGCTTCTGTATCATTCGCTAGAGATGGCGTAGATGCAATGGGTAACAGAATGAAAAACGTTCAAGTTACATTTGCAGGTACAGGTGAACACGTAAGACGTATGAATCTATCATTTACACAAGGAACTAACGTTGTTAGACAGGCTTCTGACGAAATGGTTCGTAACGTTAACCGTAACTTAGGTGCATGGGAAAAACTACGTAGCATGATGTCATCAGCTCCAATGTGGATGCTAAGTCAAGCTATGATGACTGCTCCAATTCAAGGCTTACAAGCTATGACTAGAGAGATTCTAGAAGTAGACAAAGCTATGACAAACATTCGAAGAGTTGCAGATGCAAGTCTTAACACAGATATCATGTTTGGAAACGCAGTAGGATTGTCAAAAGAATTAGGTAACAATATTCATGATATCCTAAACGGTATGGAAGAGTTCTCACGTACATTCGGTGACTTCAATGAAAGACAGTTAACAGCTATCACTAAGACAGCTACAGTAATGTCAAACGTATCAGACCTAAAAGTACAAGATGCACAAGCATCTCTAGTAGGTACAATGAACGCATTCAATATTGAAGCAGAAGATTCTATCGGTATCGTAGATAAATTAAACCAAGTAGATAATGATTACGCTATCAGTACGCAACAGTTAGCAACAAGTTTACAAAAATCTGCATCTACTGCAAAAACATATGGAGTTAGCTTGGAAGAAACTATTGGACATACAACTGCAATCGGTGCGGTAACAATGGAATCTGGTAACATTATCGGTAACTCATTAAAGGCTATTTACTCACGTATCACAGGTTTACAAGCATCGGAAGGAACACTGAAAAGTGTTGGTGTTGCAATGTATGACATGGGTGAAAATGGTAAAGAGCTAAGACCTGTTGGCGATATCCTAAATGACTTAGGTGCAAATTGGGGTGGCTTAACAGCTCAACAAAGACAGAACACAGCAGTTACATTAGCAGGACGAAACCACTTAACACGTTTCTTAGCCCTAATGAATAACTACCCAACAGCGATTAAAGCAACTGTAACAGCATATAACTCACAAGGTAGTGCAATGCGTGAGAACGAGAAGTATATGCAGTCTATGGAAGCTAAAATCAATCAAACGAAAAACTCATTCACAACTATGTCTGTAGCATTCGGTAAGGCATTCGTGTCTGACGGTATCATTGCTGTAGCACAAGGTTTAGGTGCGGTATTAAACGTTATCACACAGATTGCTAATGCAGGTGGAGGTCTAGCTCTAGTTGGTGTTGCTATCGGTGCAATCATGACCCAAATGGGTAAATTCGGTGGTATTCAAACTGCTGTCGGTGGGTTCTTTAGCAAGTTTAAAGAAGGTTTCACAAGCGTACAAAGAGATGGTAATGCTACTATCACAGTAATGGATAGAATGCGTAGCGGTATGCAGAATACTGGTACTGCAACAACAACTGTTGGTGGAGCATTCATGAATGCAGGTAAATCAGTTCTATCATTCGGTTTAAGCTTTGGTAAAGCTGTATTATCAATGGGTGCATTCGGTCTTGCTATCGGTGCAATCGGTTGGGCTATTGAAGCTGTAATCGGTCATTTCTCTAAGTTAAAAGCAGAACAAGAAGCGGTAGATAGAGCTACGCAAAAAATGGTAGACGGATACCGTAAAAACATGGATACAGTTGGAGGTCTAGTTGAGAAATACGATGCAATGAGTAAAGCCTTTGCAAGTGGAGCAATCCAAAAGGGAACGCAGGAATATGACCAATTCTTAATCGTACAATCTAAACTAGCTGAAATCTTACCAACTTCTGTAAAATTCATTGATGCTAACGGTCAAGCATGGTTGAAGAACACAGACGAAGTTAAGAAAGCTCTACAAATGTCTAAAGAACTTTCAGAAGCTAAAGCTAGAGAGCAAGTTGCAATGAAAGACCAAAACTTAGACAAAGCAACAGAAGACATCGGTAAACTAATTGAAGCAGAAGAAAAACTACTTCAAAAACGAAAAGAAGCAGAAGAGTTCCGTAATAGACCTACTGCATCTCAATCAAGAGAAGAACGTGAAGAAGCTTANAAGAAGAAGATTCTAGACTTAGATGTTAAAGAACTTCAAAACGCATCAAAACGACAAGAAGCATTCCAGAAGATTAACCATACATTAACAGAGCAAGCTAGAGCAACTTTAGAAGCAAGCGGTGCTATGGCTAAACTAGGTGACGGTGCTCAAAAAGCAGTNGATAACTTCATGAAAGTTAATACAAACTCTTTAAATGAGAAAATCGCATCTGGTGCAATCAAGGGTGCAGACAACATTAAGAAAGCTATGGATAACATCGTAAANGGTGGAGCAGGTGTTGGTGAGCTATTCGCTAAAGAGTTCGACAGAATGACAGCAGGAATCGACACTAGCACAAACAAAGGTAAACAAAAAGTAGAAGAACTTAAACAAGCTATTGGTAAAATTGGTAGCACAGTCCCAGAAAGATTNATGAACATTGAAAACTTTGGCGGTAGCATTGATAAGATGCAAAGCAAGTTAAAAGAGTTATTGGCACTAGGAATGGAAATTCAACAAAACGGTAGTCAAGGTTGGGANGGATATGTTGCTTACGCTGAAAAGCTAGGTATGTCTGCAAATGAAGCTAAAGACTTCGTTCAACAATTAGCTATGGCTAGTGAAAACCAAGCNCTAAAAGCACGTGCAGGTGAAGAAGCTAACGCAGGTTATGCGGATGCTGTAGGTGAAGGAGCAGATGCTACAGGTAAGAGTGCGGATGCNATCAACAAACAGGCAGATGCACAGGGTAAAGCTAACCAAAAAATGGTTGAAGCTATCGACTTACAGAAAACATTATATGGATATAAGAACGAAGAAGTTTCAGCAATCAAGGGTCATCTTGAAAGCTTGAAAATGTCTCAATTGATGTACGGTGAAAACGCTACAAAGACAGANCAATGGGGTAAATCTGTTACAGAATTATCTAATAGATTCGGTGTATCACGTGGCGAAATCGAACAAAACATTGATAANTATTATAAACTAGCTGACACAATGGGTCAAGTAAAAACAAAAATTGACGAAAACGGTAAAGTAGTTGTGGACTACGGTAGCATGACGAAAGACCAAATCGCAACATTCGAAGCATGGGTAGGTAAGATGCGTGAGAGTGGAGAAGCTACTGATATTTTCAGTGGTAAAGTTGATTCTAATAAATTCAAGTTTGATGAATTTGGTAACAAGTTAGATGACACAGGAAACAAAGCTAAAACATTTATTGACAAAGTTCAAAATTCTTTAGGTAAAGAAATAAACATGTCTCCAACAATCGAAAACTTAAACAAGATTAAAGAAGGCTTTGCAAAAACTACCGAAGAGTCTATCAAGGGTGCACAAGGTATCGAAACTAACGGTATGAGAATTGGTAACTCTGGAACATACATGAATCCATTGATGACAACATTCAATCAACTTCAACAAAGTGCAAAACTAAGTGGAGATAACATGTCGTTAACGGCAGGTCAATACGAACAAGGCGGTATGAGAATCGGTTTAGCAGGTTCGTTAGCCGACCCATTCGGATTGAAGATTGGAGAAGTTAGTCAGAAGACAGGTGAAACAGCTCAAAAAGTAGGCGAATCAGCAGGTAGCATTGAACAGAGTGCAGGCAGAATCGGTAACGCAGGTGGAAACATGAGTCCTGTAAAAGACCAAGCTGACCAAGTTGGACAAAAATTTGACGAAGCTAAAGGCAAGGCAAATGAATCAGCAGGTGGAATCAGCCAAGCAACATCTACAATCGGTAACGCAGGAAACAACCTAGCACCATTAAAAGAGAACCTTAACCAAGTTGGTACTACAATGGGTGAAACTAAAACGCAAGTTGAAACACAGGTTGGTGGAATCAATACTGCATTTGGTCAATTAGGTCAAGGTATGCAGACTGGCTTCATGAGTCCATTTAAAACACAGGCACAATTATTCCAAGAGCAAGTAGCAGGTATGGCTACTCAATCTGGTCAAAGTGCTCAAAAGATTGGTCAAGATGTTACATCAATCGGTAACGCTAAAAACGCATTAGACCAATACAAACTAGCACAGGATGCTGTTGTACAGTCAATGGGTAGCATGGGTGGTAAAGCACAAGAAACAGCTACAGCGATGCAAAATGCAGGTACAGCTATTGCAAACACAGTAAGTGGATTTGATTCATTTATTGCTAAACAAGGCGAACTGCAAAACGCTATGGGTAACACAGTTGGCAAAGCAGGAGAAGTAGGTAATGCTATTTCAACATTAAGCAACAACTTCGGAAGCGGTGTAAGTGGAGCAGAGTCATTTGGCGTTGCATTATTCACTATATCTAATGCTTCTGGAACAGCTAGTCAAGCGATGCAACAACTTGGTAATTCAGCAAGTTTATCTGCTGTCGGTATGAACCAAGCATCAGATGCTTCTAGAGCATCAGCAGATGCATCAAGTGCTAATGCTAATGCTAAATCAAATGAAGCTAACGCTTCTAACACTTCGGCACAAGCAAGTAGTGCTAATGCGAACGCTAAACAAGCAGAAGCTAATGCAATTATGCAAGCTATCAATGCAACGCAACAAATGTCACAAGCTTATGGCTCAATGGCACAATCTGCAATTAGCTCAATCTCATCAATCATTCAAGCAATCCAAACTTACTTACAAGCAGTATTATCTCTTGGTACAGGAACAATGGCAATTGCGAATGTTGTTAGAGGTGCATTCAGTGCTATGGCAGGAGCAGTTGCAAGTTCTACAGGTGCTATGAACAGTGCTCACAATTCGCAAGCTAGTGCTTTAAACAAAGTTAAGGATTCAGCTAACCAAGCTAAATCTGCTGTACAAGGTTTAAATAGCACAATCGCAGGTGCGATGTCAAGTCTAAACAACTATATCGCAAAAGCACAACAGGCTTCTAGCGTTCAAGTTAAAGCTCCAACATTACCTGCATTACCAACAGGTGCATCTTGGAATATGTCTACAATCAATAACATTACAGGACTACAAGGTGGAGAGGTAGCAAGTGCAGTAGCAAGTGCGGCAGGTGCTTTCAGTGCAAGTTCTGGTGATTCTGGAACAGCAGGTGGAGGTAGCGGTACGTCTGGTAGACTTATCCCTTCAATCTACAGTGGATTAGATTCTTACGGTAGAATGGGAGTATTCACTGCTTTAGGTAGCTATGATGATAGTTTTGCAGAAAATGATAGAACTGACCCTAACAGAAGAAAAAAAGGATACGTCCAAACAGAAGATGGAAGTTGGGTAAAAGAATCATTCTATTCAGATACTAAAGTCAAATCTAGTGCAGATGATAGCGATAAGTTAGCGGATGCAATGCCTTGGAACTCATGGCAACGTAGCATGAGTGAGCTTGATGTAACAATCAAGTGGATGGAAACAAAAATGAAAAACATGAACAAGTATACAGNAGAATATCGCAAGATGATGAACGATGTATACCAAGTTGAAATTAAACGTTGGGAACTATTAAATCACGACCTATGGGATAAAGAACGTAGAAACGAACAAATCAAACGTGAACTAGAAGGTCTGAAAAACATCAACGCTCATACAAAAGAGCAACGTGACCAATACAATAAGTTAATGCAAGAATACGAAAGCAATCTAAGCTCAATCCAAAGTATGAGAGCTGAATGGCAAGACTTCTTAGACAATTGGGAAAACCGTTATGCGGAAATCTTAAAAGCTCACGTAGAAGCTATTGTTGAACAGTATACTAAAGGATTAGAAGAGATTAAAGCTAAAGTAGATGACATCGACTTTGCGATTGAGGTTGCTAAATTAGTAGACCCAGATAACATGACAAAAATGATGAACCTTTATATTGATAAAGCAAATCAATTAAAACAAGAAAGAGCTAAGTTAGAGAACCAACAAAGAGATTTAATGTTGAAACTATATGAAGCAGAAGATAGATTCGGTAAGGATAGCCAAGTTGCCAAAGATATCAGAGCGGAAGTAGACAAGGTTAAAGAAGCTTGGGAGGATTCAACTCTAGCAGTTCTGCAAGCNGAAAAAGAGATTAAAGATACACGTGCAAGCGTGGCAGATGATGGNATTGGTCAATTGAAAGATTACTACGGTAAGATGAAGGACATGGCATTAGATGCAATCGAAAANGAACAAAACAACCTTCAAAAAGCTCATGACGAAAAGATGAAGCTGTACGACAAGGAAATCGACAAGATTAACAANGTGTACGATGCTAAGTTTAAAGAAATGGACAAAGAGAAGNNNNACGAAGATTACCAAAAAGGATTAGACGAAAAGAATGCAAAACGTTCAGAACTACAAAATAAAATCAGCATTTTATCAAGAGATAATTCACTTGAAGGTAAGAAAAAACTTGCGGAACTTAAAAAGGAACTAGCAGATGTCGATAAAGAACTAGCGGAATATCAAAAAGAACGTCAACGTGAATTAATGAAGCAAGCTCTTGAAGACCAAAAACAAGCACAGCTAGACGAAATCGAAAACAAAAAGAAAACAGAGCAAGAAGAACTAGATGGTAAAATCGGTGACCTTGACAAACAAAAAGAAGACGTAACTAAACAATACGATGACTTATTAAACAACGATAAATATTGGGCAGACATGCGTAATCAATTTATCGAAGGTAGCTTTAAAAAGCTTGCCGATGAGTTAGCGAAAATGAAGCAAAACATCGACAACATGAATAAAGGAATCTTTGATGGTTTATCATCTGGATTCGGTGGATTCTCTGACGAAACTAAGAAACAAGTTGCGGAAGCAAATGGCTTAGTTGTTGACAACATGGACTTTAACTCTAAAGAGCCAATGAACAACGTGGATGAGCTTCTTAAAGCAAAAGGCTATCAAACATTTGAGAATGAGGTTCTTCGCCCAGATGACCCTGCAAGACCAATGAAGCCTGCACCAGAGCCACCACCACCAACAAAACCACAACCACCTACACCACAACCACAAATGCCTACTAAGGGTAACGTAACTGGTGTAACAGCAGATAGCTACTTAAACATCCGTAACGCTCCAAACTTACAGGGTGGAGTAGTAAGACGTATCTTAAATGGTGCAAACGTACAAATCTTAGGTGAAGATGGAGATTGGTGGAAAGTTAAGTTCTCTAATAACAGAGGAACAACTACAGGTTACGCAAACAAGAAATACATTAAGGCATTTGATACTGGTGGTTACACTGGTGATAATGTGCCAAATGAAGGAGCACTAGCTTTACTACATAAGAAAGAACTTGTCTTAAACAAAAACCAAACATCAGATATTTTAGATGCAGTTAAAATTATGGAAAAAGTTAAAGACGTTATCCCTGCATTAAGCGGAAACTCTATCAGCAGTAAACTTGCAACAGCAGGTAGTATTGTGAACGTATCTTATGGAGACATCAATGTAACAGTTGAAGGTGGAGATAAGAAGAAAGCGGATGCTATCGCAGGCGAAATCATGAAAGGTATGAAGAAGAAGGGTCGTTAGGCTCTTCCCTTCACCTTTCTTTTTAATTTAAAGGAGGAAAAGGGATGCCAACAATTAAGGATAAATTGTATTTTAATTTCAATGGTGTCTGGTCTGATACATTTCAATTAGTAAATGTTGTTACAGATAGCGGAATGTTTGAAGAAACATTCGTTGCCACAAGAGAAATTAATGAGACAAAAGTCAGAGGTAATGATAAACCGATGCTACATGGTATCGAAAACTCACCTCTGGAATTTGAGATGACAATCGCATTTGAAGGTAAATTCGATGATGCGAAAATTGATTCTATCATTAGATGGTTATGGGTAGATTACTATAAGCCTTTATACTTTAGAGGTAAAGAAAATAGAGTATTCTATTGTATGCCAATTGATGATTCTAGTATCGTACATACAGGATTTAGCGAAGGCTATTTTAAAATCAAAATGAGATGTGATTCTTCTAGAGTTTATTCACCAGATGTTATTACAACAAAGCAAACTGTATCAACAACGCCTGTAACTATCACAGTACCAAGCGACAGTCATTTTGATGTGTACCCAGAGATTTCTATTAAGAAGTCTGGTGCAGGTACAGTAACCATCGAAAGTCTAGATGATAAAGGTAATATATTTGAAGTTAGAGATTTGACAAATGCAGAAGATATTTATATCAACTGTGAAAAAGAGATTATCGAAACTGATATAATTGGTGTGTACAGATATGACAAAATCGTGGGCAATTTCCCAAGATTAGTATATGGTCAGAATCGCTTTAAAGTCACAGGTGCTTGTGAAATCCAATTTAGATTTAAAAATAAATACAGATTTTAACAACACATAAATAGACAAAAGCAAAAGTTTATGGTATAATTACATTATTAAGGTGTGGTATTATGATTGGAAATTTAGTATTTTTCAAGAAAACCAATTCTTTAATATCTAAGATGATTGCCAAAGTTACAAAAAGCGAGTTTACACATGTTGCCATTATCGTTGGATATGACAAGATGACAGGAGTTGCAACTATTATTGAGTCGGATAGATTCAGTAAAACTAAGCTTGCAAGGATACAACTAAGTGATGAACACGTTGTTTATACTACAGGCTATCAGCCGAAAGAAGTTACAGATAAGATTGTAAGGTACGCTCATCAACAGTTAGGTATGGGATATGATTATCTGCAACTGATTGGCATATTCTTATCTTTGGTATTTAAGAGAAAAAGAGATGCTTATTTTAATAGTGCTAATAAGATGATTTGTTCTGAATTAATCGACTTAGCTTATTATAAAGCAGGAATAAAAAGAAACAATTATGAAAACATAGGTGACGTTACACCGCAAGAGTTATTTGAAGTGTACGATTTACATCAAGTGTAGGAAAGGGGTATAGAGCTTGTTTATTGATATTGATTATAATAAACGGTTGCAAGAAGCTAAATTTCATTTAGCTAAACCTAACAAGACGATTATCTCTCACATTCATGAAAAGATGCGTGGAGAGATGTCTATTAAGTTAGGCAACATCAACGAACTAAGCTTCTCTATTCCTCATTTCATTGAAGACGAAGAAAGCAATCCTCACGTAGAATTGATTAAAGAGAAAATGTTAATCAGAGTTACAATGGGAGCATACAAGGAATGGTATGTAGTTGACGGAATTGAAGAAGACGGTGATGATTCCGATATCTTCAACGTTACTGCTTTTTCTTTAGGTTATGAGTTAAAAGGGAAAAGGGTAAGTGAATACACAGAAGATTCTATTAACGCTACTGATTTATTGAAGAATCTTTTAAGTTCCACTATTTGGAAAATAGGGACGGTTGACCCAATGTTTGATGCGATGTTTCGCTCATTCGATTCTGGGACAGATTCAAACGTTCTAGATTGTATTACACAAGCAGGAGAGACTTATGGTGCTCTGATTGTTTGGGATACAGAAAACAGAAAAGTATCATTCAAGGATATGTCTAAGAATGGTCAATTTAGAGGTATGACTGTAAACTATGGTCGCTTCTTACGTTCAATTAAGAAAACGAGAACAACAGATGAGATGGTTACTAGATTGTATATTTCTGGTAATGAAGGTCTAGGGATTCATGCGGTAAACCCAACAGGTCAAGCATATATCGAAGACTTCTCATTCTTTATGTATCCGTTTGAACGTGATATAAACAAAAACACTATCAAGAGTTCATTCTTTATGTCTGACGAATTATGTCATGCAATCTTGAATCAGCAAGAGCTAATCAAGGCAAAAGCACCTATTATCAAGAGTTACATGGATGATAAGACAGCTAAAGAAAATGAATTATTAACAGAAGAAGTTAAGTTAACTCAATTAGAAGGAGAGTTAAAGACGATTGAGGGTCTGCTAGATACTGCAAAGGCTACAGAGAATCAAACGTTAATTGCTCAACGTCAACAAGAGTTAACTAACAAAACTGCTCAAATCACTGCACAGAGACAGAAGAATGATATCATCACTAATGCTATTAAAAATTATGACACACAAATTGATAAATTGCAAGATGAAATTGCTACTGGTAGCGGATTTACACCTCAACTATTAGATGAGTTAAATCTATTCATTATTGAGAGTAAGTGGGCAGATGATAAATACATAGATGCAAAAGAGTTATATCAAGATGGTTTGAAGAAGTTTGAAGAAATTCGACAACCAAAAGTCGTGCTAGATGTAACGATTGATAATCTATTAAACATTATTGAAGAACAATATTATTGGGATAAACTCGTTCTGGGAGATTTAATCAAGGTTAAATATCCTCAAATGAATATTGAGTATACAGCTAAGATTATTGAGATTAAATACGATTTAGAAAATAACGAAGCTAGTATTACAGTTGCAAACACAAAGGACTTGCTAAGTGATACAGAGAAGCTAGTTCAATTACTATACAGTAACTCTAGTGCTTCATCTCTAGTAGAAGCCAATAAGTACAAGTGGGATAAAGTAAATAAAATTGAAGACACTGTAAGCAATATCGTAACGAGTGAATGGGATGCAACAAAGAACAAGATTATCGCAGGGGTTAACAACTCTATTGAAATCGGTAATCGTGGAATGATTGTTACAAGCCCAGACAATCCAAATGAAGTAGTTATTATCCAATCTGGGGTAATTGCTTTATCGCAAGATAAAGGAGAAACATGGAAGACTGCAATCAAACCAGATGGTATCGTTGCAGAACGTCTAATCGGTCAAATCATCGCAGGTGAAAACTTGATTCTAACAAATAGTTCTGGCTCATTCACGTTTGATAAGAACGGTGTAAGAATTGATGCTAGTGNATTTATTTTAGAGTCAAGCAGTGGTGGAAACTTAATTGACAGATTTACAGATTCATCTAACTTCGTAGATGATTTCAAAGCTGATAATATGATTACAGCTTATGAGAAGAAGATGTTGAAGCTTGAATGGGATAAGATTCTTAACTCGTACAATGCTAATACATTTAAAATAAATAACTATTATGAGAATAATGGAAGCGATTTGGCTTTCGTAACAGAATATCATACAAGATATGCAGAACTATATGATTATTTATTCGTACAGTTGCATGGAGATAAACCTTTGTTAGACCCTAACAATATGGCGTATACAACAAGAATCGACAGAAATATCTTTGATGCTAGATGGAAAAACTATGATAATGCTGAAACAGAAGTTGAGAAACAATTATCATTAAGAGCTAAACAAATTGCACAAGATGCCAAGGATACAGCAGAAAGCGTTCAAGATGAGATTAATGAAGTTAAGAACGATGTTGTGTATAAGATTGAGTTCCATTCGACAAAAGGTTTCACTTTTAGAAACGGTGACATTGATACAGATATCACAGCTANAGTATGGCGTGGACAAAAAGAAATCACTGACACAGTTCCAAAAGCAGGTTTTATTTGGAAGAAGTATAATAAGGATGGAGTGCTTGATACTGCATGGACAAATGCTAATGTTGGTGTTGGAAATAAAATCCATGTAACAAATCTGGAAGTATACCAGAGAGCAATTTTCACATGCGATATCGACATGTAATAAACATTTATGAGGAAAAGGAATGGTAAGAAATGGCAATTGTAGCACAGGGTCAATTAACTCTTGTGGACTTAAATGATAGTAAACAGCTAATCATGTTTATTGGGTCTACGCAACAAAGACAAGTAATTTATAATCCAAATGGAAGTGGGGCGAGTGCATACGTCCCAAACTATTCAACTGCAAATAACGTGTTAACACCACAGTTATTCGTAGCAGGTACGCCAACAGATGTGGCAGGTCAAGCAACATCTACTAAATGGTATGTGCAAACAAATTCAACTGGTGCATTAACAGAGATTACAGCAAGTGATACGAACTATACTTTAGGGACGGGAAAGCCTGTTACTCTTACAATTAAGAATAACGTATTGGCTTCCAATAACTCTATGACGTATATCTGTGAGATGCAATACTTAGATACTGATACTAACTTTACAGTAACAGCTAAAGCAGAATACGAGATTGTAAAAGTAACTAACGGTACGAATGGTGCTAACGGTACGAACGCTATCATGGGTGTTTTAAGTAATGATTCTCATAGCGTGCCAACTGATAGTGCAGGTGCTAATGGTAACTTTACAGGTGCATCATCTACTCTAACAATCTATGAAGGAGCTAGTGTTGCTACAGGTTGGACTATCGTACAAACAAGAAGCAATGTAACTGTAACAGAAGCTACATCAAGTGCTGTTGCAACTGTTACTGCAATGTCTGCTGATACAGGTTATGTAGAATTTACTGCATCTAAATCTGGATATGCAAATATAGTAAAAAGATTTACATTAACTAAGAATAAATCTGGTGCAAGTGCAACAGCATACTGGCTAATGTCTTCAAACGTAGCAATTTCTAAAAACTCTAGTGGTGCATATACTCCTGCTACAGTAACGTTTACTGCTAAGTCTCAAACTGGAACTAGTGCAGTAGCGGATTATGCAGGAAGATTTGTCATTGCAGAAACAACAGATGGAACAGCTTATACAGACAAATATACATCTTCTGCAAACGAAGCATCTAAAACTCATACACCAACAGCAGGAATCAAAGCTGTAAGAGTAAGATTGTATCAAGCAGGTGGAGTTACAGTATTGCTAGATGAACAAATCGTGCCTGTTGTTGCAGATGGTACAAATGGTACTAACGGTCAAGATGCTCTTCGTGCAACAGTTTGGACACCAGATGGGAATACAATCAAGAATGCCAACGGTACGCTAACTGCTCATTGTGACTTATATAAAGGTTCTACAGTACAAACGTCTGGCGTTACATATAAATGGTACTACCAAGACCCTACTGCTACTACTGCTTCTGGTGGAGATGCAGATGGAGGAAACGGTTGGAGATTAATGAAAGACACTGCATCAGCTAATGGTGTAACAGGTTACACAACTGATACAATTACAATCCCTGCATCAGCGATTGTAAACGTTGAGTCATTCAAATGTGTGGCGACATACTTATCTGTTAAGTATTCAGATGTATGTACAGTAATTGACGTATCAGACCCATTCATGGTAACAATCGTTGGTATCAACACATTCAAGAATGGTACAGGAACGACAACTTTAACAGCGAAGATTTATCAAGCAGGAGCAGAAATTGATTCAGCAGGAAATCAAGGCTATACATATACTTGGTACTTATATGACAATAACAATAACAAAATCACAAACTGGAATACTACTGGTAGCAAGACAGGGAAAACAATCACTGTCAGTGGCGATGATGTGAACGTTCGTGGTAATGTTATTTGTGAAGTATCTAAATAATTAGTATTATCATAACGCATTTTTTGACAAAAGTCAATAGTAATGATATAATTAAATTGTGAGAAAAGAGAGTCTTATTTGTTAATAAGGCTCTTTCTTATGATTGGATAAAAGGAAAATAGGAGTGAAAGAAAGTGGCAAAATTAATCGGTACAGGTCAATTAACTTTGACAGATTTAAATGATGTGATTGTATCACCAACTAAACCATCCAATCCAATAGAGGGTGCGATGTGGTGGAATACAACAGAGTCACAGCTTTATGTATACCAAAATGGCGATTGGAGAAAATCTAGTAATATTATCGTAGGTGGTAAAAATTTACTTAGATTATCTCATACGGATTATAATACTACAAATTATCTTATTAATCAATATGAATTAACAGAGAACTTTGTAACAGGTCAAGAATATACATTTGTAATTAAAGGTACAGTTCCAGACCCACAAGTGTTTGCACTTTGGATGAATGGTTCGGCTGATAAAGTTGGCGAAGTGAGAACAAAATTTTATGATGGAGTTTATTACGTTACATTTAAAGCCATTGCTACAACAGCAGGGAATGAAAAAAAATTAAGTTTATATAACTACCCTAGCAATACAACATTGGCTACAGTTGATTGGGTTGCATTATATAGAGGTAATCTGCCTATGGATTGGTCAAAAGCCCCAGAGGAAACAGATGAGGTTATCGTTGACATTACTGAAACTCTAGGAAATATGGCTAATGATGGTGTTTTAGATTACAACGAACGACAGGTAATCAAAGATAAATTAACTGATATTACTGGTTTTATCATTCCAGATGCACAAGCACTTTTACCTGCTTTCGGTTCATTGGATAGTGGAGGTAAGGGTACGTTCTATACGGTTCGTAAACAAGCTCAACAAATTGGTATTTCAACTCAACATGCAAAATACAAAGCTGTTGAAACTAATTATACATATTTAAAAGACTATCTTGATGCGATGACACCAGTTAAGCCTTGGGATGTTTCAACTGCAAACCAAAAGAAAGTTATCTCTGTAGTTAAGAACACGTTTAGAGATAAATGGTTGCAGTTCTATCTAGCAGTAGATGACCTTGCAACATACACAATTCAAGTAGCAAAAGAGAACGTTGACAACGTTGATGTGGGTGGAACTAACTATGCTAGTAATGGTAGTTTTGAGATTCCATTAACAGAAGGTTTATGGAAAGATTCTTATACTTCTAATACTAGTGCAGGAAGTGTTAGGGAGATTGTTGATATATCAACAGAAGACCCTCCATTTAAATTTGCTTATCACGTAAAAAACAATACACCAGTAGGAGCGAACGGTGGTATTTTTAGCCCTACTTTATGGAGCGGAAAGGCTTCGGAAGGATTGGTAAATAGAGATGTTACTATTCAATATTGGATGAAGTATCAGAACATTGTTCTTGGTGCAAACTCATGGCAAGCAGGTCGATTCGGTGAGTTAATCATCGAAGGCGAAAATGCTAGTGGTGCTAAGTTTAACAGATATGTAAGAATCCATTCTGATAGTAGTCCTACAGAGAGTGCATATATCGTTGGGACGAATATGACTTGGAAGAAGTATACTGCTACTATTAAATTAACACTTCCTACAAATGCTGTCAAGCTTACAAGAGTATCTTTTAAGCATGGTATAGAAGGTTCTACAGGTGAGTTTTGGACAACAGGTTTAAAAATAGAACTTGGCAATAAGGCAACTGACTGGTCGCAATCACCATTCGACTTAGAACAACGTATCTATAAAACTGAATTTGCAGTACAACCAGACAATATCACATCTACAGTAGTAAGCCATCAAACGTTTGTTTCTAAGGTAGGAGAAAGTATTGATAAAGCTACTTCTAGTGAATCTTCTTATATCAATAAGAACTATAACTTTGCTGATTGGACAGGAACATATCCAGTCGGTTTCGAAGGTAACGTTGGTACAGCAGTTACAAAAGTAGCATCAGAAAACGGCAATGGTAAATCAGCTAAGTATACGAATGCACTTGGAGTAGAAAGTTATTTGAGTGGCGTTGTATATCCAAATAAACCATATTATCAATATGTATATGTTGAGTCAACATTTAAATTGGAAAGTGGTTCTATCAATGGTGCAGGTATTCTATTCAGATATTTAAGAGCAGATGGTAGTACTAGTGCATTTGAAGGTAGATTTAAATTCTCGGATGTAACACCAAGCCCAACATTAAATAAATGGTATACGGTTTCTACAGTGTTTAAAGTCCCTATGCCAACAGACTTTGGTGGATACAGACTTTATGCTATGGGTAGTTACGGTGGGTTTGATTCAACTAAACCTGCAAAGACAATCTATATTGATTCTGTAATTTCAAGACCTGCATCATCAGAAGAAATTAAAGCTTATGAAGCAAATATTTCAGTTGCAGATATGATGGCAGATGACAAGATTACACCTCTTGAAAAGCATACATTGAAAAATGAATTAGATATGATTGTTGCAGAGAAACCTACATTTGAAGCGAAGGCTAATCAATATGCGGTAACGACTGAAAAAGACGATTATGTGAAGGCTTACAATGACCTTTACAGTGCATTAAGTCCTCATCTATCAAACTTAAATACGACTGCAACAGGTGTGAATGGCACTGCAATCAGAACACTCTTTAAAGACTATAATGATAAAAAAGCAATTCTAGAGAGAGCAATCTTAAATGCAGTTCAATTCGGTGGAAGAAATCTACTAAGAAACTCAAACTTTGCTAAAAACAAAGTAAATGATAGTATGGCATGGGATAAGAATCTAAATGGAAACATCGTTGCCGATGGTTGGTGGAGTAATGGTTATAACGCAGGGGTTAAACCATTCCCAACACAGGGTTATCACGCTCACTTAAACGTTGATAAATTTGGATATCCTGTATTAGAGCTTATTGATAAAAACAGTAATTTAGTTGACAACTCAACTACACCTCCAACGACAGGATTACATAGATGGTTAGGGATGTCTAATAGCATTTTAACAACAGACCCATTCTGTCAGAGTTTAGCTGTTGGGAAGACTTATACAATTAGTATGGATGTAATGTCTGATACAGTTGGTATGAGAGTCAACGTAGGATTCCATCACTATGAAACTGGAAATGCGACACAAGGATTCTTTGGTTTCCAATGGAACTTGGATGATTGTAAGATTGCAAATGTCTGGGAAAGAAAATACAAGACATTCACAATTAATAACAAATGGGATTTGACAAAGGCTTTAGCATTGTATGTTTACGGATATTTCAGCACAGTAGAAGGTTCAATGTGGGTTCGTAACATCCAGATTGAAGAAGGTACACGTTATACTGATTGGACTCCTGCACCAGAAGATACAGATTCATTCATGTATAATCTAGCAGATAGAGTTTCATCAGCAGAAGAAAAGATTACAGATAGTGCAATCATCAATACAGTAACACAGTCTACTTCTTACAAGAACGATTTAGGAACAAAAGCAAATGCAGATGACTTAAAAGGATATGCAACAACTGGCGAGTTAGACCAAGCTAAAAAAGATGCGAACAAATATGCAGATGATAAAATTAAGGGCATTGACTTTACACCATATGTAATCAAGTCTGAATTAAATCAGACTGTAACTGATATCACTGCTAAATTCCAAGCAGGAGGTGGAGTTAACTTACTTCGCAACTCTGTTGGATATGCAGACTTTAGCTTCTGGACACAGACAGCTCCAACACAGATGTCAACGGTTTCAAATAATGCGTTAGATGCCTTAGGATTCGGTAAAGGATTCTACTTCCCATCAAATGCTTCTGGAAGTAACGCTAGAATCACACAGGATGTTTATGTAACAGCAGGACAGCCATACACATTATCATGGTATGCAAATAAGACAAATGCATCTCCATCGACTAACGATGATGGTGCAGTATGGGTAGAGTTCATAGAAGGCGTAACTACTGTGATGAGTGAGAAGTATAAGAGTGAATTTACAACAAAAGGATTTGAGAAAAATTCTAGAACATGGATTCCTAAATCAAATATTATCACTGTTAGAATTTCCGTTAACAAATTGGCAGACTTTACTATCTCTGGAATCATGATGAATATCGGTGACGTTCCTCTTCAATGGTCTATGGCTACTGGTGAAATCTATAATACTAATATTCGTATGGATATGAACGGTATCAGAGTTTCACAGATTGTAGATGGAAAAGATAGGGGTTACACTCAAATTACACCAGATGAGTTTGCAGGGTATTATGATACTAGCGGAAATGGTGTTTATGAAAAAGTATTCTATCTAAAAGAAGACGAAACAGTATCTAAGAAATTCAGAGCGAAAGATGAATTTACAATGGGTGGAATCAAGATTATTAAGATTGAATCTACATCAAGCAAGGGTTGGGCGTTTGTTCAAAGCCTTGACTAATAGAGAAAAAGGAGAAGATAAATATGGCGTTAAGCGGTACTTTTTATAACGACTTTAGTAGAGGTTACAGACTTCAACTAGAGTGGTATGCTACACAAGATATCGCCAACAATAAAAGTAGAGTGAGATGTAACCTATACCTAGTCAGTCTAGGTTCATCTTACACTATTAACTCTAGTGCGACAAAAGGTATTTCACTTACAATTAATGGGAATAAATCCTATAGTGCACAAGGCGGTTTAGCAGGATTAAGCGGTAACGAAAAGAAATTCGTATTCTGGCATGAGGTAGATGTTTATCATAATAGCGATGGAACAATGTCTACTGACGTGCTTGGTGTATTTGATATCCAAGTAACATTGAATGGAACTTACTATAACAGTTGTAATACAGGTGGAACAATCTATTTAGATACGATTCCACGTGCATCATCATTGACAACTGCACCAGATATTACAGCAGGACGAAATCATTCATTTTCAATTTCAAGAGCATCGTCAGAGTTCGACCATAAAGTTAGACTTTATGTAAATGAAGTTCTGATTAAAGAATTGAACGGTCAAACAACTGGTGGAACATTTGAATTTAGCGATGCAGATGTCTACACTATGTATCAGCAATTAAATAAAACAGCATCAAAACCATGTAGGATTAATTTGCAGACGTTTAAATATGGTCAATATATTGGAGAAAAGAATTTCAATGGGACATGTTACAATTGGGGCGGTGGTGTCGTCACCTTTAATAGTTTCACCTTTGGTGACAATTTACCAATCAATGTTTCTGGTCATAATTCAATGAAGCATAAAGTAGATTTCTACTTTGGTGGAACGTTGATTAAATCAGTTGATAATACACCGACTGGCGGTTCAACTGTAACATGGACTACAGCAGAAGTCAATGCTATGCTTGCAAAAATTCCGACTACAACATATGGATATGGTGAAGCAGTTGTTACATCTTATTGGGTGAGTGGTAGTAATAGAATCCAAGTATGGGACACTATTGCTTCTGGATATACGGCTTACGCAGGCTCTAAGGCACGTCCACCATCTTTTGGTGGTGGCTTTACATATAAGGACACAAATGCAACGACAACAGCAATCACAGGAAATAACCAGTATGTGATTCAGAATAAATCTACTGTTTCAGTAGAATTGCTAATAGCTAATAGAGCTACAGCACTAGATTATGCAACAATGAAAGAATACATCGCAACATTAAACGGTGTGGAAGTAAGAGTCCCACATTCAGACACAGCAACAATGACATTTAACTTTGGAGCAGTTAGTGCAGGTGCAAACTCTACTTTAACTGTAAAAGCAGTTGATAGTCGTGGTAATATGACAGCTACAACAAAAACTGTGACCATTATTCCATATCAGAATCCAACAGTTACATCGGACGTTGCACGTAGGAACAACTTCGAAACTCCTACTACAATTCCTTGTAGCGGTACAATGTCAGATTTAAACGTAGCAGGAACTAAAAAGAATGTTGTGTCATCAGTCCAATACAGATACAAGGAGACAATTGGTGGAACATTTACAGCATGGAAGAACTTTGTATTTGCAAGTACAGCTCCTACATATAGTGCAACCACAGTAACAGAAAACTTAGACAACACTAAAGCTTGGACTATAGAAATTAAGGTAACTGACAAACTAGCAACAACAACGATTACTAGAACAGTTACAGCAGGTTCTCCAATCTTCTTCATAGATTGGGAGAAGAAAACACTTGGTATCAACAAGTTCCCAACATCGGCAAACAATGCATTAGAGATTGCAGGGGATTTAGATGTTGATGGTGTTGTTAAACTTAAAGGAAGTCAATGGATAGCACAAGGAAAATGGGGAATGCACGCAGGTGGGTCAGATATTATGTCTGTCAACTCTATGTACTTTAGCAGTCCAGTCAACTCCACAGGTCAAGGTCTAAACTTCATAAGACCAAACAGAACTGCAAATTCTACAAACCCTGCTGACTATAGTACCTTTGGTATCTTAGATTATTCAATGAAGATGAATGACAAAGCTATTTTCTACCAATTTATAGGAACGTCAGATTTAAGATTGGGTGGAGAGTTATATGCTTCAAGTGGCGGTGGAATTTACTTGGATGTATATGGTAACGTAAAAGGACAGTCTGGCACAAGTAATATTAGCACTTGGTCAGTAAAAGATGCAGGTGATAAAGTTAGGTTGATTGTTGGTGTTGGAAGTGGTTCAACACAGCCGAATGAATATCGTTCTTATACTAATGGTCATGATTTTTATCATGATGGTAATAAGTTCCTTTCATTCTTTACGCATGAGAGCTACAGTGGAAGATGTATCCAGTTTGGTAATGATGGTGGTATCCTTAAATGGTACACTAATTATAACAATTATCAAGGTAGACTGGAAGCAAGAAACTCAAATAATACAAACTGGTGTGAACTTGCAGGTAATTTAAACAACGCATCGTCAAGAGAATATAAGGAGAATATCCAAGTGTTCGAAGGTAATGCAATGGAAATTATCAATTCAGCAGTTGGTAACACTTATACATATAAAGATGATTTAAGTCAAACAACGAAGATTGGTCTTATCGCAGAGGATGCCCCTAAGATTATTGTTGGTGCAGGTGGAGACACAGTTGACTCATATGGTATGTCTACTCTGGCATGGCTAGGACTACAAGAACATGATGTAGACATTAAATATTTCCGTCAAGAAATCGCAGAACTAAAAAAAGAAATACAAATTTTGAAATTAAATAAAGGAGAAATGTAATTATGGTATTTGATAATTTAGCAGTTTATGAGAAGGAATTGATTCTGGTTGGGTTAGAGAATATGACGCTAACAAATCAGAACGCATTAGTTAATGCAATAGCATCTAAATTGAATTGTGCGGTGTGGCAAGTGTCACCTGCTCAAATTCTTAAATATCACAAAGATATTAAATTTAGAATACTAGATGAAGCTTGTGACTTAGGTATTAAAAACGGCTTCGTATCTTCAAACGGTCATCGCTACCGCTTGAATGATGCAGACCAAATCAACTTCTTAGGTATGGCAGACAGATTGCAGAGGAACTTAGATACGGCAACAGTTGCGTGGAGAGCAGAGGATTTAGATGATTACTCTGAAATGCCAAGAGCAGAATGGTTTAAGCTGTACGATGAAGCGTTTGACCATAAGTTCACACAACTTATGATGTACAACGAGAAAACTAAGATTGTAAAAAATGCTACAGACCATGCAACAATCGTTGCTGTTAAGTGGCAGTAATTTAATTATACATTGGAGGACAAGGAAATGCAAGGACAATTAGATATTAATATCGTAATCAAAGAATACCAAGAAAAGGTGTCGGAATTAACGAATGAGTTAATTATGAAATCTGCTTACATCAAGCAACTAGAAAAGCAGATTTTAGATGAAGCAGAAGCGAAAGCTAACGCTGATAAACAAGAAAAATAAAAGCAAAAGATAATGGTATAAATACCTGCTAGGCGAGAGTCTAACCTAGCAGGTATCAAAATATAGGAGGAATTTAAATGGCTATTACAGTAAGACAAAAATTGGTGGATTCTAGTAAGTACGGCTTGAAATGCCCTAATGCAATGACAGCAGAGTACATTACAATTCACAACACTTACAATGATGCAAGTGCAAACAATGAGGTGCAATACATGATTACAAACGGTAACGCTACTTCATTCCACTTCGCAGTTGATGATTTTGAAGTCGTTCAAGGTATTCCAACAAACCGTAATGCTTGGCATTGTGGAGATGGTAATGGTGACGGTAACCGTAAATCAATCGGTGTTGAAATCTGTTACTCACTAAACGGTGGAGACAGATATCGCAAAGCAGAAGCTCTTGCAATCAAATTCGTTGCTCAACTATTAAGAGAACGTGGATGGGGCATTAGCAGAGTTAAGAAGCACCAAGATTGGAGCGGTAAATACTGCCCACACCGTATCCTAGACGAAGGACGTTGGCAATCAGTTCTTAATGCTATTCAAGCAGAACTAAACGGTGGAGGTACTACAACACCACCAACTAGCACAACAGGCGTTGTAAAAGTAGTTACAACAGGTTTGAATCTACGTACACAACCAAGTGCAAGTGCTCCAATTATCCGTCAATTAGGTTATGGCGAAACATACGAGTTCTGGGCTATCTCTAACGGATGGTACAACTTAGGTGGCGACCAATGGGCTTATGGCGATAATGGTAATTACTTACAAGTTATCAGTGGAGGAACTGTAGCACCACCAGTAGCACCAAAACCAGTAACAGGCATTGCGTATATTACAGGATATAACGTTAACATGCGTTCTGGGGCAGGTACAGGATACAGAGTTATTCGCCAATTAAACGCACCAGAATCATACAAAGTATGGGCTGAAAAAGACGGATGGTTAAACCTTGGTGGCGACCAATGGGTTAAGAATGACTCTTCATTCTTACGATTCGTAAGAGACTAATAATCTCTAAAGGGTAAAAGGGCTTGATTGGAAAGGGGTTGCCAAAAAGAAAGTAGGGGAGGAAATCGCAATGGATTTCTTAAAATTATTCACAGATGCAGGATTACTGACTGCTGTCTCAACCCTTCTAGGCTCTGTCGTTACATATTTCTTAACAAAGAATACAAACAAAAAAGAAATTGAAATTAACGACAGACAGCAACTCTCTAAAGACCAATATCAACTAATCGCAGAGCTACGACAAATGTTACAGGAGCAAAGAGAAGAGATTGAGAATTTGCGTGAAGAAATGAGACAGTTACAAGCTGTAAACGTTAACTTGACAGTTGAGAACAAACAACTTCAAGCGAGAATTACTGAATTGAATGATAAGCTAGATAGCAGATTCGATAAGTAATAATCACACCATGCCTACTAAATGTGGGCATGGATATTTTTAAATAAGGAGAATGACAAATGGAACAAATCCAAGTTGAATTAGTAAATTTAGTTGTTGCGATTTTAACTGCATTTGCAGGGGTGGCTACTAAATATCTAGTTAGTTTCTTAAAGAAAAAAGGATTAATTGCACAGATTGAAAACAACAAAGAGCTAGTTAAAATTGTTGTCCATGCAGTTGAGCAGATGTACAAAGAGCTTAAAGGCGATGAGAAACTAAATCTTGCAAAAGTAGAAGTTATGAAACTTATGCAACAAAAGAAAATCAAGATGTCTGAAAAAGAGCTTGATTTAATGATTGAAGCAATCGTTAAAGAAATGAACGATACGGCTAAATCAGAGCTACAAAATAAATAATCAGAAAAGGGTGAATTTTATGTTCACAGTTAACCAATACGTCAATGTAAATCAAGGCGGTATTACATTCATGGGAAGAGTTTTAAAAATCTATACAGAAGCAAATAAACTATTGTTACTTTTAAATGACAATGGACAAATCGTAATGGACATGAAATATTGCACTCCTATCAGAAATTATATTCCAGAAAGAGATTAAGAGGTGAATCTTAATGGCAAACTATATTAATATAATATTAGATACGACTGCACCAAGCAATCCATATGTAAATATAAATGGAGGTGCTACATATTCTAATAGCCAATTAGTTAGTGTTAGTTTAGGAACAACAGACATCGACACTACAGGATACCAAATGAAGATTTGGGGAAATGTAGATGTGGCATATGACACTAACATCCAGACTACAGAAGCTACATCACAATGGATTTCATTCACTGATTCCAAACAGATTAAGCTTGCTAGTGGTGACGGAAATAAACAGATTTCGGTGAAGATTCGAGATGAAGTATACAATGAATCTAGCATTGCAACGGATAACATCAGTTTAAATACTGCAATTCCTACTGTAAATGTTGGAGCACCAGATGTATTCAAAGTGTCTAAGAAAGACGGTAAAAACATCTTTTCATTCACATTCTCATCTCCTGCACAGTTTGAGGAATACAAAGTTAAAGTTGTTACTTCAACAGGAGCAGTTGAAAGTTCTGGCGTAACTATCACTACTGCAAATGGAAGTCAAAACGTTGCAGGAAATGCAGGGGCTTACACAAATCCAATCACAGTTACTATTTCTGGTCAAGACTTAGAATTAGCATCTAGTGGTGATGGTAGCAAGATTATCAAAGTGTTCATTAAAAACCAAGCAGGAACATGGTCTGTATAATTTAGGGGTTGCAGAAGCAACCTCTCTTTTTAGATTAAAGGGGGATTAAAATGGATTGCATCATTGTAGAATTAGATACAACAGCACCGACTATTGAAATCTATGCACCTGCATATACAACAAGAGAAGCAAGTGTTGAGATTACGGTCAATGCAAATGAAACACTAGGAAGGTCAAATAATGAAATTTATATAATTGATGAAAGTGGAGCTAGGCACGACTATACTTTTGACATCTATGGTAATCAGATGGTAGGAGTTATAGATTTTAATGGTTTCCCTTTAGGACTAGCAAGACTATTTGTTCGTGTTAGAGATGAAGTTGATAACGTTTCTGAACTATATGAGAAGGTTATCACAATTAGAGATTCGTTAACTATATTGAAACTAGATATATCTGATTCCAAAAAGTCAAATATACAGAATAACGATATTGAACGGAAAGCAGAAATAATTGAAAAGAATAGACCTCTTACTATTACTAGTGGTAAGAGTCGAACTAAGGAGTGAATGAAATGAATATATACCAATATGGCGATACAATCAGATTCGAATGTGTGTTCTATAATTTTGAAGGTGAAAAAGTAGACCCACAATTAATTAAGGTAGTTATTTATGACCAAAAGTATAGAGTGCTGAAAACGGAAGTGCTAACTTCTGTGAATAAAAAAACTATTGGGGAATACTTTTATGATTATACTACACAACCAAAAGAGCAGAAACTTTACTATGAATGGTATGGAGAAATTGATGGAACACCATCACTTCGTAGAGGTTCATTCATGACTAAGTTTATTTAAGGGGTTTTACATATGGCAATAGTTACAGACAAATTAACCCATTACTGGCATTATCAAAGCAAGTGTTCTGCACTTGGATGGGAGAACATTTCACCATCATCACCATCTGGTGTGCCAATAGGAACGATGAATAACATCACTTTCACTAATGGTGTTCCTACATTCAATGGAACAAATAGTACAGTTGATATAACAGGATTTACCTTGGCTAGTCAAAACAGTGAGTTTACAATTGACTGTATAGTCCAAAGGGTTGCAGGAGATGCAAATCAGTTCACACATATTACAAAGTGGTATGGAACGACAGAACGTGTAACTATGTCTACTACTGGTGCGTTTCAAGCAGGTAGAGAAAGTGTAGGTATGTATTATGAACGTGGTGGAGGTGCAACACTAAATAGTCCAGAGATGACATTAGGCACAAACATCCTTCATATTGTATTTACATTTACATCAACAACAAAGAAGATGTATGTGAATGGTCAATTAGTTGCAACAGATGTTAGAACTACACTTCCATTTACTAGAACAAATTATAATCTCTATATAGGATGTAATTATTATAATGCAAAGAATACATTCTTTAAAGGTAGCATATATGCTGTAAGAGGATATACTAAAGCCTTGACAGATGCAGAGGTTCTGCAAAACTATAACAATGGATTAGATATTGGTATGGGAAGCTCTGCTCCTATCGCATCTGTAGTATCAGCAACAAAATCAAAAATAAGTAGAATATCTGGGCAGGACAAAACATATATTACTTTTAAGTTCGATAAAGATGTTCAAGCGTATAAGGTGATGGTTGGTGGCTCTGATTATCAAACTGGATTCCTAGCGGATTCTGGTGGTGCGAAGAGTGCCAATACAGATATCGTAGCAGAGATTGATTATTCAGAACTTTCAATAGAAGGTTTAAATCGTGTCACTATCTATGGTCAAGGTACAGATGGAACATGGAGTACAAAGTAAATAATAATTGTTGACAAGTATCAATATCATATAATACAATCAAAACTGTAAGACATTTGAACACGAAGGAGAGATTAATAAATGAATATTAATCAAGAGAAATTGTATATTAACACAAAGATGCAAGAGATAGAAAAAGAGCAAGCTAGACTTGCAGATTTGCACAAAGGTCTTAAAGATTGTGCAGATGAGTTAGTGGCACTTGAAAATCGTGGAATCACTGAAATTACATTAAGTGAATATGTAGCTCTTCGTGCAAACGAAATCTCTGCAACAGTTGAAGCAGAAAAAATCATTGAAGCAGTTGAACCAAAACCAGTAGTAAAAGAAGAGAAGTCAGTACAGCTTAAAGCTAAGTATCCAATCAGTGGATTACGTAACAGAGATACATTAGATAGAGATTTAGTTGCAAGCACAATCATTTCTGTTTTAAGAACTGAAAAGACTCCAATGCATCTGCAAGAGTTATATAAGAAAGTAAATAAAAAGTTCAATGGCAAGATTGGTCAAAAGAACTTCCAAAATAATTTATTACCACGCATTATGAAATCTACTGGTCAAGTAGAGCGTGCGAGAACAAAAGGTTATTACCAATATAAGTCTGTATAAAAGAGCAGTTTTATCAAGCAA